CCGCTCGACGACGGCACCACCGTCACCTTCCTCGTCGAGCCCCCCGGACTGGTGGTCGATCCGGGCGACGACTCCGGCACTGTGTCGATCATCGGGGACACCTTCACCGAATCCGCGAACGGGATGATGGCCGGTTCGGTCATGGTCATGGCCGACCCCGTGCCGTTCATCGAGTCCGTCGAGCTGGCCACCACGGTCGCCGACGGCCGCGACGCCGAGACCGACAATCAGTGGCGCGACCGTGGCGTCGCCCGCCTGTCGCGGTTGTCCGACGCCCTCGTGCTCCCGCGCCACTTCGTCGCGGCCGCCCTGGAGCGCCCCGAGGTGGCCCGCGCGGTCGGGATCGACTTGTGGGACCCGCTGGCGGGCGGCGTGCCGGGCGACAACCCCGGGCATATGACCGTCGCGGTGCTCGGCGACGGCGGCACGGATCTCTCGACCGAGGCGAAGGACGACATCGAGCAGGCCCTTGAGGACCGCGCGGTCGCGGTGCTCGACGTGCACGTCGTCGACATCACGATCACCGCCGTAGCGGTCGACACCACCGTCCACCTGTTCGACGGTTACGACCAGACGATCACCCTGCAAGCCGTGCACGACGCGATCGTCGCCTACATCAACCCTCTGACCTGGTCGTGGGGCGGCGTGATCCGGCACAACGAACTGGTGTCGCTGATCGACCGGGTCGACGGCGTCGACTACGTCGCGTCGGTCTCGATCGCCGGTTCGCCGACGGCGGACTACGCGATCGTCGGGGCGGCGACCCTGCCGACGGCGGGCGCTGTGACCACGGCGGCGGTGTGATCCGATGACGACCCCCCTGACCTCCGAGCCACTACCCGGCGACGACCAGGTGCCGTACATGAGCACGCTGGCAGACCGGCTCTACGGCCGCCTGCCGGAGGTGTACCGCCGGTTCGACGCGATGGACCAGACGTGGACGCTCAAGCGCTATATCGCCGCCATGATGGACATGGGCGGCACGATCGACGACACCATCACTCGCATCGCCGGTGACCGGCCGGTGGGTCCGGCGACGCCGGAACCGTGGGCCCTGCGCGGCACCGAGCTTGAGCAGTGGCGGGCCAACCGGATCAGTCGCCCCTCGGCGCTGGCCGATCCGACGCAGGCCGACGCGGCGTGGTTGCCGTGGCTGGCGCAGTTGGTCGGGGCGACGCTGGATCCGGCGGCGACCGAGCAGGAGAAGCGGGACACGATCACCTACGCCACCTCGGGATGGCGCGGCGGGACGCGGCAGGCCATCGCGGACGCGGCCAAGTCGGTGCTCACCGGCACTCAGTACGCGCGGATCGTCCCGCACTTCTCCCCGGTCGGCGGGAGCTTGAGCGAAACGAGCATCTGGGACATCACGATCGTGACCAGGTCAAGCGAGACCCCGGACCCGAGCGCGGTGGTGGCGGCCGTCCTGCGCAAGGGCGTCAAACCTGCCGGGGCGGTGCTCTGGCACGCCAGCTATGGGGCGACGTGGGACCAGATCGAGGCCATATACCCCATCTGGACTATGTGGGAGGCGCTCACCTGGGACCAGCTGGAGCAGGCCGGGCTGATGTACGTCGCGATCCCGGACAACATCATCCCCAACCCGTCGTTCGAGGTGAACACCACCGGCTGGACGGCCACCGGGACGTCGTCCCTCGGCCGGATCCTCGGCGGCGTCGACGGCATCGCGATGGGCCGGGTCACGGTCTCGGCGGCCGGTGCTGGCGTCCTGCTCACCCCGGACATCCCCGTCACCCCGGGCAACTACCACTTCTCCTTCTCGATCCGTCCCGACCAGAGCCGCGACCTGCGGTACGTCGTCAAGTTCTACAACGGCGCCACCTACCTGACCGGGCAGGACCAGACGGTGAACATCCTGGGCGTCACCAACGACGTGTGGACGCGCGAGGGGACGGGCACGACCGTCGTGGTGCCCGCCACGGCCACCAAGATGACGGTCACCGTGAGCGTGCTCGCGATGCTCACCGGCGAGCTGTACGACGTCGACGCTTTCTACGCGAGGAGTATCTGATGGCAGAGACGCTCACCAGCCGATTCGGGCTCGTGCAGTGGGGCGTGGGCACCGACTCGCCGAGCAGGATCGACTTCAACGCGGCGTTCCTCTCGATCGAGCAGAAGGCCGCCTACGACGACGGCGTCACCCGCACAGCCCTGCCGACGACGAACCTCGTCGCGGGCCGCTCGGCTCTGGTCGCCCCCGAGTCGAGCCCCGGCGTGCCCACCGGCTACCGCACGCTCTACCGGCGTAACGACGCGGCGGGCTGGGACTACGCGGGCGGCAACACGATCAGTGAGCCGTTCAACGTTCGCGCGGCCAACGGTGTCGGCGCGGGTGGCCCGGCCCGCTCGGCCAACGCGTTCTCCGTGTCACACCCGGACGCGGCCAATCCGGGCGCCCAGTGGGCGTGGGACGGCTCGGCGATCCTCGGCGGCACCCAGCGCGTCTACGACTACTCCGACCCGACCAAGGGCACCCTGATCGTCGGCGCGGTGGTCGGACTCGCGGCGGACCCGATTGTCAACGGCCGGGTGCACGTCCGTACGAGGGCGACCGGCGAACGCGGCATCGTGCTCCGCCCGTACACCCCCGTCGGCCCGGACACCGGCTCTGGCGCCCTGCTGGCTGTCCAGGAGGCCACCGGCAACGACCTCTTCCTGATCGACGCCCAGGGCCGCGTCCGGCACCAGACGTTCTCGGCGTGGGGCGGGGCGGCTCTGCCGACCACGTCGGTGATGGCGATCTCGCCGACGTCGAACGCGGCGGACGCGGTCGTCAACGGTCTGCTGCTCTACGGGCAGGCCGGGGTCGGTGCCACGACAAAGCGCATCCTGCAAGTTGCGCGCGACGGCACGGCGGACGTCGTGCCGATCCTGACCGTGGACCGCGACAACATCGCCGTGGGTCGCCTGCCGTGGGGTTCGCTGACCGCCGACGGCAGCCTGTCCCTCTCCGGGCGCCAGCTGGCGAACCGGGCGACCGGGTACACCGCCGACGCGATGCTCTGGAAGCTCACCCGGGCCGACGCGGCGTCGCCGGACAACGCTGGCTTGGACGAGCCGGTCGCGTCGCTCTCGCGCACATCGGGGCTCACTCGCGTGCCGATGACGCTCACCCAGGCCCTCGGCACCGGTTCGGTGAACCTGACCTTGAAGCGCTACACCGACCTGACGGCGCGGTTCGAGGTCATCGGTGCGTGGGATTCGGTGGGCTCGGTGATCGCGGGGGCCCGGTGGCGCGGATCCGGCACGCTGCGCGACGCCCGGCAAGGCGTGAAGCACCGGTCGATCCAGTTCTTCGGTTCGACGCTGACGACCGGTCAGACCCTGTCGACGACGTGGGCGACGATGACTGTCCACTCGGTCACGACGACGGATCTCGACATCGCGGTGTGTGTCGAGGCGACGATTAATCCGGGTGCATTTTCGGACAAAGAGGACGGTCAGCAGTGGTTCCTCTACATTGACCTGTCGGTCAACGGCGGGGCGTTCAACCAGCTTGTGCAGAAACTCCAAGGTGGACCGTCGCATCGGGACGGTTCGCGGCCGGTCAATGTGCAGACCGACTACACCTTCGCGACGAACGTCCCGGCGGGGGCGACGTTCGCGGTACGGACCCGCATTGTGATCGGCGGCGCGGTGCCGTCGGTGGTCATCCGCGCGGTCGATGTCATGGTGCAGGAAAGCATCATCGAGTCCTACTAGTAAACGCTGTTTATCAAGATCAACCGGGAGGCAAGACCATGACGGTGAAGTACGCACTACTGCTCAAGCCACAAGCCGATCACATCCGCAAGCAACGACTTCTCGACCTGGAAGCCGACCACTGGCGCTTCATGCTCGACCTGGAAGAGTTGCCGGAGGACGTGCCGGACACGGAGACCGAGCCGATCTTCATCCGGCTGGCCGACGTCGAGCGGAGGATCATGCTTCACCGGCAGGCGCTCGGCCTGCCGGACATCGCCATCACGACCGAAGAGACGCTTCCCGTAGCCGAAGATCCGGACGCGGGATGAGGTGAGGGGGATGGATGACGTCACACCAGACAGGCCTGCCGCGCAGGTGGTTGCCCCTGCTGTGCGTTCTGTGCGCGTACGGTCTACTCGTCGTCGTGGGCATACTGGTGTTCTTCAGCCCATCCCCTTCACTGCTCAAACAGGGCGGCCTCGCGGTGGTGATCGCCTGGGGGATCTGCTGCATCTCCGGCGGCGTCCTCGGACTCACCGGACTACTCACCAAAAAGGTGTTCATCCGCTTACTCGGAGCGCAACTTTCCGCGACGGCGAGCCTCATCTGGGCGGCCTCGCTGGTGCTGCAAGCTACGACTCAGACTTCGGCGATCACCGCCGCGTCCATGGCTGGCGTGATGACCCTTCTCTTCGCTCAAAGGTGGGTGGATGCGTACCGGGATTCACGAAGATAGGAAGGGACAGGCGAGTGCTAACTCAAGCAGCAGCAGCTCAGGACTTGGGTAGCTCATCGGGCCTGCTGATGTTCCTTCTCGGCGGCGGCCTCATCGGGCTGTTCATCTCGGCCTACAAGTTCGTCGTGAACTTCCGGACCACGGAGCGCGGAATGGCCAGGGAGCGCATCCAGCAGGCCAACAAAGGCGAGCGTTCCGCCCAGTACGAGGCCGGACTGTGGCAGGCCAGGGCCGCCGACCTGGAGTACGCATTGCGCGCCACCAGCGGACCATCCGGCGTACCGCCCATGTCGGACGAACTCCGCAAGTTCGTCGAGCAGTCCGACAACCAGCAACTACCCCCCGTGAAATGGGACGCCGACACCGGCGGGAGGCCGGGATCATGACCGATCTAGCCAATGGCGCACCTGGCACACACCAGCAGCCGGTGGACGTCGCCAAGAGCCGCCGCAAAACCCGCGTCTGGGGAGCTGTTCTCGCCGCTCTCCTCGCCCTCATGGTCGTCGGCGTCGGGGTCGCCCTCGCGGGCAACATCAGCCAGGACTCCCAGATCAGCACCCAGGGGTCGGTGATCGAACAGCAGCAGGCCCTGTTCGTCTCCGTGTGCAAAGCCGCCGGTGGCCAGGTCAACAGCGACGCGGCCGCCAAGGCCGTCTGCGAGCGCGTCCAGCGCGGCGAATCCGCCGTACCGGCCGCCGCCGCCGTCAACGGGACCAACGGCATCGGCGTCTCCTACGTCCGCCAAATCGACCGGTGCTTCGTCGAGATCGGCCTCACCTCCGGCTCGACCAGCCGCGTCGGCTCCTTCTGCGGAGACGCCGGACCCACCGGCGCCAGCGGCCAGCCGGGCGCCACGGGCCCCACCGGCGCGGCCGGATCCACCGGCCCCGGCGGGCCGACCGGCGACAGCGGCCAGCCGGGCGCCACCGGCGCGGCAGGCATGTCCGGAGCCGTCGGTCCGAGCGGAACCAACGGAGTCGGCATCACCGACGTCACCACCTCGGCGGACCACTGCTACGTCGACGTCGCCCTTGACAACGGCACCACCCGCACCGTCGGCCCGTTCTGCGGAGCGCCGCTCGGCGCGTTCACCATGTCCGGACCGCAGATCGGGCAGCAGCAGTGCAGCCGCGACGGCGGCACCGACACCATGCCGAACTACACCTGCACCCCACCCGAGGCGACCACCACCCCGGAAGACCCCTCGACGACGGTGACCGAGACGACCACGGCCACCGAGACGACCGAGGCACCGGCGGCCCGGCGCAAGACCACCACGTCAAGCCGCTGAATTTATAGCCGGAGACGCGCGTGTCGGACCCCCGCCGAGCTGCTGGCGCGCGACGATAGCGGATGAACGCTCCCCCCATCCGACCATCGTGAGGTAGCCCGTGGGCCAACACACCGACAGCGACGGCGACGGTGCCGCCGACCACGCCGAGCAGGACATCGGCGACCTCGACAACGAGGCCATCTACATCCCCGACGCAACCGACGACGAGCAGGCCCTTGCCGACGCCGTCGAGACCGCACACGGCAGCGCGGAAGGCCCGGCGACCAGCCTGCGAGACCCCTGGTTCGACACCGCAGAGGGCAAGCAGTGGCTCACCGAGCAGGAGGCCGACGAGCAGGCCGCCCAGGCCCGGAAGGAGCTGAACGGCTGATGGTCTACAAGTCCGACCCGCGAGGGTCCGCCCCCGTCCGGCTTATCGCCGTGCACACCGCTGAAGGCTCCCGCACGGCCGCGTCCCTCGGCTCGTACTTCTACGCCCCCGCCACCCAGGCGTCCAGCCACGTCGGCATCGACGCCGGTGCCACGTTGCAGTACGTCGACCCGTCGCGGTCGGCGTGGACCATCCGGTCCGGCAACCCGGTCAGCGAGAACGCCGAACTGTGCGGCTTCGCGGCGTGGACCCGTGAGCAGTGGCTCGGCTCGGCCACCGTGGACGGGTGCGTCAACCCGATCGGCATCCTGAATCGGACAGCCGACTGGGTCCGGGCTCGATGCCTCGCGCGGAACATCCCCATCCGCAAGCTCACCCCGGCCCAAGTCGGGGCGGGCATGTCCGGCGTCATCGGTCACATCGACTGGACGCTCGGAATGCACGACGGCACCCACACCGACCCCGGCAGCGGGTTCCCCTGGGACTACGTGATCGCCAGGGCATCAGCAGGAAGCGGCGGGGTCACTCCGTCCGACGACGAGGAGGATCTTTCCATGGAGTTCCCGGCAGGCACCGGTGTACGCAAGTACATCCCGTGCAACGGCAAGACCTCCCTGTTCATCCAGCAGGGTTTCGGCCACGTTGTCAACGGACACCTGTGGTTCATCAAGGACACCCAGGGTTCGAGCGCTGTCTACGGCCCGGGTTCGGGCAACGCGGTCCACATCGACACCGACCGCCCCGGGCCGATCACCGTGCCGCCCGGCACTCGGGCGGTAGCCGCCGAGCTGACCAGCGACGCCCCGTTCACCGCATGGTGCTACTAAGGAGATAACGAGCATGACCGTCAAGATGATCTGGGGCCGGGAACCGGCCGTGTGGCTGGCCCTGTTCGCCGCGCTCGTGCAGGGCGTGAGCGGGTTCTTCTTCCACCTCACCGACGACCAGCAGGGCGTGCTCAACGCCGTAGCGGTGGCGTTCTTCGGCCTGGTGACCGCCTTCGCGGTCAAGGGCGACTTCCTGCTCCCGGGCATCCTCGGGATGGTCAAGGCCATCTTCGCCCTCGGGCTGGCGTTCGGGGCGCACTGGCCCGCCGACAAGCAGAGCCTCATCATGGTGCTGATCACGGCCGCGTTCGCCGTGGTCGTGCGGAAGAACGTCGTGGCTCCCGTCGACGCGACCGGCGCGCCGGTCACCCAGACGCAGTCACGCACGCTGCTCTCGGCTGCTTGATCCCCTTCAGACCCCGTCGCGACCAGCGGCGGACCCCGATACGGAGAGGTACGATCCCGCTCATGAGCAACGAACCGCCCACCGACGGCACCTTCGAGACCAAGGACAACCAGCCCGGATACCACATCCCGCCGCCCTCGGCGTCGGAGCACGGTTCCGAGGGGCTCAAGCCCGGCTGGAGCAACTCGCCCGGCATGGGCGGCGAGGATGAGGACGACTCGTCGTCCGAGGACTCGAAGCCTGCCGCCAAGCGCGCCCCCGCCAAGGCCGCTGACAGCAAGTAACGACCCCGAACGTAAAACGGGCCGGTCACCACAAGGTGATCGGCCCGTTTTGCGTCTCCGGCGGTAGCTCGATGCCGGTCATTCTCATCTCGTACTCGGTCACCGCGTCGGTGAGCCGGATCGTGAGCCGCCCGTACTCGCTCTCGGTGGTGAACTCGTCGAGCGCGCCGGATCCGACCATGTACGCGGTCCAGTCCTGCGCGGCCTCGACGATCATGGCGGTGACGCTGTGGATGCTGCGGTGGGTCATTGCCACGCGCAGCGGGGGGAGTTCCGGGCCATCGCCTTCGATGAGGCGAAGGTGCCGGGTCACGCCTGCCCCCTGGCCGCCTCGGGTGCGCCGGGGGCGGTGAGCGGGTTTCGCCACTCGTAGTCCTGTCGGTGGGCCAGGATCTGCTTCACGTGCTCGACGTCTTCGGCCCAGCCGACCAGGGCACCGGCTTCCTGCCACATCTTCAGCCGCATCATCTGCCGCGCGTTGGGTCGTTCTCCGGCCCGCTTCATCTCGATCTTGAACGCGCGGCCGCACTGGCAGCCGTCGATATCCGGATGGCCGCCTTCGCCCATGGGTCCGGTGTGGACTTTGTAGGCGTAGGTTTTCGGTTCGGCCTTGAGCCACGTCAAGCACCGCTGCGTACGGACCGTCTCGGAGTCGTTGCGTGACGCGGCCGGGCGCTTGGTCGGCGCGGTGGGGGCGTAGTCGTCGTCGAGCGTGGTCATGCCGGTACCTCCATGTGCGAGGGGATCAGGTCGCGTCGTTTGACGAAGTTGCGGGAAAACGGTGCCATCAAACGAAGTTCCTCGTAAGCGCGCGTCATGCCGACGTAGAACTGCCGGATCGCCTGGTCCCGTCCGTTGACGTCGCCCTGGATCTGCGCCATGCCCGCGCCGGACACGTCGGGGGCGAGGTAGACGACATCGGAGCTTCCACCCTTGACCGAGTGGATGGTGCCGATTGTCACGGAAGGCTTGTACAGCAACGCTTTCGGGCCGCGCTTACGGCATACCTGTAAGGGGTATGCGGTCTGCCTTTCCTTACTGGGCACGATGTTGGAGGCAAGCCACTCAAGATCCGGGGAGACCGCGCGGTTGAGGGCTTCCTCGCTGTCGAACAGGTCGGCGACCTGCTCCCAGGGAACTTCGCCGTCGGGCAGTGCGTCGGCGCTGGTCTTGGCGCCCCGCCGCAGGCCTGAGTCCTTCGCGCGGACCAGCTCGATCCAGGCGCGGATGTCGTTGCCGGTCCACAACCGGCCGTCGTCCCCGAGGCTCTCATGAGAGGTCATGTAGGCGAGTACGCGTGACGCGGTCGAGGTTCCGCTGCGGCGGCCGAGCGGGTTCCAGCGGGCCTCGGCGGGCCGGTACGGGTTATAGAACGGCATCCCGGCGGCGCGCAACCCCTTGAGGACGGGTTCGAGCATGTAGGCGCAGGTGGCGATGACCATCACCGACCGGCCGGACTCGACCTCGTGCTCGATCTTGTCGATCAGGGCGAGCGATTCGAGGGACTCGGCGACGCACCACGCGGCCCCTTCGATGATTTCGCCGGTGTCGCGCTGCTCCTGTTCGCCGTCCTCGTCGAACTGGGGTTCGCCGGTGTCGGTGAAGACGGGCTCGAAGCGGGTGCGGGGGAGGTACTGCTTGTCGTGGCGGAGGGAGAGGCGCCGGACCCACTGCTCTGCGGGGGCGTGCACGGCGCGGGGGATGCGGTAGGACTTCCCGAGGACGTGGCGGTCGACGGTGAAGCCGTCGCCGTTGCCGAGTTCAAGCATCTTGCGGGGGTCGCCGCCGCGCCATTCCATGATGGCCTGGTCGTCGTCGAGGGCGATGACGAGCGACTGGGCGTGCTTGCCCCATTCGAGCGCGAGTTCGGTCTCCAGGGGTGTCATATCCTGGCCTTCGTCGACGACGAGGACGCGGGGGTTGCCCGGCGCGGCCTCGCCTTCCTTGGCCTGCTCCCAGGCCATGACGATCATGTCGGTGAAGTCGACGGCGCCGACGTCGTTCTTCCACTTCTCCCAGGATTCGGCGAAAGCCTTCAACTCGGGCACGTAGTCGGACGGGTCGATGAACGTCGAGCGGGCTCGGTCGAGGGACGCCAGGAGTTCGTCACCGCTACTGGCGGTAGTCGCATCGGTGTTGGTCGCGCCGCCCTCGGTGGCGGCCTGGGGCTTGCCGCGCCGGGTGTCGGCGGTGATCCGCCATTCACGTCCTACCGAGTCGTTCCAGTCCTTGAGGATCTCGGGGTCCAGGGCGACGGAACTGTCGTGTCCGATGGCCCGGAAGGCCAGGGAGTGCAGGGTGCCGACGGAACGCGCGGGGAGGCCCAGGCCTCGGGAGGCGATCTCTTGCGCGCCGGTGACGGTGAAGGAGGTGATGACCACGGAGTCGGGGCCGTACGCGCGTACGATTTCGCGGACTTTCATGGTGAGGTAACGGGTTTTACCCGTTCCCGGTGGTCCGAACACCTGGTGGACAATCCACGGTTTCGAGTCTTCGGTCATGCCTGCGGGCCTTTCCGGGTGTGCCAAAGGGTAGGTAAAGCGGAACCGTCGTCAAGATCGAAGACTAGCCGTTAGGGGGCGGGTAATGCCACCCCGGACGGCGCGTCACCTTGCACTCGCCGAGTCGTTATGGGAGAGGCGACCGTGCGTGCGCGAGTGCGTACGTGAGGTACTCAGACCTGCCCGGCCGGGACCGTCCACCGTGGACACGCCGGACGCACCCGGCACTTGTCGCAGTTCGTTCCATCGGGGGTGGGGACACACTCCGTGTCTGCCTCGGCCCGCCGAATCATCGCCGCCTCACCCGCCATGGTGCGTTCGGCGCGAGCCAGCGGTAGCTCCGTGTGCACCTCGCGGTTCGTGATCAACGAGTACAGCCCCACCGTGACCGTCGTGGCCCAGGGGAAGTGACGGGCCGCCGCGTGTCGGTACGAGCACAGCTGAGGGTCGTCTCCGAGGTCCACGGTCAGCGGGAGCGACCGGTAGGCGCGCCGCTTCCAGTCGCGCAGGTGCAGCGACGTCGGGCCGGTCTGTAGGGCGAGGTCGACGACGTTGGTGAACTCGATGCCCTCGACGACGTCGAACAGGGTCATCTCGATACCGAGGATCGCGGCCGGTCGCGGCCGGGGGAGCGAGGTGAGGACCGCGATCACCTCATCCTCGACCACGGAGACGTCTTCCTTCTCGTCGAGTCCGAACGCTCCCCAGGCATTGCGGACGGCGTCGAGCGCGTCGTCGGCGAACGCGCCCATGGTCTGCTCGGTGCTGAGCGACATGCCGCCTTTGGCGGCACGGTAGGCGGCCTCCATCCCGGCGTGGGCGGCGGTGCCGAGCAGCATGACGATGGGCGCGTCGGCGACCAGGCGGGCCTTGGCGTGCGGGCTGAGTGTCCGGTAGCGCAGCAGCCATTGCCGGGGGCAGGTCCGGTAGGCGAGGACCTGGGAGGGTGACCAGGTGTTCACAGCGTGCTGGGGCGCTTCGGCTGGTTGCGCTCGTCGGAGTCGATCATGATCGACTGGAGTTTGCCTTTGAAGCCAGCTCGGGCGCTGACGACGGCCTGGTCGGGGAATCCGGCGGTGTCGACCTGCTTGATCAATTCGCGGAGTTCGCCGAGCGTCATGGCCTTGGCCTGGGTCTTCTGTCCGAGCTGCATGTCAGTTCTCCCGGTTGATCTCGAAGAGGTGCACCTGATCGGGGTCGATCGGTGCGGCGTGCGGGACGCGGGGGGTGAGACCGGCGCGCACTTCGAGTTCGTGCGCGAGGTCGTCGAACGCGCGGCCTATGCGCCGTCGGTCGGCGGGGTTCAGCTCGTCGAACGCGGCGGCGTCGGTGGACAGCGAACGCGCGGCGGCGGCTAGCCGGATGGTGGCTAGCCGCCGCGCGCGCCTGCTGTTCATTGCATGTTCCTAGACGCCGGTGAGGAGGTCGCGGGCGATCTCGATCAGGACGTCGGGATCGGCCGGGTCGAGCTTGCCATCCTCGAAAGCCGCCGCGCAGTCTTCGTGCCCGTCGGCCGTCGGGTGTCCGTGGCCGCAGAGCCTGCATGTGCAGGTGTCACAGCTCACGGCACCGTGGTAATCGAGGTAGACCGGCTGGCCCTCGTCGTCGAGGCTCGGGGTGAACTCGATGACGCAGTGGGTGCAGGTCTTCACGGTGGTCTCCTCAGGGGTGTCGTCGCGGAACACCAATAAATTAGCCGATCCTGTACCGGCTTGTCAAATCTTCTGGGAAAACAGGTCGATCTTGGCGAGTATCCGGGCATCCAGGATCGACACAACCAGGTCGTCCGCCGCCCGGTGCGGCACCGCGCCGTTGCGGTCAAAGGTCCACAGGTTCGACTTCTCGTCCTGCACCTCGAAGTCGTCCGGGCCCATGGAGATGTCCGCGACCATCTCCTCGGCGAGCATGGAGAACGGCGACTCATCGCTCTCCGCCCACTTCCGGCCAGCGGTGAGCACGGACGGCGGCACCAGGCGCCGCGCGATGGAGACATCGCCGTACCAGTACGCCATGTCGTGATCGAAGTCCGGCCGGAGCGGGAAGCGGTCGGGCCACAAAGCGTCAAGCAAGTAGTTGTCGAAATGGCTCACGCCATCACCGGACAGGATGATCTTTCCGATGTCGTAGTCGAACCGATTTTTGACATCGACCAGGTCGTCCAGAAACATTCGCTCGAAATCACGAGGATGAGTAAGAATAGCGTTCGGATCCACGGCCAAGTGGTCAGCCTTAAGTCCCGAATTCTGATGCATATCCATCACGATCTTGGGATTGGACTTGTTCCGAGTATCGAAGAACTCAGGGTTCTCCCAGTCTTCGGATTTGGTCGTGTCGAACGCGAAACCGAAAGGCCCACGAGGACCAGCCTCGCGCTTGAGTGGAGGGGCAAGGTTTGTCAAGCGCTGGCGGATCGGAGTAAGCAACCTGTGCTGATCGTCAGTGATGCAGTACGCGAGTTCGAGAATGGTTTCTTTTCCAGGAGAAAGACCTGTTGTCTCGAAGTCCAAGTATAACCGAATATTTTTAGACATCCTGATGAGTCTCCCTTGTCGAATAATGAAACGGAACTATTTCGTGCTTGCGCTGCTCAAGGTCGAACACCCGGGGCCGTAATACCTTGTCGAACAGCAGAACCGACGACCGGATGGATACCGCACCCAGCGATGCCGCGATGGCCGACGCGCTGAGCAGGGACCACGCCGACATCGGGATCTCGCAGAGTCCGAGGAAGTACGCCAGGCCGATCCACAAGGGAACTGAGGCGGTGCATCCGAAGGCCACGCCGACGAGCAGGAGGCGGTCGGTCCCGGGATGGCGGCCATCGCGAGAATGGGTGAGTCGGGCCATGAGGCACCTTCTGGCAGGGTCGGATACAGCAGAACGAGGATAGATTAGCCCGACTTGCGGCGGCTAGTCAAACGTCCTCGGTTCAAGCTCGGCGCCAACCGCGCCGACGCGGGAGGCGTCACCTTTTTCGTCGTGATAAAGGTATCCGGTACGGCCTGCTGCCCGGGATGCGGCGTCTCATACGGCCACTCTCGCGGGTCTGCGACCTCGCGGGCACTCTGACACCCCATGCAGACGTTGCGGTCCGTACGCCACGACCCCGGCCACTTCAACTCACCGCATCCCGGGCACATGCCCCACTCGCTGCGGATCGAGACCGACACCCAACGCGGCGAACCCACCACCGGCACCGAACCCCACGACCGCGTCACCGAACCGTCAGGTGCGATCAACGCACCCCCGACGACCGGGGTGTTGTAGGACACGATCCGCTGCGACCGGTAGAACGCGTACGTCTTCTCGGCGTGCGCCACATTCGCCCCCGCCGGGCACACCGTGTGCCCGGTCGCGGTCTCCAGCAGTCCCGTCCACGGTGTGAGGTGATCGTCCCCAGGGAGCCAGAACGGCCCCGGGATGAAACGATCAGGAAGCACCGCGCCAGCGGTCACGACCCGGGCGGGCTGCTGCGGGGCGGACGCTGGCGCGGTGTCCACCGTCGCCGCCCGGCGCGCATAGGCGCCACGGCGGCCGGACGGCGGCACGAAAGTCCTCTCGGGCTCCGCACCGCCGTCCGCGACGAACTTCGTCCAGTGCTCGACCAGCCGGGGCACGCACCCCTCGTGCAGCGGGACGTAGCCGGACGGCGCCCGGTCCGACCACCACGTGTAGCAGGTCCCGTTGCACATGCAGCAGGCCCCGTAGCGGCCCCGGGCGAGGTCACCCAGCATCGCGTAGCGGTCGGCCACCAGGACACCGTCCGCGACCGGCGGCGGGGGAGGCGCGTACGACATGCTCACTGCGCCTCCCGCCGTCCGTCGCTGATCGAGACCCCGCCACTGTCGGTGTCGGCGTCGGCGAGCCGGAGCCCGCGCTTGTTCTGGCTGATCTCGTAGGAATGCCGCGTCACGTCGATGATCGCGGCCCACTCGTTGGCGTCGAACTCCTCCGGCGCGATCTCGTAGAACGTCGGCCGGGACATCATCCCGGGAGCCTTGATACGCGGCCGCCGGATGGTCAGGTGCAGGTGGTCCAGGACGCCCTTGATCTCGCGTCCCGCGACCGCGCCCGGCTGGCGGCGGCAGTGCTCCAGGAACTCCTTCAGGTCGATGAAGATGATCGGCGGGGTGGACGGCTTCCACCCGTTGGTCTTGCGGACCCATGGGCGCCCCGACGCGCCGACCTCGTTCGGCTCCCCGGTGCCGTGGTGCAGCATCAGGTAGTCGTAGAGCCAGTCGTGGGAGTAGGTGGCGATGTCGGAGCCGGAGGAGTCCCGGCGCCACAGCGGCACCAGATCGTCGAGCAGGCTCGACCACTCCTTCGGCGGCGTCTTCTGCGCGGCCATCTTCAAGTCGTGCCGTAGCGCCTTCTCAAAGCCCTTCTGCCCGTCGAACGCGTCGCGGCCCCACCAGTCGGTGAACAGTGGGCGGCCCGGCCGGTAGCGGCTCGGGCGTGCCTCGTCGACCGGCCAGCGGAAATCGACCGGCACGCGGAGCATGAACCGGCCTTTCTGCTTCTCGCCCTCGTCGCGCACTTCGAGCCCCCAGACCATGACTCCGCGCTCGCGGTAGACCTGGGGGATCAGCAACGCGGTGAGTTCGTCCATGCACTCCTGTTCGATCTTGGGGCGATCCTCGTTGAAGAACTTCGGCTCTTCCTCGTCGTCGTCCTCACCGGCAGGAAGCGCCGGTGTCGGGCGGGGCGGCGGGGTGACGCCGGTGTGTGCCGCCTTGACCTGGTCGTCGGCATCGCGGCGCTTCTCCTCCTCGGTGGCGGCGCGGTGCTCGACCAGGTTGACCATGTAGTCGGTTCCGGCCTTGGCGGCGGCCTTGTCGTCGAGCACGACACCGCGCTTGTCGGCGGTCACCTCTTCCGGCTCGGGCTCGGGGCGCGGATTGACCTCAAGGCGCATGTTCGCCATCTCGGCCAGTCGGTCGCTGGAGAGCTTTTGCCGATCGACGGCCAGCTTCGCGGTCAGGCGAAACCTGGCGACCGTCCGCACGATGTAGTCGATCCGCTTGCGCGGGTCGAGCTTGTCCGCCTTGGTGGAGTCGGTCAGCCGCAGGCGGCGGCACATCATCGCTTCGATGATGCCTTCGGTGTCGACGAAACCGAGGTCGGCGAGCAACCGGACCAGGGACGCGTCAAGGCTGCTCTGGTCGTCCTTGAGGTCCGGCCGGTCGCCGTTCCACGTGTTGACCAGCAGTGACGGGGTGGCGCCCTGGTTCTTGCCCTGCTTGCGGGTGTCCTCGCCCATCTCGGCGCTCTCGGCGGCGAGTTCGAGGATCTCGGCGAGCCAGTCCGGCGTGTAGTCGAGCGCGCGGTACTCGGCGGAGTTGACGCGCATCCACACGGCGGTCAGGTTGACCTCTTTGAGCATCTCCTTCTCGGCGTCGGACATGGTCAAGCGGACGTTGTCGGCGCCCTTGGCGGCTCCGTAGGCCTCCAGGGTCTCCGGGTCGGGCATGAATTCGGCGAAGTCGTCGGGGTTGTAGACGGCTTCGGGGTCGTGGGAGACGATCGTGACGGGCCGTGGAGTGCCCGCGATCTTGCGGTTCGTGGTTCCGGCGGGGCGGAGCAGTCGAGCGAGGTCGTGCACACTGTCGACCTGCCAGCGGCCGAGGACTTCGGCATGGTGGCGCGCGGTGAGCACCCAGTCGCGTTCGAGCTTCGCCATTTTCTGGCGTTCGGCGTCCTGGTCGTCCGCGTCGCGGACCAGCCAGGGTTCGGCCAGCATCCACCAGCAGTGAAGGCCGCCGCCGGAGGAGACGACCAGGGTGGGTTTGACGACCATCGCGTCGATGATCTTCTGTACGTGGTTGCGGTCCGGTGGCAGGAATTCACTCTCGTGCCCGGGTCCGGCGATGTCGAATTCGACCCACAGGCCGAGGAGTCCGGCGGACTCGACGGCCTTGGGCCGGTGCTTGCAGTTGCCCTCCCCGTGCGGGATGTTCCCGTCGTGGTACTCGGCACACGAGCGCTCGTCGCTGCTGAGCGTCGTGCAGATGTAGACCGCTTGCGAACTGTCCTGCTCGTCCAGCTCGGCCACCAGAGACGCGACGGCGCCGGGCTGGTCTGCCCGGCGCCATCGTGTCCGCTTGTCCCCCGAGGTCCACAGGGTTACGAAGAGTCCTTCGAGCCTGTCATCTCCGTCGGGGCCGCCGAGCAACGCCGAGCAGAACGCGTTCGCCTGCTCGGCGCGGCTCACGAGGCGGCCGCGCTGCTCGTTTCGGCCTCGTGGTCGAGGGCGTCGGCGGCTTCCTCGTCGGTCGGCGGTGCGTAGTCGACCGGCTCGGGGAAGCTGGTGCCGCCCTCGTCCTCGACCGACCGCTCGGCCGTCGCGGTGATCGCGGCGGAGTTGCGGGCGGGCTGGGCGGTGATGATGTTCTTCATCTCGGCACCGAACGCCATGACGGCGGCGGCGGTGGCTTTGACCTCGTCCTTGGTACCCGGGAGCTTCTCGCCGAGGCTGAACACCATCTCGGCGTACTTCGTGCCCTGCGGGTTGACCGCGCTTTCCAGCGAGATCTTGGTCGTCGAGCGGGCAAGGCCGGTGTTGTACCGGATGAGGCCCTTGCGGTACTTGTTGAACGCCGTGATCGACGTGCGAGGCACGCGGACCAGGAGGGGGAGTGCCTCCTCCTCGGTCAGCAGCAGCACGTTCACGAGCTGCTTGCAGGCCGGGGGGGTGTCGGGCTGGCCTTCGACGCGCAGCCACTGGCCCATGGGGCAGTCGGTGCACAGGCCATCGGGGTTGCTCTCCGAGCCCTTGCCGTACTCGCCGAAGCCGTTGACGCCGTCACGCGACGAGCAGTCCGGCGGGGTGCCGTCCTTGGCTTCGGGCGACTCGTAGTAGCTGCGCCCTTCCTGCCAGCCCAGAACGATGCCTTCGAGCATGTCGGGGGTCTTGTCCTTGCCGCCCTGAGGGTCGGGCACCTGGAAGGACGTCGACTTGCCGGACGGGTTGACGACGCGGGTGAGGTTCCCGATGCCGAGGGTCTCGCCGTCGTCGAGGTTCTCGGCGAGCAGTTCGAGGATCTCGGACTCCGGGTCGATCGCGGGGAAACGCTCGCGCGTCGCCTCGGGGATCTGGGCGGCGCTGGTGGTGGCCACGGCCCCGTCGGGGCGTGTGGTCAGTTCGCTGGACATACGGGATGCCTTCTTTCCCTGGTGATGGATGCGCCTGAGTGATCGACTTCGTCGGTAGTCGGTCGCCCGGCTGGCGGGGTGCGGTCGAGCGTATCCCCGTCGGCCGACCGGGTCGGCCCGCCACGCGGCGGGCTGTCCGGTCGGAGTGTTAGCGGCGCTTGCGCGCCGGTGCGCCGATGACGACCTTGGGGCGTTCTCCCAGCTCAACGAGGGCGGCGAGTGCTTCGGGCACGGGCTTGTCGTCGTCGCGGTACTCGCGCAGGATCGTCGCGAGGGTGCCGGGATGGACCGTCTCGGGCTGGACGCTGTCGGACTTGTCGATGGCGCGGAGTACCTCGACGACGTCGCGGTGGGTGTACTTCCCGCCGCCTTCCTCGACCGGCTTGTCGTGGAACTTCGCGAAGGTGTCGTAGCGCAGGTGGGCGAGGCGGCCGTCGAACCTCAGTTGTGTGTCGCCGATCATCTCGTAGTAGGCCATGACGGTCTCGGAGAGTTCTTTGTACCGGTCTTCGAGTGCGGCGACCGCGCCTTTGCTGGCCTTGAGCTGGTCGCTGATCTGCGCCATCTCGCGGGCGGCGACGATGTAGTCGGGTACGGCCACGGCGTCCGGTTCGGCGGGCGCGGCGTCGCGGATGGAGATGACGCCGTCGGCCTGCATCACGACGACGGTGTCGTACGGCTGGCCGTCCTGGGTGATGGCGAGGTGGACACTGCCGTCGGCGTGGGGATCGGCGTCGGCCAGGACGCCGGAGACGCCGTTGGCGCTGATGTACGCGCCGATGTTCTTGGCGGCGACCTCCGCTGCGGTGGGCGTGCTCTCCGGCTGCGCGGCGGCAGCGTCGGGGCTGGTCATCGGTGGGCTACCTCTCGAAGATGATCTAGCGGAACAAGGAGAATGCTAGCCGATCTAGTAGTGGCTAGTCAACACTCCAGGTGGAGGCCAGTTCCTGACCCTCTTCGGTGAGGTCAACGATCGACACAGCCTGCGGGTCACGGGGCGCAATGAGCGCCTGGGTGCGCAGTTCGGCGTACGTGCGGCGCCGGGCGCCACCCGCCTGCTCGGTCTCGTGGTCGCCGTCGGTGACGGTGTATTCGCCCACGGTGGGGTCATAGCTCACGAGTCCGGCCTTGACCTCGGTCAGGGCGCTCACCCGGGATTCGGTCTTGTTCAGGGGACTGGGCACGGAGTGCTCCTCATCGGGGTTCGGGGCGGAATGATCAGAATCCTAGCCGTCATCTTAACGGCTTGCCAATACCGGGGTCAGCGGCGGCGGTGCTTCGTCTTCCCGCCCGGCCGGTGCGAGCGCTGAACGGCGGTCGTGATCATCCACGCCGAGCAGCTGGCGCACCATTCCGCCTCGCGCTTGTTGTCGCGCGCCTGGCGGGCCACAGCGGCGTTGATCTTGCGGTTGAGGATCTCCGCGTCCGCGTCCGCCCGTGTCGGGTAGTGGTCGGAGCGCGCGTTGATGCAGTTCGTCTTCAATGCGGCCGTCATGATCATTTCCCTTCGTCGAACTGGGGGCCGCCCTCGATCAGGGCGGCCAGGGTCTCGGCGTCGACGGGCTCGAAATTCCAGATGTCGACACCTACGTTGATCTGGTAGCCGCTTACCGCCCATGCCTCGTGCACGTGGCCGTGCAGCAGCCAGGGCTCCGTGTCGCCCTTGCGGCGGACCGGGCGCGCGGTGGCGTAGCGGTCGGGCCGGGCCGGGTCGGACTCACCGGCGTAGGGGAAGTGGGACAGGGTCACCGGCGGGCCGAGTCCGCCGCCGAGCCGGGGGATCCGGATCGGGGTCTTGAACTTCGGCGGCTCGGAGATGTACCCCGCGCTGGTGACGACGCCGGTCAGGGCGCCCTGCTCGATGTAGGCGGCTTTCCAGCGGGCGAGGCGGCCGGGGTCGGGCTGGGCACCGGCGAAGCAGCGGTCGTGATTGCCTGCGATCAGGTACTTGCGGCCCTTGAGTCTGCCGAGCAGGGGCAGAGACTCGGCGATGGCGCCGAGGGCGACATCGCCGAGAATCCACACCGTGTCATGTTCGCCGACGACCCGGTTGTACCGCTCGATGATCACCTCGTTCATCTCCTCGACGGAGCCGAACGGGCGGCCGGACAGCTCGATGATGCGTTCGTGTCCGAAGTGCATGTCGGCGGTAAACCAGGTCTTGCTCACTTGTCGGAGTCCAGCGTCTTCGTGACGATCTCCAGGATTTCCTTCGGCGTCGGGCTCTTGCCGTTGGCGCGGGCGCGGGCCAGGGCGCCCATGAGCGCCTTGCGGTTGTCCTTGATCGCGTCAGCGGCATTGGGTGCGTCGGCGGGCTCGGAAGCCTGCTCGATGACCTGGGGGGCTTCGAGGGGGATCTCCTCGGTGCCGGTGACCTTCCAGCATTGCGAGTCGCCGATGAACTCGGCGAGCTTGTCCCACGACACCTTGGAGATGCGGGGCGACGTGGTGTACCAGACGTTGCCGATGCGGATGGCGACGTGGCGGTAGGACTTCTGCATCGCCTTGGCGAACGCGTCGTCGTCGTCGATGACGACCACGCCGCCGTACTGCGCGCGGCCGCCGAGCCTCGCTCCGCTGAGCACGTCGAACAGCGCGGACTTGTTGCCGGGCACCAGCTTCTCGGGATCGAAGTTCAGGCCGAGCGAGTCCAGTGCGGCACCCTCGTTGGGGAAGATCTTGTCGAACACGAGGACGGTGCCGGGTTCGGGCTCGGCGCCGAAGCGGTTGGCCAGCTGCATCGCGGCCTGCGCTTCGCCGAGCAGGCGCAGGGCCTGGTCCATCTTCTCGTTGGCGGATTTGACGATGTTGCTCGTCATGTGCGGTCCTTCTCGTAGGGGGTTGGTTACGGAACTGAAAAGATACTAGCCGACGCAGAGCAGGCTAGTCAACCCAGGCGGGTTGCGCATACCCGCAGGGGTAGGGCACCCTTAACCCGTGGTGAGCGCGCGGCACTGCTTTTCCGGGATGCCTCCGGACCCCGGGCCCTGCCCCCGGTCCGATCCTTTGAGCGGGTCCGTCGTCGGCGCGCAGCGCGCTCACCCCGCATACGACGAAACCCCCACTCACTGGGCTGTGAGTGGGGGTTTCGTCGCTCCCTAGGCCTTGGCCTCCGGCCGGTACGGCCAACCGATCTGCGGCGTGATCCGCTTGTACTCCGCGAAACTCCGCTGCTGCTTCTCCGACCACTCCACCTGAGCGGCCACCAGCTCTTCCAGCGTCATCCCCGCGACGACTCCCCGCGTGTCCCTTCCGGGCCGGTTGTACCTCCCAGGAGTCAGCACACCGGACTCCGGCGCGCCCAGCTTGTAGGCCAGCCGCGCGGCCGCGAGCGTGTCGCCCTCGGACGAATGCGCGTCCGCCTCGGTCAGCACGACGCCGTAGTGCCGCGCGGTGTCGATCAGCTTCCGCGATCCCGGCCGGAAGGTGTCGATACCCTTGTCGATCACCAGCGGGTCGATCACCGGGCCGACCGGGCCGATCCCCGGATAGCCGTACCGCTTGAGTTCCCGGTCCATCAGCGTGAGGTCGTACGGGGCGTTGTAGATCACCACCGGCTGGCCGGAGTTCCACACCTCGCGCAGACCGTCGAGGATCTCGACCAGCGCGACCGCCGGATCCATCCCGCCCTCGCGGGCCTTCTCCGTGGTGACGCCGTGGATGCGGGCCGCCCCGTCGGGGATCTCGATCCCGGGGTTCACCAGCCAGCTTCGCGACGCCGGGGTGCCGCTGCCCGGAATGACCTTCAGGATCGTCGCGGTGACGACACGGTCCTCCTCGACGTTGACGCCGGTGGTCTCGGTGTCGAACGAGGCGAACGGCTCATGACGCCACGTGGCGCCCGTGAGCGGGCTCATACGGGCATTCCCGGAGTATCGACAGTGTCGCCGACGACGGTGCGCCACGCCTCGCTCAATGCCGGTTCGTTCGCCTCGTCGCTGGACAGGGTCGCCAGCGCGGCGGCCTGGACACCGGCGAACGCGGCGGCCGCGATGGCGGCTGCACCCGCTGCGCTGGTCTCATGCGCAACCTCGTCCGCCCCCTCCTCGACCAGCATGGACCACTGGGTGCGGGCAATGGCGAGCCAGTCGAGCCCGAGCTGATACAGCTCCGGCCCGGTGCGCACCTCGCGCTGAGCACCTTCGTTCTCGTGTGTCACGTGCGTTCCTCCCGGTTTCCCACAGGCGCCCCCATGCGGAGCGCCTCGGACTTCATCAGCCGCGCGAACGGCAGTTCCACGGCACCGGCGCCCGATACGCGCCGGTCGTCTGTCTCCGCTTCGCCCAGGGCGTCGCGGAATCCTAGTTTGGCCGGATCGATCCCGTGCGCCTTGATGACGTTCGCGATGACCGTCCGGCGACTCTCCAGCGCCTCGTAGACGTCGAAGTCGGCTGTCTCCCGCGCCAGCAGGTGGATCATCAGCACCGGTCGGGTCTGCCCCGGCCGGTCGAGCCGCTTGCGGGCCTGCTGGTAATCCGAAAGCGAGTAGCCCAGGGAGTACCAGATCCCGATCCGGGCGCGGGTGAAGTCGACGCCGGTGCCACCTGACTGGATCTGCACTCCGACGACATCGGCGCCCGGGTTCATCTCGGCATCCCGGGACAGGCCATCGTGGCGGCGACCGGACACCTCCGCGTAGCGCAACTTCGCGGCGAGCGCGACGTCGCGGACCGCGTCGAGGTCGGAGCGGAACCGGCAGAACACGATCACCGGCTCCGTGGTGTGCGTGTCAGTCGACGGGGTGCAGCCGATCTCGTCGAGCACGTCGGCGAGCAGTTCGGCCTTCGCCGTGGACACGCGGACGCGGTTGTCCTCGTCGTCGATGACGGTGCCGCCGGTGAGCTGCTGCAAGCGCAGCAGCCGCACCATGACGTTCGCCGGGGTGACGGTGGAGACCTCGCGTCCCTCGCTGAGACTGGGCTCGTTGAGCTTGGCTTCGAGGTGGCTGTAGTCCTCGCCGTTCTCCATGAGGCGGTTGAGTTCGGTGTAGACGTCGTCCCACTGGTCGGCGGCGGCCTCGGCGTTGGTGAAGCCGGACAGGTCGGCCCACAGCTCTTTGTCGAGCGACTCATACGCCTTGCGGGCGGGGGCTTCGAGGTCGAACTCATGGGTGACGTCGGTGACGGCGGGCAGGTTGAGGTCGATCTCGGGGTGGTAGGTGATCGAGAAGAACTTCTCGGCCAGCTCCTCGACGTTCTTGTACCCGACGATCATCTGCTCGATGTGCGGGTTCGCGATGCTGTAGCGGTTTTTGAACTGGGTCCACGATCCGCCGAAGATGCCGGGGTCGAGTGCGCGGAAGATCCCGTAGATGTCCAAAGGGGACTGGGGGATCGGTGTGCCGGTCAGCCCGATGCGCTTGTGGGTGAAGTTGACCCACTGCGCCAGCGCTCCGGACACCGTGCGTCGGCGCTTCGCCGTCTTGAGCTTGTAGGACTTGATCCGGTGGATCTCGTCCATGACGAGCAAATCGATCGGGCGGGGCGGGGTCCAGTCGCCCCACGGGTCGTTGGCGAACGCCTCGTAGTTGACGACGGCGGCGTGCACCGGCGCCCCGCACCGGCAGTCGAACAGGCATTCCTCGGCTTGGTGCAGCCGGTCGGCGAGGCCGAGCGAGACGTAGCCGGAGTGGGCGCGCTTGCTTTCGCGGGTGCCGTTGACGATGTGCCAGCCGAGTGCGGAGAACTTGCGGACTTCACGCGGCCAGACGCCCCGGACCTTGTTGGGGCACACGATGACGACGGTCTTGGCGCCCTGGGCGGCGACCCGGTTCATGACGGTGATGGTGGACAGGGTCTTTCCGCCGCCCATGGGGATCGCCAGCAGACTCGCGACCATGGTGGTCGAGTACTCCACCGCGCGGATCTGGTGGTCCCACAGGACGAATCCGGGCTTGATCAGCCCGGTGGTGTCGACGTCGGGCAGCGGGGAGCCGTCGACGAGCATCATGCTGGCGCTGCCCCGGCTGGCGTGGTCGGCGGCGAGGCCGAGCACCTTCGCGCTGAACTGGCCGCCGTGCGGGGACAGGGCGGCCACGAGGGCGGAGGCGGATGACGGGGAGGCGGGAAAGACCCATTCCCATCGGCCGCCGGTCTTGATGGGTTTGCCGCCGGGGATCTCCTTCATCGCCTCGCGCAGCGCGTACGGCGAGTAGACGCCGATCTTGCCGTCGGAGCGGATGCGGGCGACCGGCGTCGCGGCGCTGGGCGGCGGCGGGGAGGCCTGGGCGGCCCGTGGCGCGGCGACCGGCTCGGCGGGCTCCGGCGGCATGGGGATGCCCGCCACGTCCATGTCGGGCCTGCTGCGGGTCAGGATGCGGTAGGCGGTGCGGGACTGCTTGAGCGAGAGCGGTACGCCCCGGCGGGCGATGGAGGCGAGCCCGGCGGCCATGGCCAGTTCGGAGCGGGGGATGGCCAGCGCGTCGACGGCGGCGACGAGCGCGCGGCCGACGGGGTCGTCGGTCACGATCGGCCTGCCCGGTGGTAGAGGATGACCATGACGGCGAAGGTGGCGCCGCTCAGGGCGAGCGCGAGCCAGGCCGCGATGGTGGTGGCGATGTGCACGGGCAGCCTTTCTAGGCGAGGTCGGTCCACTGCGAGGGGCACCACTGGCATTCGCGCCGGACGCGGCGTCCGGTGTCGGTGTCGAGGATCTCGCGGATAGGGTGCGGGCCGTAGTGGCCCTCCTGGCAGTCGGTGTCGAGGGTGAAGGGGCGGTCGAGGTTGGGGACGGTGGGCTCTTCCAGCCTGAGGTAGACGTTGGGCTTTTCGCCGTTGCGCAGGTAGTTGCCGATCTGCCGGTGAAGTTGGGTAATTCTCTGCTCGAATTCGATGCAGGCGCTGTGTGAGCGTTCGGTGCCGCCCATGTTTTTGATGGTCCTACGAAGTTGTGCCACAGCGTCCAAGGCGTGGTCAATGTTTCCGTCATTTTCATGCGGGGTTGTCGTCGATTCCATCAGGCCACGGTGCGCCAATAACTGGCACCACTCTTTGACTTGGCGTTCGACTCGCATACGATCACCATTCACGGAATGAAACCCCCTGGAAGACCTGAGCAATCCTTCTCCGGCCCGTATTTTCCGCTGCAATTCGTTTTTGTCGCCCGACCTGTCGAGTCGGGATGGTTCATAATCCGAAAATGTGTACCAAGTCTTATCGCGACCGTCAGGTCCTTTGGCTTTCTCGGTCTTCTCGCCGATCTCGATGCACGTCCTGATCTCGTCGTTCCACCGTTTCCACGCACGGTCGCGCAGCAGGTCGGGCAGGGGGATCGGCGCGGGCTCGGTGGTGCGGTCCTCATCGGGCTGGGAGAGTTTCAGTAGCTGTGCGTCGAGTTCTTCCCGGCTCAGGATCTTCGGGGGAGGCGGCGTGTTGCGGAAGTACTTCTCGCCCCGGGCGGTCGTTACCTTGGCCACTACCATCCGGTAGGAAAAGACCAGGGGGACCAGGAGGGCTATGCCGATCGGCCCGAATCCGACAAGGTCCATGATGTAGAGGCAGACGAATACGGTGATCATGGAGATGTGAATAGATTTCGGCAGCGGCGGGGGCTTCACCTCGCTAACGAAAATATCACCACCATCTTTGCTGACGGTGACGTACCGCTTGCCATTCAGGTCCCACTGGTTGCCGGGAATGTCCGACCCGTCGGTGACGGGTCGGACATTCTTCACATCGCGAAGTGGCATTGAACCGGCCCCGGTCGACCAGTACTCATGCAGTGTTTCCCGGTCAGCCATGGGACCTCTCCTCTCTCGGTACGGAACGCCTGCATTCTAGCCGCTAGAGCAGCGGCTAGTCAATTTGGCGCGGCGGCACCCACACCCCGTCATGCCCCGTCATCTGATGCACCCAGCGAGATGCTCCGGCAACACACGGAGCCCTACCGCAGCACGACACCGACGCGTGCGCGGACTCGCCATCCGGCATCACCGGCCACGCCACACGCCCCCGGGCATCCGGGTGAGTCTCCTGAAACAGATCGTCGTCGCTCGACGCCGCCGAGACATCCGGCAGCACCTCGTCGTACTCGTAGAAGACCACGATCGCGTCGTCGCGGGTCTCGAAGCGCAGCACGTCGTCGTAGTCGATCCGGCCGCCGCGCGCCTTGATCTCCTGCAACGCATGGTGGATCGCCAGGTTCACGTCCTTGATGGTGCCGCCGTAGGGCGGCGGGGTCGGCACGATGTGCTCGACCCTGTGCTTGAGCACCTCCCGGCGCTGGTTGTCGCTCACCTCGACCTCCGGCGTGCCCGGCGCTCGGCGCGGTTCGGCTTGAGCGCGGGCGTCGGCGGCTCGATCAGCGACTTCTCCATCGGTGCGCGGAACGCCGACTCGGACCGCAGGTAGGCGTCCGACCAAGCGACGCCGTTCGGGCGCTCGGCGGCAGGCCTGACCGCCTCGGCAGGCCACTCGCGATCGAAATCCCAGCCGTCGACGGCCAGCTCGGCCTTGCGGATCACCTCGGGATCGGTGATGGGTGGCGTGTCGTTCATCGGTTTCGGCCCTCTCGTTTGCGTTGGCGTTCCCTGCGGTGCAGCCAGTCCGGCGGCCCACTGATGTCGCCGCGCCCCTCGCGCCACGGGCGGCCGGTGAGCCACATCCACGCCATCCACACCCGCGTCACCACGGCATTGAGTGGATAGATCTTCCAGTACCAGCGCAGCGGCAGTCTCATGACGTCGGCCTGGTCCGTGTCGTGACATCGCGGGCACCGACCGAGTCGAGCACCGCGCGAAACTCGTCCAACGTGTTCGGCTTCGCGGCCGCGATGGCGACGAACAGGTCCGGCCGGTCGGCGAAGGCCTGCACGCTGTCGTGATAGAACTCCAGTTCCAGACACGGGGAACTGTCGATGTCGACCATGTGGGCGTAGAACTCCCAGCTTTCGCCGTCGTACCCCTCGACCGGGTGCACGTCGATCGAGAGCTTGTCGTCCTCACCCAGCGCGTCGTGGAAGTAGGCCTCGGAGTTGAGGAAGTAGCCGATCGGGACAGTGCTCACAGCAGTGCACCGACTCCCCGAGCCTCGACGTAGAAGCGCGGGCACAGGCAGGGGCGGTCGTCCCCGGCGTGCACGCACTTCGTGCGGGAAATCCCGCCCCGGTGCTCGGCGTAGGCGTGCTGGCATTGCGTGTTCGCGCACACCGCCCCGTCCTCAGGCGGCGGCGCCGACGTCACGGTCAGCCGGTTCTCCTCCACCCTCGGCGGCGCCGGATGCGGCGTGAGGCTCATGCCTGCCGCCGGTGAACCCGGCGCGGCGCCCACGATCGGCCAGTGCGCCACCCGGTCGGCGGGCTCGAACCCGACCGAGCCGACGTAGTCGGTGACGGCCCAGATGTACGGGCTCGGACGCGACGGCCACATGATCGCCAGCCACTCGCCGTCCGGTGAGCGGCGGCAGGTGCCGATCGGATCCGCCGTCGAGTCGCCTTGTGCGCGGCCGGTGCCCCGGCCGCCGAACCACTTCTTCCTCACGTTCATGATCGTTGTCCTTTCGGGAAGTTCTCCGCGTCGTCGGCGCGCAGGTTGGGAATCACGTCCCACGGGACGTTGTCGTTGTTGTCCATGTGTTCTTCGAGGTGGGTGACCATCGCCTCGGTCGAGGTGATCGTGCGCCCGCAGCAGACAAGCCCTCGGGAGGACCTGTAGACGTGGACGTCGCTACCGCCTTCGCCCTTCCGCGCGTATGCCATCACTGGCCCCCGAAAAGTGTTGGCGTGTCAAAGGAGTCGGTGCCGAGCGCTACGGATTTCCATCGCGCCTGCTCTGCTGCCTGGTCCTCTTCGGACAGTGCGTTGAACCGGTCCCGCTTGGCTGTGATGATGTGGCCGAGTGACCAGCCGACGAGCAGCTCGGCACCGGCGGCCAGCGCGGCGGCCCGTTTGGAGTCAGTGACGTCGTAGTGCCACAGCCACGGCGGCGCCACCCCGGTGTGGATCTTCGAGTGGCACTGGAACCACTCCCGCTTGAGCCCGATTCGCTTCGCGAACGCGTGCAGCTCGGCCGGGTCGTACTGGTCGCTGGCCAGGTGCGACCACTTGGCGCGCCGCCCGTCCACCGTCTCCGGGATCTGCACGGAGTCCACGTACACCGTCATCCGTCCAGCCCCTCACCGGCGAGGTAGACCACCATCGGCTTGGACACCGGCCCCCGGCGGACCGGGACACCCATCAGGGTGTCCACGCCCGGCGGCAGCATGTGCACCGGCAGCAGCCACGACATCGAGCCGCGCGAGGTGACGCGGGCCCGGACAGTCCTGTCCATGAACTCCACCCCGTCGCGGTACCACTCGGTGTCGACGATCTCCTGCTCGGTCACCCACGGCAGTTCCTCCGGCTGGCTCACGGCAGGTCACCCCGGTCGAGCAGGGCACCGGCCGCGTCCAGTGCGCGGACCTGCGCGGCGCGGCGCCGGGCGAGGTCGTGCATCTCGGGGAACGCGATGACGTCGTTGTTGCCGTGCGGGTCGTTGCGGATCTCGTCGCCGACGATCGTGAAGCCAGGGACGGAGCCGTCGGGCAGGCCGGGGTCGAGGTTGACCGCGACGTGCAGGACGTTCGCTTTGACCGCGACCACCTCGCCAGGGCCGTGTGCGTCGTAGTGGCTCAGGTCGTCGCCGGTGAGGGTGACGCCCCGCCCGGTGCGCAGCCGGACCGCGATGGCGCTGTAGCGGTGCACGTGGGGGACGGAGATGCCTTCGGCGGATGAGGGCATGGTGACTTCGAGCCAGGAGAAGCCCAGGCCGGGCGCGTTGGCCTCGGACAGGACGGTGCGGAGCATCTGGCCCTGCTTGCCGGTGATGGTCGGCGCGTCGGTGACGCGGCTGAACACGATGTCATCCATCGGTACTGACCTTCCCCTGGGTGACGGGCACGTTGAATTCGCGGCCGAGCGCCTTGCAGCGGCGGCAGATCCGGCCCACCGGCTGGCACGTGCACGGCCCTGCTTCTTCGGAGGACTTGCGGATCGTGCGGGTGCTGTTCAGGCCGAGGCCGCCGCCGGAGGGGTGCGGCCGGATACCCAGGAAGGTGCCGTCGTCGAGCAGCTCCCACCACTTCCAGAAGTACCCGATTCGGGTCGCGTCGAGGGTGGCGCGGAAGCGGGCGATCTCCTCGTCGTCGAGCCTCACCGATCGCGGGGAGAGGATCAGCGGTTTGCCGTTCTCGTCGTCGGCTGAGATCCAGTCGTTCGACCACTGGTGCGCCCTCACGGTGCGGCCCTTGCCCGGACCCTTGATGATCAGCATCAGGACTCGTCCTTTCCGATGAACGAGGCCGCGCCGTGCGTGGTGAAGGTGACCTCTTCGGTGACCGGGATCGTGGTCAGGCCGTCGGCGGTGCTCGACTCCGGGTTGATCCGCTTGAGCGTGCCGAGCAGGTCGCCGAGCGCTTCGAGCGCGGTGTCGAGGGTCTCGATCGCGCCGGGGGTCATGGTGGGACCGAACTCGGTCCGTGTGGCGACGCGGTTGCGGTTGGCGAGCTGCCCGAGCCGGTGGGCGGTGCGCGCCTTGTCAAGCTCCTCGGGGAACTTCGAGTCGATCGCGGCGGCCAACCGGGATGCCCGGCGCTGCACTTCCGACGGCGGGAATACGAGCGGTGCGACTCGGGTGGCCTGCTCTTGCAGGGTTTCGTAGCCACCGGCGAGGCAGGCCGCGTTGGCGGCGCGGGCGACGGCGGCCCGAACGCGGTCGGGGCTGGCGACGGCGAAGCCGATGGATACGTTTTCGTCGCTGTCGTCGTCGGTGATGGTGATGTCGATCGTGATCACTGCTGGCCTTTCTCTTCGATCTGGGCAGGCTGAGAAGGGAGAGTTTTCGCCGACTCGGGGTAGCCGGTGGCTTCGACGGGGCGGCCGTGTTCGCGGAAGGTGACCCACACCGACCCGTCGATCTCGCGCAGTTCGTAGCCGGACAGGGTGCCGGTGACGCGGCCCCCCTTGCGGGTGGGCACGGTGCACGGCTGGCCGATGTAGCGGTTGAGGCGGGCCATGATCGCGGCGAGGGCAGCGGCGGGGTCGGTCATGACGGGCAACTCCTGAGCTGCTGGGCAGCGGGCTTGCGGCGGGGCCAGGTGGGTTCGGCGTCGGGGTCGTCGAGGTCGTGCGGATCCCAGGCGGCCGGGGGGAGGTAGCCGCGCCCGTGGGCGTACATCGCGGCGATTTTGCTGGGGCCTTGGATGAACTGGCAGGTGTCGTAGACGGCTTTGACCAGTTCGGCGGTGGCGGGCCGGATGCTTCCCGGCTTGTTTCCGGTGATGCTGATGATGGTGGTGGCGCCCAGGCCGGTGAGGGTGGTGAGGTTGGCTTGGGTGTAGCCGATGCGCATGAGGGCGCGCAGGCGGCGCTGGGCGCAGACGGCGAGGGCGTGGTTGCGGTCGGCGATGTCCTGGGCGAGCTTGAACTTGCGCATCTTCTCGGCCTCCTCTCGTAGTTGCTTCTCGCGTTGCCTGATCAGCTGGGTCTCGGGGTTGAATGTGCGGGGGCGGGCTTCACCGGTGCGGCGTCGGGCCTGGTAGTCGGACTGGTAGGCGGTCCACGCGGCGCGGGCCTCGGGGCAGCGGCAGCCCCGGCGGTAGCCGTGGGGCGTCGGGTTGTGCTTCTGCGCGGTGCAGGGGCCTTTGTCGACGGGGCGGCCGGGTTTGTCGTTGGCCACGTCTCACCTGCCCTTCAGCGGCGACCCGGTGGCGTCGTCGAGTGGCTGCCAGGCGACGGGTTCGACGGCGACGTAGAGGCGGTAGATGAGCCAGGCGTCGGTGAGCGTGCGGGCTACCTTCGAGTAGGCCTCGGCGGGGGAGCTGGCGCCGACGCGTTCGAAGTGGGGGGGGATGCCGGGGGTATCGGGGTGCAGTTCGACGATGTAGTCGATGGGCCCGGTGGGCTCGAACTGATTGGCGCCGGGGCCTCGGGGGCTGGCGAGTTTCGGGGTGCGTGACCCCGGTGCGGACTTCTTTGCCATGAAAAACGCTCTCCTCTCGGCGGTGCGGAACACTGAGCACCTTAGCCGAGAGGAGAGCGGCTAGTCAATTATTGGATTAATCCCGGGCCAGCTTGTCGCGGATGTCCGGCGGACCCGACACCGCCTCGACCTCCGCGATCTCCGCCGCCACCAGTTCGGACAGCGCCAACCGGCCAGCGATGACCGCCAGACCCCCCAGCACCCTGCCCAGCCCGGCGGCGACCTCGTCGACCTGGTTGTCCATCTCCTCGGCGTCGGCATCCTCGACCCACTCCGACGCCGTGACCGCATCTACCGCGTCCACCGCGACCGCCCACGCCGTGTGCACGTCCTTGAGGGCCAGCAACGCGGCCTTCAGTAGCCGCTGGTCCTCGGTCAGCTCGCTGTCTGCCACGCGGATCCCTTCATCATCTCGTCGAAAATCGGTGTCGGCAGCTCCAGACTGTCGACGGGCGGCAACGTCAAGTGGTCGGCGTGACCCTCCGGCGATCGGTGAGACGGAACCCTCGGTCCCGCTCGTCCATCAAGATCAACCGCTCGTCGAGCAACCGGTTCGCCGGGTCCCTCCCCTGCGGGTCCGTCCCCAGGCCAACGAATCTCAGCAGCTCCCGGTCCACCTGCTGGATCCGGTGATTCACCGACCTCATCGCGTCCCCTGTGTCTGCCCATAGGCCGCCGTCTCCGTTTCCTGCTCACTTGCCTTCACCGCTCTTCCCCGTCAGGGCACCCGCTATCAGTACCGGAAGCCAGCCCACGAGCATCAGCACCGCCAGCCCCCGCCGAAGCGCCTCCGGCACCGGAAACGACGCGGTGATCTCCTTGTCCACCTCCAACGCCAGGCAGAACCCGGCCCACAGGTACAGGGTGACCGCGAGGATCCCGGCCAGGTTCCACCAGCTCACCGGCCACGCTCCCTCATCGGGCCATACCCCGGAGGCAGGTAGCAGACGACTGTGCGTACCTGCGGCTCGACCGGCGGGGTGTTGAGCGCCTTGTAGCCCGCCGCCATCACCGTCTCCTCCATCGCGTTGCGCGTGCGCCGCGTCCACGGCATGACCACGTCGTCGCCCGGAACCCGAGGCAAGATGTGGACATGGAGGTGGAACACGGATTGCCCCGCGTCCTTCCCGACATTGATGATCATGTTCGAGTCCTGGCCCATCGCCCGCACCCGCTCACAGGCGTACGCCACCGTCGTGCCGGTGATGTACGGCGACACCGCCGCATTCGCCACGTGATGACGCGGCACGACCAGCATGTGACCGGGCACCACCGGGTTGAGCGGGGCGAACGTGACCGCGTCGGCGTTGGCGGCCTCGAACTCCAGGGTCTTCAACCGCTCGCAGAACGGGCATCCCGCCAGCGAGTCGTAGAGCATGTCGTCCGGCTGGTCGTCGGGGAAAGCTACCTGCTGGTCACCGGAGGCCGAGCGTTCGAGCCGCATCACTCCACCCGCTTCGGAGCGGCGTAGTGGGCCTCCCGGCTGAACAGGTAGTCCTTGTCCGGGTCGAACGCCGCGCGCGCCTCGGCCTCGGAGCGGTACCAGACCGGTTCCGCACTCGGCGTGGCCCAGGGGAGCACTCCGTACTCGACGCCCCGCTCGCACACCGACACAGGCAGCACGAGCGCCTCGGGGGCGCGCTGCAACTCCCAGTTGGACACGTCGATGTCGTAGCCGCCGCGCGGGTACACGTCGTTGCCCTCGACAATGCGGCACCCCCACCCCGAAGTGGTCATTTTGATCGGGGTGACGATGATGCCGGTGCGGGGGAGCAGCAGCAGCATTCCGCTGATGTCACCGACGTGTTCGCGGACGACCGCTAATTCGTGCAACTTGGCGTTGATGCTCCCTTCCGGGCGTTCCAGCGGAGGAATGTCGGTGTCGGGAAGTCGGAAATTGAAAGCCATGGCGGGCGTCCTTTCGGTTGATACTTCCGGGGTCGGCCGGGCTAGTTGCCCGCGTCGCTTTTCTGCTTGCTCTGCACCAGAAGCGCATCCCGCTTCGCGTGCCAACGGGCAAGATCGTCGGCCATGACCATACGGAACCGGGCGTGCTCTTCCTTGTGCGCGATGTCGTTCGGGTTCGCCTCCTCGCAGAGGTCCATGACGCGAAGGAAGTGATGGATGCGCTTGTTCCACCGCCTGTCGATAATGCGGATGACAACTTTGAGAACGAACTTCATTACCATTACCGGAACCCCTCGAAGACGTGGAGGACGTATTGGTCGATGAACACCGAATCGTGGTAGGTGTGGCACACCGACGGGATCAGGTCACCGGTGCCGACGACGTAGAAGTGCCGCTTCTCCATCGGCGGCTCCGTCGGCCTGTCCTGCCGCATCACCGCCCACAGCATGATCCCGCCGTGCTGCTCGGCGATCTTCAGGATCGGCGCGTCCGGCGGCAGGACCAGCGACGTCACCGACTCCAACGCCAGCGGGTACTTCAGCACCCGGGCGCCGCCGCCGGATGCGTCGCTGATCAGCAGTCCGGGGCGCGTGCAGCCCATCATGCGAGGTCACCCACCGCAGGAGAATCAGCGGCGGCAGCAGCAGCCTCGCGGGCGGCGTGGTACTCCGACATCTTGACCGGCACCACGTGGTCGCACGGGTGCTGCTCCAAGACGTCCTGGGTGCTGGTGAGGTAGACGTCGGTGCCGTCGTCGAACACCCGCGTGCGGGAGATCCAGCTGCCCTTGATCGTGTAGACCGGGAACCCGAAGTCGCGGAACACTTTGCCGACCTTCGGCATGGTGTTCATCTGGGCGAGCACCGCGCGCCACGGGTCACCGGCCTTCCCGCGCACCGGGACCAGCCACCAGCGCTTCTGTGCGCGGCTCAGCCCGTCCGGCAGCGGCGACTTCTTGTCGCCGTCGGTGAAGCCGTCGATGCGGTGGTCGAACGACGTCGGACCAGGCGTGGCGCGGATCAGTTCGGTACCCGGGTGGGCCTCGTTGTAGGGGATGATCACGTCGTCGTAGAGGGCCTTGCAGGCGGCGAGGGCCGCGCGGATCGCATTGCCGAACTGCCGCGTCGTGCGCCAGGCGTGCGTGTCTTCAGGCATCAGAACATCCCCTGCTCGGGCGGAAGGGTGGGCGGCGGGTTCATCGGGAGCGACTCGTCGGGGATCCCGGACGGCTCGTCGAATTCGTCAGGCTCGACGGGTGGGCGGGGGAACCGGTCGAACGGGGTGATGGAGTGGATGCCGGTGGCGGGGAACCAGGCGCCCGGCTCGGACTCGATCGGTATGTGCGGCGGCTCGGGCACGACGAGCATCCCGGTGGCGTCGGCGTACTCGATGACGCCGATAGCAATGCCGCTGTTGACGATCACTTTGTCGCCGACGGCGAAGGGGCCGAGGTAGTTCGGGACCGGGGAGCGCGGCGGCTGCGGCCGGAACTTGATCAGGCCGTCCTCGCGGATCCACGGGCCGGTGAAGTTGTTGCGCAGCAGGTGGGACCGGTCGCGGGCCTCGGTCGCGATCTCCTCGCCGGTCATGCCGTGCGCGTACTGGTCGTTCTCCTTCTGGACGGCCTTGAGCTGGTCGTCGTAGGGGTCGTAGCGGGGGTCGTTGTACAACGTCTTAGTAATTGGTCTAGACCTTTCTCGATGGGGGCGACTTCAGCCACCCCCGCACCGTGCCGGGAACCTCACTGGCACCCGGCGGCAACACATACTGCGGAGACACCTTCACCGGACGCGGCACCGACGGAAACGACGGCACCCTCGGATGCAGCACCGACTCCGGCACCCGGCGCAACACCCGATCCGGACGCGAAGCCCGAACCAGCGCCGCCCGATCGTCCTCCGCCGACGCCTCCCGCGACATCGACGCCCAGCCCACCCACGCCACCAACACCACCAGCGGCACGAACAGCACCAGAGACGCCACCGTCGCCGGGAACACCATCACCGACACCGTGCACACCACGGCGAAGATGAGAGCCGCGCCCGTCCGCCTCACCGCTAGACCCCCAGCACCCGGGTCAACGACTCGACCTCATCCCACAACTCCACCCGCCCCGCGTGCGCATCCGGATGCGCCTTCCGCCGCGCCGCCCGCACCAACTGCGTATCCGAGCACGACGACACCACCGCCTCACCGATCTCCGCCAACCGCAGACGCGCCGCCACATGGTCCGCGCGCGGCGCCTCGATCGCCAGGAACCCCGTGTACTGCTGGCCGTTGTTCGTCGCCCCATACCGGTCGATCGCCCGCATCTTCTCCAACGTCAGCACCAGAGCACGCAGATTGTGCTCCCAGTCCGCCCCGCCGGAGCGAGCCACGAACCGATCGCAGAAGAACGTCATCGGCCCCAGATCCGACCCGAACGACAACGCCACCCCCGGATGCGAGATCCTCGCCCCGGCGCGCAGCAGACCATCACGCCGGATACTGTGATCCGCCGTCACCACCTGCAACGCCACCACGCCGTGACGCTGCGCGCCCAGCGCGAACAGCTCCCGGTCCAGATCATCCAGCGTCGTCGAATACGTCGCGCTGAACGGCGAGTACTCCCGCCGCCCGCCCGCCGTCTCCTCGAACGGCCACGACACCAGCGGCTCCACCTGAACCCGCACACTCCTCACGACGCCTCCAGGTCGAACGCCAGGTGCGCCGTGATGCCCTCGACCACCCGCACCGGAATGCCGTAGATCGTCGCCACACCCTGGATCCGCGCGAAGTCCTCGCGCGGCGGCAGCAGCCACACCATCGGCGGCAGGCCGCCCGAATGCGGCAGCGACGACCGCAGGTACAGCAGCAGCGAGATCCCCGCCACGAACCACGGCTCGTTGACGAAAGCGAACCCCAGCGGACGCACCGCGACCACCCGGTTCGACACCGCCGGATCGCCCTCGAACTCAGCCCCGAGGTTCACGGCAGAACTCCTCGAACGCGTTGCCCTCCGCCGGAGTCCCCATCACATAGCGGGACACCTCCCGCTGCTGCTCTGCACTGCACCCCGCGACGATCGCGATCCGAAGCCTCTGCTTCGCCAGGAACCACGCGTCATGGCGGACATGCTCCGCGCGCTCCCTGATCTGCGAAGCCATCATCTCCGCCGTGAACTCCGGATCCGTGGCCACCTTCTCGCGTAGCTCGACGACGATCTCCCCGAGGACCTCCATGATCTCGGTCTCGTAGGTATCGCGAGTCCTCAGCAGCCGCGCGTACTGCTCGTCGGCACTCACAGGTCACCGTCGAACAGCGCGAAGAAGAACCAGAAACCCCCGAAGACCACACCGAAACCGATGACCGGCGCCAGCCACCACGACAACCACGACTGCGGCGACATCGCCTCGAACACCTCCAGCCCGGCCGTGATGGCCAACCCGATCACGAGCTTGACCACCACGACCGTGCGCTCGACATCGTCGTCCACGCGCGCCATCACTCGCCGTCCTTCGGCTTCGACACGGAGCGCAGCACCGACGCGATATGCTCGTCGACCTTCGCCATGCTCGACGCGAACTGCTCGGCGATCCTCCGGGCGTCCTCGTCGGAGACGAACGGCATGGTGAACTTCACCGTCTTGCCGTCCTCGCCGCGCAGGAACGCCTCACCCGGGCGCGAATCGCGCCGGGCCTGCTCCAGCCGGTGCTTCACCGAATCCGCGACATGCTCGTCGGCGACGTCGGGATCCTCGATCACCCGGCGCACCGCGTCGAGGTGGCCCAGCACCCGCTGGTGGCGCGTCACAGTGTCCCTCACCGCGACATCGGCATCCGAGAGCAGCGCCATCACCTGCTCACCGGAGAGCCGACCGTGCCGCAAGTCGTCGGTCTCCGCGTCCCCGTCCAGCCGGAGCACGGTGTCGGCGGCGAACTTGCGCAGCGCCGTGACCTCGTCGATGTCGTAGTGCGGGGCCGAGCGCATCCGGTTGCGGCAGGTGTCCCAGTGCATCCCGTACGCCCCGAACGTCCCGCAGTCCGTGCAGCCCCCGTCGTCGTCCAGACCGCCGGGGATGGTCTGCGAGCACCAGGCACACGCCATGGTGCCGTGAGCGGAGCACACAGGGGGCTTTACGGCCTGCGCGATGAACGCCGACATCTCCACCTCCGACGTCGGGAAGTCGATGTCCTCCTCCGCCCCGGCCACGATCATGATCCGGCGGCCGAACTCCGCCAGCGCCGCCTTCACCGCCGCGTCCGTGTCGTGGGCCGCCTTCTCCCGCAGAGCGTCGACGACCGACTCCTCGTCCATCAGCGGGTTGAGGCCGAAGCTGATCAGCACATCGGTCAGTGTCCGGCCGAACAGCTGCTCGGTGGAGTCGTCGCCCTCCAGCCGGGACCGGACCAGCGCGGGCACCAGGTCGTCGGCGAGGTCGTCGCGGTCGGAGACCCGCAACCCCAACGCGGCCTTGACGCCGTCGATGATGCGGCCCCGCTCGTCGTCCTCGACAGTCACCGCGTTGACGAACTCGCGCAGCAGCGTCGGCAGCTCGGCGAGCGGGATGTCGACGGACACGATGTCACCGTCCGCGTTCCCCATCGTCGCCGGGATGAGGTCGTTCGCGACCTGGGCGACGCGGGCGAGCTTCGCGATCTCGCCGTTCTGCCGACCCAGCAGGTCGAGCTTCGCCTTGACCTCGCCGGGCAGCATGGAGTGCAGGGCCAGCAGACCGGACGGGACGTTGGCGCGCCTCGCCGACGACCGGCCGCCCCCGAGGAGGTCGGCGAGCTGGCGGACCGTGTCGGCGGCGGCCAGCGCGTCCTTCACCGCGCTCACGATCGCCGCAGGGGTCCACGGGATACCGCCGGGCGGCAGGGAGCGGATGACGGCATCGAGGTCGCCCGGCCGGGGAGTCATGCCGATCTTTTCGTAGAGCTGGTCGATCGCCGACGGCAACTCGGCGACCAGCCACTCGCGGTGGTCGGCGGCACGCTGCCCCGAGTCGCGAGTCATGTCCAGGTCCGGCGCGTCCCGGTGGACGACCGTGGCGCCGATGGGCTCTTCCACTTTCAACGTGATGTCTCGCATGGCAGGCATGTCCTCGGGGTCGGCGCGGCGGGAACGGGCGGGGATTCAGAACGTCATCGGGCGCAGGTGCCCGTAGCCCAGGCGGACCATGATGTCGCTGACGATGTGGTTGTGGTCGAACGCGAGGGTGAGCCTGCGGATCGAGGTGAACGGCACCCACTCGGCGTCCTGCGCGTCGTCGGCGGCCAGCGGCTCGACCTCACGGTCGAGGATGTGCATGTAGGCGACCGAGACGACGCGGGCGCGCGGGTCGCGCCACGGGTCGTCGTAGACGCCGACGAGGTGCACGATGCCGCCCGGGTCGATGCCGATGCCGGTCTCCTCGTGAAGTTCGCGGATCGCGGCCGAGCGGGACGTCTCCTCCGCGTCGACGTAGCCGCCCGGGATCGCCCACTCGCCGGGATGCGCATCGGACTTCTCGGAGCGCTGGATGAGCAGGATGCTCCCGGTCTGGCTCGGGCCGGTGAGCGCGATCAGGGCGAGGTCGGCGGCGTAGTGGGCCGTCGCTTCCTTCGTGGTCATGTGGATCTTCCCTCAGGTCGGAGTACGGAACGGGGGTAAGAGTAGCCGGAGTGTGGGGGGCTAGTCAACCTAGAATTCACAGCGGCACCCAGCGCGGTCCCACACCCCCAGGAGGGCGACGCCCGCGCCGGTCAGCGCCGACACTCCGGTCGAGGACTGGACCATCAGTCCATCGCGGCGCAACTCATGGACCCACTCGCCAGCGTCCACCGGCAATTGGTCCACCTCGGGATCGCCCACCCAGTGCAGGATGAGGTGCAGCGGGCGATGGTGCGGCGGCGGGTTGATCAGGCCGGGGTACGGGAACATCCGCGACTTTCCTTGCGGGTGGTACCACTGCGTCCGCACCCTCTTGCCCTGCTCGGTGAGCGACACCCGCAGTGAACCGCTGTCCGGCTCACCGATCACCGCAAGGCCACGTGCGAGCAGCTCCCGCGCGGTCTTGCGCATCACCGAACTGCTCATATGGGTCTGGCCGCTGGCGTCGAAGTACGTCGCCAGGTCCGGTGTGCAGCGCAGGCTTCGGCGGCTGGCGAGTTCGATGACTATCCAGCGATCGTTGCTGTACCACGTCGACCCGGACCCGTTCACGACTGCGACCCCAGTTCGCCGGAGAGGTACGCCGGGCCACGGACCCCACGGACGACCTTGTCGTCGGTGCGCAGTGGCGCGGGCGCGGGGTCGGGGATCGCACCGTCGACGAACGACGCGGGCAGCCGCCACCACTGCGACCAGCGCTGTGTGCCCTTGCTGCGGTCGGAGACCGCGACGAACCCGCGACGCCGGATCGCGCCGATGCGGTGCAGGGTCTCGTCGAGCGTGGTCTTGGTGATCGGATGCTCGAAGCCGTCGTCGGTGTGCCGGAACCACTCGACGACGAACTCGGGACGGATGTAGACGGCGTCCCCTTCGGATGCGGAAGTCCCGGCGAGCAGCGGGTAGCCGGTGTCGCAGGCCTCGTCGTAGTCCGGGAGCGGGGTGTGCGAGCGCAGGTAGTCGCGCAGGATGCGCTGAAGACGGGTGGCGTAACGCTCGGCGGCCTGCAACTTGCCGGTGCGAACCCGGTACGCGTAGCCGGTCAGTTCATCGGGGTGGAAGAGCATGAAGGCGCGGCCCTCGCGGAAGGTGTGGAGGCCGTCGAGGACGCCGGTCCGCACGAGGTCGTACACCTCGTTCACGGAGCCGACCTCAAGGATCTCGCGGGCCTCGGGGGCCGAGACGGTGAAGCCGAGGGAGGCGTAGTCAGGTCGAGTCATGCAGCGAAGCTTTGCATAGCAATCGCATGGCGTCAAATTCGACTGTCTACAATGGATAAGGTCACGATATCCGTGATGTTAGAAATTAACATGGTCCGTTTGGTCACCAACACTCGTCCACTTTGGCGCTGTTTCGGTCCACCCCTGGACTTGCAATTGCTTTGCCATAGCGAAATGCCGTGACCAGCGAGGACGGCGACGAGGGCAACGCGGTCCACGCCGGTCCACTCGCGAGAATCGGACAAAGAGGTCAAGTCGGGCCGATCGACGGAAGTGCCTCCCGACCTGCCCTTTAAGAGATGTTGGTCCATGGTCCGACGACTCAGATTTCGACCCCTTTAGGCAATGCTAAGTTTGCAAAACGCTAACATCGCAGGTCAGGGCAAATAATAGCTACTTAGCATGGTTAGCATAGCAATTTACAACCGAAAACAGGCACCTCGTCCCGGACCAAAGGGGGTTGATGACCCGTAACCACCAGGTCAGAAGGCATATAGGGTGGTCTATTGCCGCTTGACCACTAGAGGTTTGCATTGCCATCTACCTGGTGATTAGCATCTTAGAGCAGGTAGTTAGCATTTGGACCACGCTGGCCACGGATACCCCCCGGGGGTATACAGAGCCTGCCTAGCACTGGCATAGCGCACGCAAACACGGCGCAAAGTAAGCGCTAACCTGCTGCAAACTTGCACAAATCTAGGTACTCCAAACCGTTACCCCGATGAGACTTGATTATGGTAATAATTAAAGGAGGGTTACTCAGAGTTACATGCGACTACCACGCAATACCCCGAGTTGACTTCCCGCCACGACACCGGCTAGTGTCTGCGGTGTCGGGCCGGAGAGGGTCCCCCAGGCCTCACCGGTTCCGACACAAGGTCAGGGTGTGCCACGACCGGCACCCGTGAGACTGCAACACCCGTTGTGCCCCGGCGAGCCGCGTACGCTCCACACAGTGCGAGGTTGGGTTCGGGACGCAGCGGTGCGCAGCGAGTTCATGACGGTGGGAACTTCACGGCGAAACACACCCGTCGGAGCACTGCCCCGCGCTACTCAGCAGGGATGGGCAGCCCGTTCGAGCCGGGCCGGTGCACGGAAGGGGCTCTCGGTCAAGCCGAGCCGGACTCTCACGAGGACGGTGGCGGGAGTAAGCCCCAGCGTGTGCCAAGCCGAGTGAAGCGCACGCTCTACCTGTCGCGGTTTTGGCCGCTGTACCGGCTTCGGCAGGCTCGATACCAACGCAACAACGGCCACCCAAAGCTCTTCGAGAGGAACCGCATGAACGACGTTCGCTCTCTCATCCAGTACAGCGTCACGCTGGGCCTCATCGCCGTCTTCATCACGCTCGGCGTCAATCCGTGGCTGTCGCTGCTGCTGGTGGCTGCGCTCATGTTCTCGTTTTTCACCGCGAAAGAGGTGCTCGCGGCGAAGCGCGGGGGAGTCGGCTCTGCGCCGCGCAGCCTCGACGGTTCGCACGAGCGCATCGACAACTGATCTTCTCGCTGAACCCGTTCGACCGGTGCGCACCTACTGGGCGGGCGAGGCGGGGCCCTAATGGCGGATGGGTCCGCTGGTAGTCCACTAGCTCAGCTGGTAGAGCCACGGCGGCAGGGTAGAACCTGGCCGCACCGCGCGGAGTCTTTCCACCCCGTGGGTAGCCGAGAGGCCGTGTGCCCCCGTTCGATCCGGGGGTGGACAACAGACACGGCGCGGGCCGCTAAACCCGCGACCGTGGCACGGGGCGGCAATCCCGGGTGCTGTGATGTGCGTTGCCCTTGCCGGGGTGGCGCAGGGCGGTACTCCCCGCGTCCGGCACTGTCCGGGCGCGGGGGACCGTGAAGCTTCGCGGACTGGCCTGGTTTGGGCAGGGCAGTTTCGTTGATGCGGGAGTGATCTCGTGAGTGGCCGTCTCGTTGTGGATGCGGGCGGGACCACCGAAGTAACACCGGCCGTCGAATTGCAGCGGCGGTCGGGGCGCGCGCTGTGCTTGCCGCAGGGGCGTGCGTCGCGGCTGGACCGGTTCGGGTGTTCCTGCGCCCGGGTCGGGGTGTGACGATTCGCCCGTCGTGCCGCGTTCGACTCGGTTGGCTGTTGGAGCGGCTGGCCGGGGGCACTGGCGTGGATGCGCCGGTGCCGAGGCAGTTCCCAAGGTCGGGCCCCGGCGTACCTGTTCCGGGGGAAGGTTCGAGTCCTTCGCTGTCACGAGATCCAGGCGGGAGCGGTGTGGAATTCGCCGTCGACACTATCCCAGCGCTGCCTGTCTCCGGTGACGGAGCGGTGGTGACGCCCTACAGGGCCCGCTTGGGTCTCGTTTTGGTCCCGTAGCTCAGTGGTAGAGCAGCGTCTTCATACGATGACGGCTGGAGGTTCAAGTCCTCCCGGGACCACGGCGGATGCCCTGCGTTCACCCCGGGACGCGACCGCGTGAGCGGTGATGGGGCGTTGAGAGGCCAGCAGCAGTGATCCGCGTGGCGGCGCTCTTGGTGCCAGATCTCGACGCGGCCGAGGGATACGGCCCCCGCATCTACTTCGAGGTTGACAAGCCGCTTAAGCGTCGGCTATCATTCAGGGGTACCGCACGAGAGACCAGGGAGCCCCGCATGGTTCACACCGCCACCGCCCGCCGCGCCGACATCGCCCTTGGCGACACCGTCCGTATCGAAGGCGAATCCTTCTGCTGGGTCGTTGACGGCATCGCGCCCGGCAACGTCTACGCCCACACTGCTGACAGTGTCAGCGTCATCCGCGTCTTTCGCAGCGATTTCGGTTTGCGTACCGTGCAGATGACCATCGACGCCGACCGGCTTCCCCTGATGCGTCTCACCCGCAAGGGCAACGTCGATCAGGACGACCTCGATGAGGCTGCCGGGCGTTACGGTTTCCCCGCTTTGCCGCCGCTGGTCGGCGCCTGCGTCTTGCGCGAGGGTCGCGTCGTCGTCCTCTGATTCGCAACCCCTGAAGCCCTGCCGGGCAGATTCCTGGCGGGGCTTTTCTGGTAACCTGAGGTTGACAAGCCGCTCAAGCGTCGGCTATCATTCAGGGGTACCGCACGAGAGACCCCCGAGGAGAACCCGCCATGCTGGGAACCGCCACCGTCACCTGTGGACGCACACTCACCGCCGAAGTCAAGGTGCTCCGCGAGATCAACTCGGGCTACTACGAGGTCGAGGTCATCACCGGCGTCGGCGGCTGGGACAAGCCCGGCAAGATCCTCGGCGTCCGCAAAGAGATCACCGAGATGCACGACGTCGAGCCCGCCCCCGTGGCCGTGGCTGACGAGCCCGCCGAGCTGACCGCCCCGGTCACCGGCGAGGAGTACATGGAGATCCTGCTGGCCCGCCAGGCCGCCTACGTCGCCCGCCACCAGGCCGACCGCATCACGCTGCGCTTCCCGCCCCTGCTGGACTGGTTCGTCCGCGACGGCGACGAGCAGTACGTCGTGCTCCCTGAGACCACGCCCGCCCCGAAGCGGGTCACCACACCGCGTGTCTACCGCTCGGCCGACTCGCTGCGCGAAGAGCGCGCCACAGTGCAGGCCAAGCTCGACGCGTTCGCCGACGTCGGCCCGTACGACCCCGCCGTCGTGAACCTCTCGCCGTACTCGCGCTCGAAGGCCGCCGCCAGCGCCGGGCGCCGCCGGTTCGCCAAGATGGACAACGACCTGATCAAGTTCGTGGCGCTGTGCAAGCGGCGCGACGCGCTCGACAGCCGGATCTGCCGGGCCGACGCACGCGAGAAGGAGGCCGGTACCCGTGGCTAAGCTGGAGATCCTCATCGGCGCCGCACCCATCTGGGTCCGGCAGAAGATCGAGATCGAGGGCCCGACGTGCAAGCAGGGCATCGCGATGGCCGCCTACCGCAAGCAGCTGCTCGACCAGGAGGCAGCCGCCGTGGCCGCTGGCAACGACGACATCGCGCTCGACCGGGGCTCGGAGGCCTGGGACATCGAGCGGGACCTGAACACCTACGGGCTCGACCTGGAGACCGGCAAGCCGATCAGGGCGAAGCGGTGACCGTGCTCCCGCCGGACATCCCCGACTTCGAGGACATCCCGGCGTTCGTCTGGCGCTGGGGTGTCACGCTGGCCGGTGGCTCTGTGCTCTGCCTGTACTGCGAGGGCCAGCTGTTCACCGCCTACGGCGACCAGCGGCGCTACCTCACCCCGCTGTCGACGCTGAAGGCCGTCGTCCGGCACGCGCCGGATTGCCCGTCACCGAATACGCCGCCGAGGCAGGACGCCCGGCGCGCCGGATTGATCACCGGGGTCTAGTCTTCGGGCATGATTCTTCTGGTGATCCACCTGTTCGGTTTCCTCTGCCTGTGACCTGACCGCCGCCCGCGTGGGCGGAAGTGAGCCCGGGTGCCCGCCACGGCGGCCCCGGGTTTCGCGCGTCCGGTAGTGTCGCCGGTGGTTCCTGGTTCAAGTCCGGGCGCGGCCAGCGGCAGCCGGTCGTGTAGCTCAATTGGTAGAGCAGCGCGGGCCCGGGGGAGACTCCGGGCCTTCGTACGTCGAACGCCCCCGCCGGTATCCGGCGGGGGCGTTGTCGTGTGGCGGTCACTGAGCGGGCGTCGTTTCCCTCACCTCATAGTTCGCGTACCGGATGGTGCCCGGCTGAATGGTCCACGGGTGGTGGTCGGCGGGCCAGCGCGGTGCGTAGATGACGGGAGCAGGTGGCCCATGGGTCGTGATCGCAGTGCGTACGACTTCAGCGGTGCGCGTCTCGGCCATGGTGATCAAGCCGCGCGGAGGTCCGGGTAGGCAGCGGGGCGAAGCTCGGCCTCGTCGACGTACCTCTTGGCCATGTCGAGCGCGGCGTCGGCGGTGGTTTCGGTGCCGTTCCAGCAGAAGCGTCCGTTGCAGCGGATCTCGAAGTGGCGGGCGCCGGTGGTCTTGTTCTTCACGGGCTTGGCGGTGAGCTTGCGTCCGAGGTACTCGGCGGTGGCCCGGGTGGCGGTGCGCGTTTCGTTCATGATGTAAGTCAACCACTCTGAGCGCGGCTTGTCAATCACCCAGATGCCCAGTTGACTAGCCGCGCCGAACGTGGTTTACTAAACATGTTCCGCACCGACACCCCGGAGGCCGCGCCCATGCTGCACACCACACCCACCGCCGAAGTCCAAGCCGTCATCGACGGCCAGCTCGGCTACGCGATGAACGCCAAGCAGCTCGCCGCGCACGTCCGGGGCCGCCTCAAGCACTACGGCATCAAGGCCAAATGCAGCATCACCCCCGGAGGCCACGACTCGATCCGGATCTCCGTGCCCACCCTCGACGTCCGCTTCACCGACGCCGAGCAGCGCCAGATCAAGATCATCGGTCAGGTCTGCAACCTCACCCGCGTCTACGGAACCCCCATCGACCTCGAACGCATGACCGACCCCTGGGAGCTGGTCCTGCACCTGCCCGTCCGCTAGACCCCCGCACGTGGTGGCGCCCGGCCGCCCTGAGAACCAACCGGGCGCGAGCGGCGATAACCCGCCCGCAGGCCGACGCGCCCCAGGAAACGGGCACGGCGCGCCGACCAGGAACTACACGACCCGGAGTGCAGGACGCACACCGACGGCGCCGGTGCCCCGAGCCGTCAGCCACTCTTGCCGCAACCCCGGGCCCGGTTCCGCCCCGTTCCGCACCACCGGCACACACGAGACGAGAGGACCGACACCATGGTCAACCGAGGCAGCTCGAAGCCGTCCAAGGGCGTCCAGCCCACCGGCAAGGAAGCCCCCCGCCAGGGACCGCCCGCCAACACCAAAAAGTGGTTCGAGAACGTCCAGGACCAGGCCAAGGGCAAGCCGCCCCGCCACCCCAACTAGCCACGAATCGCGATTCGCGAATCACGACCGGAAGGACGCCAGTGCCCCCGCGCCAACTCCACTACGTCGGCAGCCTGCCCGCCGAACTCACCGACCAGGGACCGAAGGCCGCCATGGCCTGGGCCATCAGCATCGACGAGTACGCCGACGAGTACGACCGCAGTTTCGACTCCGTCCCATGCGACATCGACACCCGGTGGATCATCGACTACCTCGACCACCTCGGCGCCGACACCCGCGAAGGCCACGCCTTCCGCACCCTGCGCGCCGGTGACTCGTCGAACTACGACCAGATGCCCATCTACCGCGTCGCCAAAGGCCACAAGCTCAACGCCCTCGACGTCTCGATGGACCGCTACTACAAGCTCGTCGGCGTCATCAACGCCTACCGCGAACTCCGGTCGGAGACCACCGACGGCGCCCTGCCGCCGCTGCAACTGAGCCTGCCCAACCCGCTCGACCTCGCGCTGTTCGTCTTCTGCGGCAAGGTCGATTTCAAGCGCCACCCGATCCGCACCCTGCGCGGCGCCTACCTCGCGCTGCGCCACCTGCGGAAGTTCATCACCGCCGCCGTCAACGACACCGCCAAAGTGCAGGCGTTCGCCGACAACGAGGTGTACTCCACGGACTCCGGCGTGCCGCTGCCCATGGACGGTTCCGACGCCGAAGTGCCGATCGTGTGGAACCTCGAAAGCCCCGCCGTGCTCTACGCGCTCAACCTGGTCCCGCGCTGGATGCGCCCGACGCTGGCGAAGCTGCTGGCCAAGCAGGTCGCGTCGTTCATCTCGACCCTCTGGGTGCCCGCCCTCTGGCTGCACCTGTGCTACGGCAACCTCGACGACGAGCAGGTCATCGACCCGTCGTCGATGGATGAGGTCACGATGTTCCTCAACCCGCTCGAAGTGGAGTTGAAGGCCGTCGGCGCGAAGACCCCGAGGACGCACATCCCGGCCGCGTTCGGCCACCAGCCGCCGCCGCTCGACCCCGCGTTCTACGAGGGCCTCGCGCGCCTCTCGGACTCCTACGACCTGGTCGCCGGGGTCGTCGACGAGAACAACCCCGAGGCCTCGCGCAAGGCGCTCACTCTGTTCGAGGAGGCCGCCGGTCGGCAGGCCGTCGCGGTCGCCACCGCGTGCGGCCTGGGCCGCCACAGCATGGCCGACGCGACGCGCGCGTCGTGGGTCATGAAGGAGCTTTCCGAGATGCCCGCACCGGCGGAGCCGCTGCTGTGACCGAGCCCGCGATCAACATCATCTTCCGCGCGAACGAGGACAATCCCGACTCGGTGTTCGTCGAGGTCGAGAACGACGACGGCGAGAGCGTCAACATCGGCACCACCGCGCCCGCCGACCCCAAGACCGGCCTGTGGTCCATCCGGATCACGGCGAAGGACATCGAAGGGATGGGCCTATGACGGAACCCGAGAAGCAGCCCCGGCGGCACGGCTCCTACGTCGTCGACAAGGACTCGACCGGCGCCCGCTGCGCAGACTGCGCGTGGACGCACCTTGTCGACGCCGAACAGCTCACCGAAGCGGAAGGGGACACCGAACAGGACCGCGCCCTCGCGGCCCTCGAAGAAGCGTTCCAGGCACACCAGTGCGAGGACTTCCCGACCCTGAAAGGCGACACCCCGTGAGCCTCGTTGACCACGCCCGCCGCGAACTCGAACTGCTCGGCGAGGACCCGGCCTACTCGGCCTCACTGGTCGCGGCCATCGCCGCGCTCACCTCCTTCGGGCACTCCGGCGGATCCATGATGGTCGCCACCGAACAGCTCGCTGACCTGCTGGCATTCCGGCCGCTCACTCCGCTGACTGCCGATCCGGAGGAGTGGCAGGACCGAAGCGAGATGAGCAGCACCCCGCTGTGGCAGTCGACGCGGGACTCGGCCGCGATGTCGCACGACGGCGGCAAGACGTACTACTACGTCGACGACCGGACACCGCAGTACGGCGACCCGCACAAGCCGACGGAGGCGGCGAAGACGCCGGTCAGCTAGCGCGCCTCACCCTCTCGGCCCCCGGCCGCCCGTAGTCTTCCGCGCATGACGTGGACGATAAGCGGCAATCTCCGGGGGCCGACTGGCGCCACCGGCGCGGCGGGCGCTGCGGGGGCGACCGGCGCGCCGGGTACGCCGGGCGCGCCGGGTACGCCGGTGGCCACGGTCACCAAACGCGTCGACCTGACGTTCGGGTCCGCGAATCAGCCGCCGCTGGCGATCGGTTCCAACCAGATCACCGCCCGCGCGCTCAACGTCATCAACGCCACGCCGACCCGCTACCGGTTCAAGATCGCCAACGTCGGCGCGCAGAACGGCGCCTACGCGGGTACCCCGATTACCCTCAACTCGCTCTGGATCGGCACACCTCTCTACGACGACACCGCGCACAACGGCAAGTGGCTCGGGAACATGGCCAGCCCCGTGCAGGTCTACAGCGGCGGCGGCGCGCTCCCCACCTCCGGCGCCACCCCCGACCTCACCACCGGCTGGATCACCAACGCCGGAGAGATCAAGGAACTCACCCCGTTCGTCCTGTCTCTCGGCGCCACCCCCGGCGCCGGTGGGTCCGGCGTCCTCATGTCCGACTGCTACGGCGGCATCCAGTACGGCGGCGCCTCGGCCGGACAGGCCGGGGTCGGCGTCCCGGGCAGCGGCTACAACTACTCCGGATTCATGTTCGACATCCGGCTCGAATACGAATTCCAGGCCAACACCGACGACCTCGTGGCGCTCGTCATCGGGGCGTCCGGCGAGTCCGGATACACGCCCACCGGCGACCTCTCCGCCGCGCCGCGCGCCCTGAACGACCCACTCGACGCGTGGCCCTCGAAGTGGGCGACACGGCAGGGCTTCCACGTCATCAATGCCGGGCTCAACGGCTCCGCCACCACCGACTGGACGTCCACCACGGCCCGTCCGTTCGCCCGTTTCGACCTCGCCACCACCGTGCCGGACGTCGCGATCATCGGCAGCATGGCCAGCAACGACCTGAACCTCGGCACGAGCCTGTCGACGATCATCGCGAACTACGCCACCATGGTCACCAACCTGCGCGGACTGGGCATCAAGCGGATCTTCGGGTGCACCATTCCGCCGCGCTCCCTGACCGGCACGCCGGAGACGAACCGGGTCGCGTTCAACGCGTTCATGCGCGCTGTTCCAGACGGCTTGGAAGCCGTGTTCGACTTCGATCTCGCGATCCGCAACCCGGCCGCGCCGTCGACTATGCTGGCCGATCTCGTCTCGACCGACAACACTCACCCGGTCCGCGAGGGGGCGGCTGTGCTCGGCGCTGTCCCGTGGGTCGGGGCGATGGGGCTCGGCGGGGCCGTCGGTGCGACCGGGGCGACGGGCGCTACGGGGGCGACCGGCCCGGCGGGCAGCGCGGCCGTGGAGTACAACGCCACCGATTACGGCATCGTGGGCGATGGGACGACGAACAACAAGGCTGCGTTTCAGACGCTGGTCAACACGCTCGGCACGGCGTACGCGGCAGACGGCCGTCCCCGCATGATCTACCTACCGGCTGGTAACTACGCGGTGAAGGACGGCGGCATCGTTTGGAAATCCGGCGTCGGCGTACGCGGCGCCGGGCCGGGCACAAGCCGGATCCTGCTGAGCAACCCCGTAGCCACTGCCAATCCCACACCTTTCGCCAGTTACACCGCCGCGTTCGACGGCGCCAGCACTTCCGCGCCTCTCACCGACTGCGTTTTTGCCGACTTCGAGGTCGACGGATCCGGCGTCTCGTTGGCCAGCTACTCCACCGGCGCCAAGGCGTTCGTGCTGCAATACATGGTCCGTGCGAGGTTCTCGAACCTCTACATCCACGGATGCGGCGCGACCGGACTCGGCTGCGACTTCCTGCAAGACAGCATCATCGAGCGCGTCGTCGCCAACAGCAACGGACGGCTGAACAACGGCACCCAGGCAGGCGGCGCCGGAATCGGGATCGGCATCGGCGGCTGGGGTGACATCGAGCGCACCACCGTCATCGACTGCATCGCGAAGAGCAACGGGACATCCGGCATCTTCGTCGAACTCCAGAACGCAGCGTGGACTCCGCCGCGCGGCATCCGGATCATCGGCTGCCACGTCGAGGCCAATGTGCGGGGCATCTCCGACTGGGGCGCGGACGGCCTTATCGTGCAAGGCTGCACGATGATCAACAACACCGCCGCCGGATTCGACGTCTCCAAAAACGGCGTCGGCACCACCGTCGGCAAGGGCGGCGTCATCAACGGATGCGTCATCAACGGCAACGGAACCGACGGTCTCACCATCGGCGACGGCATCAGCCGCTACGTGGTCCAGGGCAACCAGATCCACGACAACGTCCGCCACGGCATCAACTTCGCCAACCCCATCACCTCCGCCGCCGTCGCGCAGGAGATCACCCTCGCCGACAACGAGATCTTCGCCAACGGCCAAGCCGGAATCCACATCGGATCGACCTTCACCGACAGCTCGATCATCAGCAACCGCATCCGCAACAACGGCACCGCGACCGCGCAGACCACCGACCTTCGCGCAGGCCTGTCCATAGCCAGCCCATGCAACTCCCCGACCATCGTCGGCAACCGCCTGTGGGACAACCAGACCACCAAGACGCAGACCTACGGCATTTACGTCACCTCGCCGGGCACCATCGCCACCGGCACCGTGCTCGACAACAACCTGAACGGCAACCTCACCGGGGCGCTGTTCCAATCCGCCTCGGCCATCACCGGCGGCGTCTGGTCCCACAACCTCGGGCCCGCCGCCGGAACCACGTCGGCCGGGCAGACGATCGTCCTCGACAGCACCGCCCACGTGCAGGGCGACCTCCGGCTCAAGACTTCGCAGTTGTCCGGCGGCGTCGGTGTCGTCGCGCTGGCCAACGCCACCACACCGCCCACCGGCAACCCGACCGGCGGCGGCGTGCTCTACGCCAGCGGCGGCGATCTGCTCTGGCTCGGCACCGCCGGAGCCGCTCGACCGCTGACCGCCCCGACACCGGGCGCGCTGGTCGACGCGGCGACCGTCGCCACCGACGCCAGCGCGGCCGATGTCTTCGCGCTCGACGCGACCTCGGCGATCGGCAACACCCGGATACTCGGCGCCCCGACGAACGCCCGCGACGGTATGCGCAGAACATGGCGCTTCCGCCAGGACGCCACCGGCGGCCGGTCGTTCACCCTGGCCACAGGCACCGGCGGCTTCGTGCTCGGCTCGCAGATCGCGAACACCACGCCGGTCACTACGGCCAGCAAGGTCTGCTATATGACCGCCATCTACGACGCCAGCTACACCGGCGGCGCGCGGTGGTGCGTCATCGCCTTCGAGCCGAGCGTGTGACATGAGCGTCCGATTCGACAAGGCAACCAGCGGCGCGAACCGGCTCACGTGTACGGCCGCCATCCCGCCGCCCGGATCGGGCATCACCTTCACCGCGTGGGTCTACTTCGTCACCGGCGCGCAGGCCAGCCCCAACGGCTGGTCCGACCTGCTCCGCATTCACAACGGGGCGGGCGCGAACACCACGCTGACCCTAGGCGCGCTGGCCTCCGGCACCGCGATGGGCCTCTACTCGGCCTCGGGTACCGCGACGGGTCCGACGATGACGGCAGGCAACTGGTACCGCGTCGGCTACACGCTGACCGGCACGTCCGGCAAGCTGTACATGATCGGCGCCACCGGCACGACCGTCCTCTACACGGCGACGATCACCCCCGGCGGGACGCCGACCGGCTGCACTTTCGGCGCCCGTTCGCCGACGGACGCGACCGAGTACTGCGACATGCGGCTGTCGCAGGCCCGTATCTGGTCCAGTGTGCTCACGCAAGCGCAGATCGAGGCCGAATGGGCGTCGACGACGCCGGTTGTCACAGCGGCCTTGTTCGCGAACTGGCCACTCACGGTCGCGACAGACCTCACCGACCACTCCGGCAACGTGCACCACCTGGTCGCCAACGCCACCACTCCGGCGACGGAAGCCGAGCCGCCGAACGGACCGACGTTCCGACCGTCGTCGTTCTTCTTCGCCGCGTGACCGGCGCGCCGAATGCGGCCGCTGACCTGGCGTACTTGATGATGAGCCCATGTCGAAACTCACTGAGGACTTCCTGGTCGGCGACCAGCTGCTCGACGCCGACGACAACCTCGTCTACACCGTCACCGAAACCCAGTTCGGCCCCACTCATGTCGACCTCATGGTGAGGTGGGCACTCGACCAGGGCGTCACCACCCGCACCGTTCCGTACGGTGTCGAGTTGAACATCGTCACGCCGGAACCCGACCCCGAGCCGTAAGCAGGAGACCCCGTGCCCTCGCCGTTCGTTCCGCAGACCGTCACCATCACCGACTACTTCACCGACAGCGGCGGTGCACCCCTCGACGGGCGCGCCGAGTTCCGGCCGTCGGTGACGTCGAAGACGCCGGACGGAACGATCACGAGGAACCCGGTCGTGGCGCGCATCAGCGGCGGCAACCTGACTGTCGTCCTGATCGCGCCCAACTCCACCGGCGTCACCCCGCAGGGCTGGACCTACGAGGTCACCCTCATCCTCGGTCCGCCCGGATCCTCCGGCGCGCTCGGTGTCGACGCGTGGGTGCGCGATACCTGGAGTGTCGTGCTGGACGCGGCCGTACCGGCGGTCACGCTGCGCGCGTTGACCCGCGTCGACACCGTCGGCGAGTCGCAGTTCCGGGTCCGCTCGGTGGCCGGGGTGTTCCCGGGTCTGGACGGCAACGTGGCGCTCACCGCCGACGACCTCACGGAGATCGGCGCCGGGTACGCCACCCAGGTCGCCCTCGACGCGCTCACAGCGCGCACGGTGACGTTGGAGAACCACCCGCCCGCGCACGCCAGCAGGCACGCGCCGGGCGGTGCGGATCCGATCGACGGCTCATACGTTTCGAACGCGCGGATCAACGCGGTCAACGGGGTGGCGGGACTCGACGCGTCGGGCCTGATCGCGACCTCGGCCCTGCCGTCGCTGTCGATCACGGACGTGTTCACGGTGGCCAGCCAGACGGCCATGCTGGCGCTGACTGCGGAGCGCGGCGATGTCGCGGTGCGGACTGACACGTCGGTCACCTACATCCTTGCCGCCGCACCCGCCTCGACGCTGGCGAACTGGAAACTCCTGCCCACCCCGCCGGACGCGGTCACCTCGGTGAACGGGCAGACCGGCGTGGTCGTGCTCGCCAAGTCGAACGTCGGCCTGGGCAGCGTCGACAACACCGCCGACACCGCGAAGCCGGTCAGCACCGCGCAGGCCACGGCCATCGCGTTGCAGATCCCGCTCACCCAGCGTGCCGCCGCGTCCGGGGTGGCGACGCTGGACGGCTCGACCAAGATCCCGATCGCGCAGATCCCGACCGGCGCGACGTCGAGCACGGTGGCGATCGGCAATGACTCGCGCCTGTCCGACGCGCGGACGCCCCTCGCCCACGTGCACACGATCGCCGATGTCACGAACCTTCAGACCAACCTCGACGACGAGGCCATCGCCTCGACGGACTCGGCGATCCTCGGTGACTTCTTCGAGTCCATGCCGCGCTACGCGGCGACCAGCCAGGACTCACTGAGCAACGGCTGGTCGACGATCTACGGCGGGCTCGCGCTCCGGTCGACGTTCACCGCGACCAAGCTGCGCTTCCACTGCCGGGGTGCGGTCGGCTCGCCGGGAATCGTGACCATGGCCCTGTGGAAGGGCACGAACCGGGCGGCGCTGACCAAGGTCATCGCCGACACCGTCGTCACCTCGTCGTTCGGCGCGGTGGGGCTCAAAGAGCTGGTGATCTCGGCGCTCACGGTCGTCAAGGGCGAGTTTGTCTACCTCGGGTTCATCCACACCAACGCGGGCACGGACCCGGCGGTCTCCACGCTGGCCGGGCCGCCGACTCCGGACCTGCTCAACCCGACGGCGGCGCAGACGATCACCGGCGGCCGGTCAGGCCAGACGGCACTGCCCGCGACAACGCTCGACGTGTCCGCGTCGTTCGTCGCGTCCGGCCGTCTGGCCTGGTTCTCCCTCGCTCCCTAGAGCAGGCCTTCGAGGTAGGGCGTCGACTCCTCGACGGTGTCGACGCGCACGATGTGGCGGCCGGGGATCGAGAGCACCTTGTCGCGCCACGGCGGGTCCGGGTCGAGGATCACGACGTCGTTCACGATGTCCATCTGCTCTTGGGTGAGCGTGATGGGCAGGCTCACCAGTGCCGTCCGTCCGGGCAGACGCCGCCCTCGTGCATGAGGTGGATGCGGGACGGGTCCACGGAGACGTGGAAGACGTTCACCGGGTTGACGCATTCGACGTAGGCGTCGCCTTTGAGCCCGGGGCCGCCATTGACCTGGCCGATCACAGAGTCGGAGTTGTCGCGGGCGTTCGGCTGGCAGGCCGTGAGCGCGAGGACGGCGGCGGCTGCGGTGGTGAACATGATGACGGCGCGGAGCATGGCGGGGTTCACTTTCGGGGTCGGCGCTTGCGCGCGGAGGTGAGCGGGACGGGGCGGCCGATCTGGCCGGACACCTCGTTGTCCTGGTTGAGATGGGTGAGCTTGCGGTAGCCGAAGATCTTCGCGGTCTCCGGCGTGGTCGCGGACCGCTTGCGCCATTCGGTGAGGCAGTCGCCGCAGAGCGGCACCCGCTGGCAGGCCTGGGTCTCCCAGATGACGACGGCGGGCACGGCGCGGTGCCACAAGCAGGTGGTCACGACGGTCTCTTTCGGTCGAGGTCGGGTGCTGTTCAGCGGCCGTAGATTCGGCGCTTGAGGGCGTTGACGACGGGGCCGTGGATGACGATCAGGTCGAGTTTGCGGTCGTCGGGGAGGTCGGCGTTGTCGAGGCGGTCCCAGACGTCTTCCCAGTCGATCTGTACGCCCTCGTACCAGCCGTCGACGATGTCGAGGGTGGCCTTTTCGAGGGCGTCCATGGTCTCGGGGCCGACGTCGTTGACGGTGGTGGTGGCGTCGATGGTCAGGTACTGGGCGGTTTCGGTGGCCACGGCGGTTCTCCTCGGGTTGTCTGCGGAACATCATTATTCAACCATGCTGGCAGCGGCTTGTCAACTCGGCGCGTCGAAGGCTTTCCCGCAGGCCAGGGCGGAGTATCGTGGCACCGTGTTCGAGCGATTGCTCAGCAAAATCAGGATCTTCCACCGTATCGACAGACTGGAGCGCCACATGTCCGAAGCCCAGGACGCCATTGCCGAGCAGGACACCGCCATCGTCGCCCTCGGGCAGCGCATCGACGCCATCGTCGCAGCCGACGAGAATATCGACAGCGAGACCGCCGACGCGATCCGCGCGGAGACCGCGAAGCTCTCCGGCCTCGCGCCTGCGGCGAACCCCACCCCCGACGCGCCGGACTCCCCCGACGCGTAACACCCGACGACAAACCCCCCTCACCTGGTCTCGGTCGAGGGGGGTTTGCCGCATTCACAGGGCAGCGGTCAGCAGGGCCGCGACGAACAGCCACGACCAGTGGTAGGCCTGGTCGAGCTGGTATGCGCCGCCCCGGTCGTAGTACGCGCCGTGCCGAGTCTTGCGGGCAAGCCACTTGAGCGTGAAGCGCCGGTCAGCCCAGTAGTGCGTGAGCGCCGACACGGCCTGCCCGGCGACGAATCCGACGACGGTGATGTCGAGGTCGAGCACCCACCACGCCAGCGCCCCGAACACGGCCGTCGTGGCCGTGTAGGTGCCGACGTGACGCGCGCACAGGACGGCGCCGGTGAAGTCCCGGGCGCCCTTCCCGTTGGCCTGGTGGTCGGTCTGCACCCAGTGGTCGCCGAGCTGGTGGGCGGTGAGCATCGCGAGCATGAACGCGGCGAACGTCACGGCCATCAGTCGGCGCCCGGGGCAGACAGGCCGAGCGCGGGGCCGAGCAACTCGGCGCGCAGGATGTCGGCGGCCAGCGAGAGGCCTTCCCGTTCAGCCTTGAGCCGCATCCCCTTGCCTGTCTCGTCGAGGAAGTCGGCGACGGCGGGCAGCACCAGTAGCGTCTCCGCGCTCAACGTGATCTTGTCGATGTCGGCTGTTCGGTGGCGGCGGTTGAGCGCGCCCATCAGTCGGCGTCGCGGGCGGGTTCGGCAGCTGGAGCCAACTCGGCGATTCGCGCACTCAGCGCGTCGCGCAACTCGGTCAGCTGCGCAAGGTCGAGCACACTCTGCCCGCCGATCGGGGCACCGGTGGTGCAGCTGAAAACCTGGATCGACGTTGCGGCGTCATCGGTCTGGGTGCGGCCCTCGTCGGGACCGGACTCGACCTGGATTTCCCGGTTGGTGCGGATGTCGCCGCGCAGACTGTAGTGCCGGGAGACGTTGATATAAGCGGTGTGCATGATGCCCTCCGGGTTTGGGGAAGCGAGGCCGGAGGCGGATGCCCCCGGCCGGGTGGATCAGGCGAAGCCGATCAGCTTCGCGTCCGCGATCTGCGCCTGTCGCCGCGCGAGCATGTCGCGGACCATGTCGAACCAGTCGCCGCGCGTCTTCTCGTTGAACCAGATGGCCACTCGGTGCGCGTCCTGGAAGCGGTCGACGGCGGTCATCATGGCCTCGACGTCCGGCTGACCGGTCTCCGGAAGGCCGTAGTGGCCGAGCATCCGGCGCGCGTCTTTCGCGGCCTCAATGGTCTTCTGGTGGGCGAAGCGGGCCTTGTCGAGCACCTTCGCGCCCTGCCCCCGGCCGGTCATGCCGAGCACTTTGGCCGCGCAGGTCGAGCCGTAGTAGGTGACGTCGTCGTCGTTGCCTTCCGCGTCGAGCATCATCAGCACGATGGTGGCCTTGAGGTTGACCTTCGGGCAGCCGGGGCGCTCGCAATCCACGCACTCGTCTGTCGTTCCGATGTAGCGGAATCGAGGGGCGGTGGCGGGGGCGGTGCGCGTCTCGGTCATGAGGTAAGTAAACCACCGTGAGCCCGGCTTGTCAACTACCGGCGCCGATGCTTCCGGGCGGACCAGTCGGGCATGACCAGCGGGTCAGGCTGGACGTGGAACTGCTCAAGCTCGGCGTCGATCTGCGCGCGCAACTCGCTGTTCAGCTGCGGTAGCGCGGTGTCGGCCTCCTGCACCTTGTCGAGCAGACGAGCCATCCGCGCGGCCGTCTCGATGCGGGGATCCGGCGGCGGCATCACGATCGCCCGCCCCGGCCCCATGGCGGTGAGCAGGTCGTGCGCCCGCGCCAGTTCGGCGTCCTTGGCTTTGATCGAGGCCTTGAGTTGCCGGTTCTTCCCGCGCCCGGACAGGCTTTTGACGAGTGCGCCGATCCAGTCGGAGAAGACCTCCAGGATGGCGCCGCCGAACACGAACAGGAGGACGATGATCCATCCGAGGTTGTCGGTGATGAACTTGAAGAAGGCGTCCATTGCGGACCTTTCGGGCTCGGGATGCGGAACGGGTAGGATGGTAAGTAAACCACCATGACGGCGGCTAGTCAACTCACCGGCGCGCCGCCGACCAGATGCCCGCAACCGATGCGACGCTGAACCCATGAACCTCGAAGAAATCCCAGGTCACGACCCAATTGTCGCATTGATCCCGGGCCGTCCGCGCCCCGAAGGAATGGCCCTCGGCCGCTACGTCAGACACGACCCCCGATCACTCGCCTACCCCGTCATGCACGCGTCCGCGCCGAAGCCGGTCGCCATCCTGCACGAGCGCCGCACCCCGATCCTCGACCAGGGCAACCTCGGATCCTGCACCGGCAACGCGGGCACCGGGATGCTCGGCTGCGAACCGTTCTTCGATACGACCCCGGTACGCGGGCTCTCACTCAATGAGGCCTACGCCGTCAAGCTCTACAGCGACGCCACCAAGGCCGACGACCAGCCGGGAAGTTATCCCCCGATGGACACCGGATCGAACGGTCTGGCCATCGCTACGGTCCTGAAAAACCGAGGCATCATTGACCGCTACGAGCACGCGTTCAGCGTCTCGGCCGCGCTGGCCGCGCTCGAACGCGCCCCGTTCATCTTCGGCACGGTGTGGCTCTCCGGCATGGACCAGCCCGACTCGAAGGGATTCGTCTCCCTGTCCGGCAAGGTCGAGGGTGGCCACGAGATCATGTGTCGCGAGTACGAGCCCGGCAAGACCCTGTCGGCCGGGGTGCTCACGTTCGACAACTCGTGGTCGGACACCTGGGGCGACAAGGGCCGGTTCCGGATGACGGTTAAGCAGTTTACCTACCTGCTTAAACAAAACGGGGATGTGACCTGCCCCGTCCCTAGGGCGTAGCCTCGACGCACAGAAGCCCCTCCCGTGCAGCAGTCGGGAGGGGCTTCTGTCGTATCCGGATTACGATCGGCCGAGCGGGTCCAGCCGGTCGGCCAACGTGCGCCGCGACCGCGCGGCCTCGGCGTACATCACCGCTTTCTCGTCATCCTTGCGGGCCCGCAAGCGCAGCGTCGCGGGGGTGAACGGGCCGGGCAGCCAGTTCGGCGCGCCGACTTCGGTCATGCCCTGGTAGATGCTGATCGCCACGACCACACCTTCCGGCGTGAGCGCCTGGAACCGGTGCTCGCCTTCGCCGTGCGCGAGGACGCCGGTGAGCAGGTACCAGCAGCGCATGTGCTTGACGTAGGTACCGGGAGTCAGGGTGACGGTGGGCTTTTTGTCGAGGTGCATCGCCTAGTTCCCTTCGGACGCTTCGGCGCTGTCCCAGCGCGGGTCTATCTCGTCGAGCTTCTCGCAGAGCGCGTCGAATTCCTCGGTCGCGGCCGCGATGGCGGCGCCGAGCGACTTCACCAGTTCGGCGATCTCGGGGGGTACTTCCTTCATGGCGGGCTCCTAGCGGTCCACGGGGGAGTGCACGATCGTCCGGGTGACGGTCGGCGGGGCGAGCGGGGTGACGGGGTAGTCGTACCCGGCGACCGGGTTGATCGCCATGATGACCACGGCCAGGGTGAAGGCGACGGCGGGGAAGAGCAGGATGAGGACGAGCACCCGGGGTGGCGAGGTGAACGGGTTGACCAGCTGGACGCGGCGACTCATCCGGCTTCGCCGAACAGCCGGGCGCGCAGCGCATCGCCTTGCTCGGACTGGATCGGGTGCTGGTGCAGGGGCCGGTTCCAGTGCTCGAACTTGCCGTTCCCGCGCATCGAAGGGTCGGTCATCGCGATGTGCCACCAGCGTTCGCCGGTGACGGGTTGCAGCGGGCACCGGTCGCACTTGTAGGCGTGCATCGCGTTCGGCTCCCAGCGGGATTGCCGTTCGACGCTGCGTGCGAGTTTGTCGGCGATGTCCTGGCTGTAGCACCGGATCTTGATGCATTTCAGCGTCGGCGGAGGCTCGACGAGCAGCCGGATCGCGGCGGCTGTGTCCTGTTCGGTGAGAGCGACCCGTGCTTCGGCTTCCTCGGCGCGGGCGCGCCACCGGTCGCGGCGGTCTTCTGCCTCCAGCACGCGGCGGCCGAACTCGGTCAGGTCGTCGAGCCAGGCGAGTGCGCCGAGTTTGCCGAGCACCCACCGGCGCATCAGAGCAGTCCGGTGACGGCGTCGAACAGGAGGACCACGCCGCCGATGACGGTGCCGACGGCGGTGACGAGGTAGTTGAACAGGACGGTCCAGGCGGTGGTGAGTGCGGGGACGACGATGTGGCGGGTGGCCGGGAAGATGAAGACGAGGGCCAGGATGACGAGGGCGGCGGCGATGACGGGGAGGTCGTTGCGGACGGTGCGGGCCGGGGCGGGGGTCTCGTTCGTGGTCATGAGATAAGTAAACCATGCCCGCCCCGGCTTGTCAACTATCCCGAGCAGGTCCCGAGCATCGAGCCCAGCGCGTCGCGCGACGCCGACGTCACGCTCAGGTGGTACTTGACCTTGCTGGCGATGTAGCGCTGGGCGTAGGCGCACCACGTCGCGTGCAGCGGCGGCTTCCACGCATCCGGCGTCTTGTCGCTCTTGGCCTCGTTCGACTTCCCGTCCACGGCCCACAGGTTCGTCTCGTCGGTCGCGAACGCGAGACGCTGCGCCGGAGTCCAGGCATTCGCGCCGGACTTCCACGCGTCGCCCAGCGGCACGATGTGGTCGATCTGGATCGTGGCCCGCACGGTGAGGACTTGCCCCGTGTACGGACTCGCGTAGTGGATCGCGGAGGCGTCGGCGTAGCAGCTGCCCTTGCGCGTGGTCTTGACCGCGCCGGTGTCGCGGATGAGGACGTCTTCGCGCTGGTCGCACCCGTTGTGGTCGGTGTCGGCCCACGCGGTGCCGAACAGGCTGCGGACGTAGCCGCTCGGCGCGTGACCGTCGTTGACGGTCAGCTGGGAGAGGGTGCCGGTCGGCGGGGCGGTGAGGGTGTCGGCGACGCCGGTCGGTGTGCATCCGGCGAGGGCGAGGGCTATGAGCACCAGGGGTGCGTAAATTCGCATGGCTCACGGTAACACAGTTGACAAGCCCCGCTGAGCATGGTTATCTATTGGTGTTCCGCTCGACAGCCCGAAGGAGTTACCGTGAAGACCATCGCCCGCACCGCCACCCGCAAGATCGCCGCCCTCAAGGCCACGATCGACCACATCACCATGTACGACCAGAACCGGGGCGCGATGGTCCCCATCGTCAACACCGAAGGCGCGTGGCATGACCTCGCTACCTACGACTTCGCCCGGCTCGTAGACAACGAGAACGGCACCTACAACATCAACATCCACGGCAACCGCTGGTTCGTCCTGCACACCGAGCCCGTCGCCGCGCCGGTCACCGACTTCGTCGAGGTCGGCCGCCAAGCCCGCCGCGACGGCCAGCACGGCGCGCCCGCCCTCAACCCGGTCGTCATGGCCGCGCTCGACGGCATCCCCGTCGGCGGCGGCGGCACAGAGATCATGCTCGCCTTCCAGAAGGGCTACGAGGAGATCGTCGACGCCGAGTGCGCCGCGATCCTCGCCGCCGACCGGCCGACCCCCGGCGTCACCGTCACGCGGACCCGCCGGTCGATCGCCACCCAGCTCCGTGAGTTCTTCGCCGCCCACGGCATCGCCTGGGAGATCGGCCAGCACCAGGGCCGCACCGCCTACATCGTCGCCGGTGAGCCGCTCACCCCCGGCGAGGCCGCCGACAAGTACCTCCCCGGCGGCTTCGCGGCCGCGTTCGGCGCCCGCTGATGCGCGCGGAAGAGGTGCTCGACATCCACCTCGACCTGTTCGCGCGGTTCAACGAGCCCGGCAACATCATCACCCGGCTCGTCGACAACGCCGCTGTCGAGGCAGGATTGCCGACCGCCGAGAACGCCGAGCACGGAACCGTCTCCGCCTCCGAGTCGTTCCGCGCCGTCCTGGGCGAAGCCACCACCTACCGCGTCCGTGAATCCGTCACCGACGCGATCCGGCCGACCGCCGAGTCCCACTCCGACGACATGGTCGCCGGACACTTTCCACCCCCGCACCCGATGGGTGTCGCGGTGCTGGAAAAGCCCTTCGCGTTCACCGAGAACAGTGGCCGTGAGCAGCTCGTGCACGTGATCACCTGGGTGCCGCTGGCCTACATCGACAGCACCAGCGACAGCGAACCCCGCTTCGGGACCATGGCACTGCTGTGGAACGACGCGAACCGTGAACCGGACTACTACAGCAAGGTCATCCTGCGTGACGCGGAGAAGCGCGGCGACCTGCCCCGCCTGCGCCGAGGAGGCCTGTACTTCCCGATCCAGTTCGTCCACTACTTCAACGAACTCCCCGCCGGACAGATGATTATCGAGGTGAAAGAAGTGAACAAGGCCCAGATCCGCGCACGCGGCGAGGTCCCGCAAGACCTGGTGGTCTCCATCGGCCGCATGATCATGGGCCTGTGGGACCTCATGGGTCGCATCCCCGAGGCGCCCGGTGCCTTGCCGGGCCAGGAGCATGTCCGCAAGACCGCCGCCCGCCGGGCCCGCAACGAGGGCCTCACGTCGCCCACCGTGTGCGAGGTCGCGCTGCATTCGCCGCGTCGCCGCGTGGAACCGGATCCCGATCGCACGCCGGGCACGCGGGCGCCGGTGGAACACCGGGTGCACGTTCGCGAACACACCCGCCAGCAGGCGTACGGGCCCGGTCGGAGCCTGCGCAAGACGGTGACGATCGAGTCCTACGAGTACGGGCCGGAGGATCCGCCGGACTACCGGCCGCCCCACCGGGTCTACCGCGTCGGCTGAGTTTCGCAAGCCGCGCCCGACGTGGTTAACTATCGGGGTCCCGCGCCGTCCGCACCGCGCGGACGGGCAACGATGAGAGGAATATTCCATGGCCACATCGACCAAAGAGGTCGTCATGTACGGATGCGACGCACCCGAGTGCGACGTCGCCCGGCCGGACGAGGACGGCCGTCCGCCGTCCAAGGGCACCAGCGGCCTGGTGAACCTGCCCGACGGCGGCAATGCGGAGTTCTACGCGTGCCGCGTCTCGCACATCTCGAAGGCCGTCCAGGCCGCGCAGGGTGTCGACGTCGCCGCGACCGAGGGCGACGACGAGGACGGGCAGCCCGACGTCGATACCGACGCCGTGGATGCCTCGCCGGTCGAGGGTTACTCGGCCGACGAGGAAGTCCCCGCCTTCCACTAGCACCACCGGGTTGACAAGCCGGGCGGAGCGTGGTTAGCTAACTACGTTCCGCCCGACGAACCCGAGGAGAAGACCATGGCCTTCCGAGGCCCCGACATCGCCGCCGACGACACCGTGACCGTGACCGGCCGAGGCGGCACCTGGGTAGTGGACGAGGTCGTCCCGCCCACCGGAAATCGGCCCGGCTACGTCCACCTCACTCAGACGCGCACCCGGGGCCGCTACACCTGGAACACCCTCATCGTCGCCACCGACCCCGCCACGCTGGTCTACATGCGACACGGGAACGCCCAGCTCGACGAGTGCAACAAAGCCCTTGCCGCCGCCGGGATCCCCGCCCTCGAAGCCGGATCCGCCGCTGGACGCAACCGCTACGTCATCGTCCGAAACGGACAGATCACCGACCTCACTCCCATCCACGCCTAGGAGGCACACCATGCGCAAAAAGGACGTTCTGCCCGGCCTCCTGGTCGGCTACGAGGAAAACGGCTGGGCCATCAAGCCCAAGCTCATGCCCGCATTAGCCATCGGGCCGCTGTGGGTGTCGACAAGGCTCAAGGAGAAGCGCGTCTACCACCACCGCACCGATGTCGGGAACTACGCGGAATTCCTCCTGCTCGCCGCGACCGGCGAGATGGTCAAGGACATCGCGCACTGGGCGGTGCTGGAGACCACGGCGAACGACCCCGTCACCGACGAGCACCGCAGGGTGGCCTTCGCGCTGGGGGAGCGGATCGAGAACGGGGAGGAGGTCGACCTGCCCCGTGAGCCCGCCCCCGAGGGCTGGGTGTGGAAGACCCTCTCTGCCCGCAAGGTCGTCGGCGCCTACCAGCCCGCCGCGATCAAGCGAGCCGAGGAGTCGTTGGCCGCCCGCGCCGCCGCGCAGGAGAAGCGGGACAGGCAGCTGGAGGCCCTCAGGCGCTATGAGGCGATCGAGCGGGTCGCGGAAGAGGTCGGCGTGCGCCTCGGTCGCCTGATGTATTCGGACTCGCCGGAGCCGATGATCCAGCTCACTCTCGCCGACCTCGAAGCCCTGGTCGTGCGCAAGGCAGCAGGGGAGGTGATCACGTGACGTTCACGGAGAAGGAGATCCGCGAGGCGGCGAAGGCCGCGACGGACAAGCAGGCCTCGGAGGCCGAGGAGGCGCAGCGCCTCGCCGACGCGCTGGAGGAGTAGGGCTCTGGGCGCGGCTAGTTGACTAGCCGCGCCCAGAGTGGTTTACTTACGTTGTTCCGCCCAGCAACCCGGAGGACACCGTGACCGAAACCCCGAACGCCCCCATCCCCATCACCGCCTCCGGCGTCTCCCGCCTGCTCAAGGAAAACGGTCTCATGACCACCCACCGGCACCGCCGAGCGATGCCCGAAGGCATCTACATCAGCGGCGGCGGCCGCAGGACCACCCTCGTCAGCGTGATTGTCTCCATCGACGCCCCCGCCCACCGCGAACGCCTCGCCCAGCGCGCCCAGGAGATCCTCGAAACCGGCGGCTACCACGTCGAATGCACCACTGCCCCCCACCCCGAGTACGGTGAATTCTTCGGCACGACCCACCTCGCCGTCACCCGCCGCATCCCCAACACCCGCAGGGCCCGGCCCGCCGCCGAACAGGCCACCATCACCGTGCACGCCGAGCCCGGCGAGACGTTCAACGCCGACGACGTCGCCGCCGCCGTCGGCGCCATCGTCCCCATCGTGACCAGAGGCGACCGGGTCACGGTCTCCGAGTGCGGCGACCAGGACGGCAAGATCGTCGCCGCCCGCTGCCTCGACGGCGGCACCCGCGTCGAATACGACGTCACCTACTAGCCGCTCACGCCCGCCACGCCGACCAGCGCGGCGGGCGTGCCTGTATGCGCACCCCGCTTATGCTGGCGCCATGGCCGAGAACGACGACGAACACGACCCGGACGAGTGGCCCCGAGGCCTCTCGGGCGTCTCCGCGTACGCGGCCTACGACGACCCCACCCTCCCGCCGCCCGGTGCCGCCGACGACGTCGAGAAGCGCACTGTCAAAGCTCTCGCCGCCAGCCTGCCTCACCTCGGATCCGAAGGCATCCGGCCCATCCAGTTCGCCGAGGCCTACGCCCGGCTCGTCGCCGTGTCCATGGCCCGCGCCGAGTTCCTCGGGGAGAAGCTCGCCCAGGCCTACGAGAACGAAGGACTCGGCTCCCTGGTCGGCCACAAGTACGACTCCGACAAGTTCGGCGAGATCTACGAGGTCTCCGAGGAGACACGCGGCCTCGCCGCGATGGAAGAGCGCGAACGCGACCGCGCCGCCCGCCTCATCAAAGACGGCCTGCGCATCGGTATCGAAGCCAAGCACGTCGACGTCATGCGCGGCTACGGCCACACCGTCGTCGCCTCCCTCAAGATGCTCTGCCAGCAGCTCGGCATCCCGTGGGACGACGAGGCCACCCGCCGCGCCGCGTCCCGCGCGATCGTCGCCGCCCGCACCGGCGGCGGCGAGATGGTCGCCAGCATGGAACGCGTCGGCCCGGCCCTGAGCGACACGGAGCGCTCCCGCATCATCGGCGGCACCTGATGCTCACCGATAGCGAACTCGCCCAGCTATGGGCCGATGCGCCCCGCATGGACCCCGTCACGCTGTCCGGCTACGTCGACCTTGCCGACCCCCTGCTCTACGACCTCGAAGACGAGATCTGGGCAGGCATCCAGAAGATGGCGCTGCACGAACTCGTGCCGCCCATCCCCCGGCCCTGGCGCAAGACCGCCCGCCCCGAGCAGATCCCGCCGTGCGGCCGCTGGCGGCACTGGCTGATCATGGCCGGTCGAGGATGGGGCAAGACGTTCACCGGCGCCAACGTCGTCGCCGAATGGGCGCTGACCGAAGTCGGCGACTACGCGGTCGTCGCCCCCACACTCGGCGACGCGAAGAAGATCTGCGTCGAGGGCCCGTCAGGCCTGCTCGTCGCGCTCGGCGGCGAGACCGGCCCGGACTCCGAGATCCGCGACTACAACCGGTCCGAGTACGTCATCACCCTGAAGAACGGGTCGCGCATCGTGCTCGGCTCCGCCGACGCGCCCGACCGCATCCGAGGCTGGAACCTGCGCGGCGTGTGGTGCGACGAGGTCGGCTCGTGGCGCGACCCCAAGGTGTGGAACGAGGGCATCAAGTTCGCCACCCGAATCGGCGACCCCCGCATCGTCATCACCACTACGCCGACGCGCGGCAACAAGGTTCTCGTCAAGCTGCTCGACGCCTTCCTGCTCGCCGGGGGCTCGATCCTCGGCGGCCTTGCCGCGAACACCCACCTCACGCGCGGCCGGACCCGCGACAACGCGGCCAACCTCTCGGCCGAGTGGTTGCAGGAGATCGAGGAGGAGTTCGAAGGCACCGCCCTCGGGCGCCAGGAACTCGACGGGGAGCTGCTGCGCGCGGTCCCGGGCGCGCTGATCACGCTCGACATCATCGAGCACACGCGCCTGCTGGCGCCCCAGGTGCCGGATTTCTGGCGTGTCGTCGTCGCCGTCGACCCGGCCGTCACCTCGACCGAGGACTCAGACGAGTGCGGCATCATGGTCGCCGGGATCGGGCCTGCGCCGATCGACTGGGAGCCGCCGCACACCGCGCCGAAGTCGCTGGCGAACTCGGCACACATCTACTGGCTTGAGGACTGCTCGCTGCGGGCGACGCCGGAGACGTGGGCGCGCCGCGCGCTGGTCGCCGCCGAGGACTGGGGGGCGGACTGCATCACCGCCGAGGTAAACCAGGGCGGAGACCTCGTTTTTACGATGGCTCAGATGGTCGCGCGCGCCGAGGGGCACAAGGTCCCGCACTTGAAGAACGTGCACGCCAGCGTTGGGAAGCGGACCCGCGCCGAGCCGGTCGGCGGCGTGTGGCAGCAGCACCGGGCGCACGTCGTCGGGTCGCTCAAGCACCTCGAAGACCAATGGCAGGCCTGGGTGCCGGGGTCCGGGCAGACGAGCCCCGACCGGCTCGACGCCAGCGTGTGGGCAGGTGTCGAGTTGATGCCCAACTTGGGGATCAAGTCCGGAACCGAGGTCCGGCTGATTGCGTAGACGACAAAGCCCCCGCCGGTGTCCGGCGGGGGCTTCACGTTTCGGTCAGTTGACCGGGTAGATCGCGAGAGTGCAGGCGTTGACCGGCTCGAACCAGACGCCGAGTTTGGCGCCCCAGCTCTTGCCCGCGTTGGTGCGCGGCCAGTTGAAGACCCAGTCCTCGACTCCGCCTTCCCAGGCGACCGACGCGCCGCCGGGCGCCAGCTGCTCGTGGGTGTGGTCGGCGGCGAAGAGGTCCGAGCAGGCGACGTCGTAGCCGATGGTCGAGTAGAACGCGGCGATGGCTTCGGCGACCTTGTTGGCGGTGCGCAATTCGGCGTTGGCCTTGGCGTTGGGGGCGTGGCGGACGGTCGTCATGGCGGGCTCCTCGTGTTGTGCGCGGTACATGGATAGCTAACCATGCCGGGAGCGGCTTGTCAACTATCGGCGCGCGTGAGGAACTTGGCGAGCTTCCAGTCGTCGATGCCGTCGTCGTAGTAGCGGTTGATGACATCGCCGTTGAGCGAGTTCCAGATGCTGGAGTTGACGCCGTCGCCGCCGGGCATGACGGCACTGGCGGTGATGCCGGTCTGCTGGCCGAGCAGGGTCGCGAGGTAGGCGATCTCCTGGATGGTCAGCTCGAAGACGGCGGATTCGGGCACGACGTCGCCGTCCTGCTCGTCCTTGGTGAACGTGATCGACTTGAGTTCCACGGGGCGGATCCTTTCGGTGGGTACGAAACCGGCCGCCGGGTGTCCGGCGGCCGGGTGCTGGCGGGTCTCAGACGGTGCAGGCGAGGCCGGTGCCGTCCATGGCGATGGGGAAAACTCCGGCCCGCATGAGTCCGGGTCCTTCTTCTTCGTCGGCGTAGTCCCAGCCTTCGCGGTGGCGGGCTTCGGCGTTGACGTGTTCGTGGCCGTTTTCGCAGACGATCGCGCGGCCGTTGTCCCAGGCGAGGGCGTCGCATTCGAGGATGATTTCCTGGCCGTCTTCGTCGCGCAGGACGCCGTAGCGGTCACGGGCCTGGTACTGCCAGCCGCAGGTGAAGGTCTCGTCGGCGTGACAGCGGCGGACGGCTTCGACGGCGGTGTGGGTGGCCTTGCAGTGGGCGCAGGTGATGGTGGCCATGGGGTTCTCCTCGGTGTCTCTCGTGCGAAACACCGTTAGTCAACCACGCTCAGAGCGGCTTGTCAACTATCTGCGGAGGGACCGCCACGGAGAACCACGTCCGCCCGTGGTTCGACGACCCCTGCAACCCCTCCACATCCTCGAACTCGCCGCCGTCGGTGCTCAGCGTCATCCGCCAATCGCTGGCCGACACCGCGTCAGCCACCGGCCCCGACCGGCGGCCAGCCGAACCCGCCACCGACGCGCCGAACATCACCTCCACCTGCGGACCCTCGATCGAGGCACCAACCCGGCCATCCCAGCCTGGCGCCGACACGTACAGCAGCACGCCGCGCATCGTCGCACCCAGCGCATCCGTCAGTTTCACGTCCCGCCCGACCTGCCCGGCCAGGATGTCGAACGTCTCATTTCGTTCCACAGCAACCCTTTCCACGAGTGAGCCCCCGCCGGTGCATCCGGCGGGGGCGACTGTCCTCTCAGTACTCGTCGATGTAGCTCAGCGGCCCCCGCTCCAGCTCCAGCATCGCCCGCGTCACCGACACGTACGCCAGGTTCGCGTCCTCGGTCGGGATGGCCTGCCCCTCATCGGGGGTCGGGAAGTCGTTGCCGACACGGACTTTCGCCCACTCGCCGCCCTTCGCCTTGTGGGCTGTCGAGACGACGACGTCCGCGTCGCGCTCGTCGACCAGGCGGCGCATCGTCTCGCCAATCGCCGCCGCGCCGAAGTCGTTGACCAGCCGCACGATCTGCTTGATCGAGGCCTCCGCGCCGTCGCCCTCCGCGTAGGCCTGAACCTCGCCCCACGAGCGGAATGTCGACAGCTCGGTGATCGTGGTCCGGCGGCCGTCGATGAGGTCTTGCGCGCCTTTGGCGAGCATCATCATCGCCTTGCCGCCGCCTTTGAGCGCGACCCGGCGGCCTTGCGCCAGCTGCGAGAGCACGTCGGAGAACGCGCCCATGTTCGTCCGGCACAGGATCGCGTCCGGCTCGTCGACGTCGCCCAGCACCGTGGGGAGCGCCTCGTTGCCGGTGATCCGCATCTCGGTGTCCAGCTGCGCCAGCCACTTGTTCGCCTCGTCGGCGACGGCCGGGCCGAAGCGCCACGACTTGGTGAGGAACAGCCGCTCCGCGTCATCACCCCAGTTCTTCAGGGCGTCGACGGCACCGGCCCACCGATAGATCTGCTGGGCGGAGTCGCCGACGGCGATCTGCTGCGCGTGGATCTGGCTGCGCACTACGTGCGCGAGGACCGGCGCGGTGTCCTGCGCCTCGTCGAGCATGACGTAGTCGACGCGCAGCTTCGGCTCGGTGAGCGCCCAGAGCTTGCGGTAGTAGTCGTGGGCGAAGCGGAGCTTGCCCTTGCCGACGGCGGTGAGGTCGGCCCACATCAGGTTGGCGATGCGGACGATCTCGTCCTTCTCGTCGTCGGTGCGCAGGGCCGGGTGGTAGGCGGCGTGTTCGCGGCCGATGACGGGGTCGGCGGAGCGGGCGTAGCGCTGGACGGTGGTCTGCGCGAGGCGGGCCAGCATGTCCGGCTGGATATCCTCGTCGCGGCCCAGGTCGAGCGGCCGCAGGCGCAGGATGTTCGCCGTGGTCTCGTAGCTCTGCGGCGCGAAGTCCATTTTCTCGCGGTAGAGGCGGCCGTGGGTGGCGTAGGCCAGCGAGTGGCCGGTGCGGCACTGGACGGTCTTCGGGAACGACGCGGCGGCCTCGACCTGGGTGGACTTGTTGAACGCGATGTAGAGGCCTTTGGCGTTGGGGCTGGCGTTCGCGGCCTCTTTGAGAGTGGTGGTCTTGCCGCTTCCTGCTCCGGCCTCGACGATCAGGTTGGCGTGGTTGGCGATGCGGGCGTCGACGACGGCCTGCTGCTCAGCGGTGCGGCGCATGTGGTGTCCTCTCGGTGCTCTTCGGGCGGAACACCATTAGTCAACCACGCTGGCAGCGGCTTGTCAACTAGTCTCCGCGCACCCCGTCCGGCCGCTGGTCACCAGCCGGACCGCGCACCCCGTCCGGCCCCCGGACACTGTCGGCACCCTGCCGGGCGGCGCCGGTCAAGATCTGGAACCACCCGGCCATGCCGTCGTCATCGACGAACTCCACCGCGTCGCCGCTCATTCCCACACGCTCGGCTGCTCCTGGGTGGCCAGGTAGGCCAGGAAGTCGTTCTTGCAGCTGGCGCACAGGTCGAGCCAGCGCGGCCCCGCCGCCGTCCCGGCCACCTGCGCGCACTGCGACCGGCGGCCGCACCGCACGCACAGATGCACCTGGTCCTTCGCGCGGTGCTCGACGTGGTCGCGGACGTCACCGGCAGGCGCCTCGGGAAACACTGTCGGCATCGTCTGCAACGTCAACAGCAACGTCCGTTCGCTGATCATGAGGCTTCCTTGAGCTCGAAGTCACCGGGGTGCGGATACACCGCCGGGTACAGCTTGTTCGCCAAGTACGCACACGCCCAGCGGCGCGCCGGTTCGGTGGCCGCCAACCATGCGGCCATCTCATCGGTCCGCCATGGCATCGGCGGGGTGACCGGCATGACCTGCCGCATCACGGCGTTGATGTAGCGCCGCTGCAACTCCGCGACGATCGCCTGCCGCTGCCCCTCGCCGGTGTGCGTCATCAGCACCCGGCCGCTCGGGGTGATCTCGACGTACTCGCCGCCACGCACCACCCACCGGCGCCCTTTCGGAGCCAGCGCCCAGACCTCCCCGACCGTGCCGTCGTCCAGCTCGATCGCGGCGCCCGGCGCTCCCGGCTTCGGGGCGAAGTCGCCGATGCCCGGCTTCGGGCAGGGCAGCGGCCGCACCTCGCGGGGTTTCACGAATCGTGTCGTACGCGCCTCGGCGAGCAATCTGTCCCGCCTGTCGCGCATCTTGTAGGCGGCCGGTCCGTAGTCCTCCAGCGGCTCAGGCAGTTTCGGGAAAGCGAACCGGGTGCCGTTAACGGTGAACAGGTCATGCGAGTCGGCCATCTACTCCACCTCCGAGACGTCGATCCCCTGCTCGTTGAGCACCGCCGCGACCGCCTGGGCGGACACGATCTTGACGGTCTCCGAGCACTCCTCGCAGCCCAGCGCGAACTGGGCGGACACGTCACCGGTGTTGAGCCGGTTGACCGCGACCGGCGCCGTGGACTTCACGAACGCCGACCACGTCAGGTCCTGCGAACCGCAGTTCGGGCACGCCTGCCGAGCCGGTAACGACTCTGTCCAGGCCTGTATCCCGACCCCGATGCCCGAATTGCCCAGCAGAACGCGGGTTACCCGTCGCGTCGCGCCCTTGACGACGACGTCGTCGCCGACGCGCGGCACGGCGGGCAGGCGAAGCAGGTGGATGCTCGGGTAGTCCAGTGCGTCGCCGTCGGCGGAGCAGATCTCGACAAGGCGCATCGGTTCGGTCATCGTCCTGCCACCCTTGCCGCGTTCGCCATGTCGGCCGCTGTCTGTGCGGTGCCGCCGCCGTTGACGAGCAGGTACAGCTCGGCCTCGTCGGCTTCCGTGCCCAGCTCGGTTTCGATGCGGGGCAGCTTCCACTGGAACTTGCAGAACCGCTTGCCCGCCGGGGTGAGGTTGTCGTACGTCAGGTATGGGCCGTCGTCGGTGTCCACGGTGGACTCATACCATTCGGCGTCGAACCAGGATGCCGGTACGGCGAGCTGGCCGTCGAACCAGGCGATGGCGGTCTCGATCCGCTGCTTGCCGTCGATGACGGCGATGTGGTCGAGTCCCGGCGCCTCGCCGGTCCACGCCTGCCGCCGCCGGTCGTTCATGATGACGGCCTGGATCGGCGTGCCCATCAGCCACGACTTGACCAGGGCGATGCGCTGGTCTTCGGTCCACACGGTGCCGCGCTGGTAGGGCGGGTCGAGGATGAGGAACTCGCGCATCGAGTTGACGATCTCGTAGGGGACTCCGGCGAGCACGTTCATGCTGTACTCGCGCAGTGGGCGGGTGGTCTGGCGGGTCATAGCAGGCCCCTCTTTTCCGCAACGCGGGTCAGTTCCGAGATCAGGCGGTAGGTGTCTTGCGCGTCGATGCGCACGGCCACGCGGGATACGAGTTGACCGCCGACGTCGATGCTTCCGATGAACATCGACGACACGAGGGTGAGTTCGTCGCCGGTGTCGTGGATTGTCACGGTGCGCTGGTAGCTCTCGCCCTTGATGCCGGTGCTCAGGTCGTCGCAGCTGTCGAAGGTGCGCAGCAGGTCGTCGACTTCGGTGTCGGTCTTGCCGGACGCGGGGCAGACGTTGCCCCATTTCTGCCGGACGTGGACGTCGGTGCCGTGTCCGAGGAAGTGCTTCGGCCACCGGCTGGATTTGGTGAGCGGGATGTGGAGCGCGCAGACCGGGCAGCCGGTGAAGTGGCGCGTGAGCGGCTTCGTTGTCATGCGATCAGGCCTCGTTCTTGGGCGATGGCGGTCAGCTCGGCGAGCAGCCGGGGGACGTCTTTCGGGGCGATGCGGACCTCAAGGGTCGTCGTGGGCAGGTTCCGGCCGAGTCGCAGCTCAGTGGCCAGGACGATCGAGTCGGCGTTGTCCTTGACGATCAGCTGTTCGTGGTAGGTCTCGCCGGTGGCGGAGCCGGGGTTGTCCCAGGACTCGAAGGTGCGGAAGAGTTCGTCGACGCCAGCGTCGTTCAGCCCGGATGCGGGGCATTTCGTGTAGGTGGCGACGACTCCGGTGAGGACGTCGATGCCGGGGTTGTAGGAGGCCCATTTGCCGGTCTTGGTGCGGTGGTGCTCGGTGTGACCGCACACGGGGCAGCCGGTGGGCTGGCGCTTGAGCTGGACGTTGTTGCGCATGTAGATAGCTAACCACTCTCGGCCCGGCTTGTCAACCCCGGGACCGGAGAAAGCCCCCGACCAGCAGGTCAGGGGCTTTCTAGCGCAGACGCTAGACGAGCTTCGCGAAGACGATCGTGTTCCCACGATACGAATGCGCGGCCGCGTCGAACGACCCGCCGCACGTGATCAACCGCAACTCAGGGTCGGCCGCGTAGCCGAACACGTCGGACGCCGGGAAGGCGTCCTTCGCAACCAGCTCAGTGCGGTAGACCACGAAGTGCAGCGCCTTGCCGTCGGCGCGGGTGACGTTCACCGCGTCGCCGTCCTTCACGTCCTTGAGCTTCCAGAAGACGCCTTCGATGTGGTCGCCGTCGATGTGTCCGACGATCACGGCCGGGCCGTTCTGGCCGGGCTCAGGGCCCGGCTCGAACCACGCCGCTTGCTTCGGGGTGTGCACCGACGGGACCGCGAGACTGCCGTCGGCGTTCGTGCCAACCGGCACGAAACTCGACTCGGCCCCGATGCTCGGGATCGACAGGTGCGACGGCGGCACGTCCACGGTGTACGCGGGTGTGACTGCGGGAGTGGCGGGAGCGGCGACGGGCGCAGCCTGGTCGGGCACCGGGGCCCGGTCGGGCGCGGCAGTGGTGCCGCACCCGACCAGGGTTACCAGGCCGACCGCGATGAGGGCGATCAGCCGCTTACTCATGCGAGCGAGCCGTCACCGGTGTCGACGCCCTTGGCGACGTTCGGGACCGTGGCGAACTGACCCGGGTTGGTGACGGTGACGACCTTCGTCACCGGCGCCGGGGCGGGCTTCGTCACGGTCGTCGGCGGCGCCGGGGTGGTGCTGGTCGGCGGCGCGGGCTTGGTCGGGCAGACCTTGCCGGTGATGTCACCGGTGTTCCCGCTGGCAGCGTTGACCCACTTCTCGCACGCGGTGGTGTACGTCCAGCCCCACGCGCCACCGACACCGTTGTTACCGGCGAAGAACCGGCTCGGCCACGTCGAGGTGCTCGGGCTGCCGACGACGGCGGCCGGTGCGGTGAGGACGGGTGCGGTTTCGCTGGTGACGAGGAACGTGTCGGTGCCCGCGAACTTGCCGACGACCGGGGTCGAGGGCAGCGGGAGACCGGCGGTCGGCGACAGGGCACCGGCTTTGGTGGTGAAGGCGCCGGAGTCGGAGACGTTGACGCGGTAGGTGCCGTCGCAGAGGTTGTAGATCTCGGTGGTGCGGACGAACGCGTCGACGGCCCAATCGCCGTGGTTGCCGCTGTCCTGGTCGGCGGAGACGGCGGTGTGGAAGGTGGCCACGACGGCGGTCGGCGAGCAGACCGGCGCGGTGGCGGCCGTCGCGGTGGCGGGGAGCGCCAGCGCGAGGACCGCGAGGAGGAAGGCGGCCAGGGTGGCCGCGATCAGGCGAACAGGGCGCATTGCGGGTGTCCTTTTTTCGGGGAAACTCCGGCCGCGAACGCGGCGGAGAAACAGGGGGTTCGCCGGTTATCTAACCATTGTGAGGGCGGATTGTCAATCACGGTTCGACGTCGGTGTCGACCTCGTCCTGCTCGTCATCGTCATAGCAAGAGCACCGCGCGGTGGCCAGATCGAGCCGGTACGGGTTGCCGTCGAGCACGCATTGCGGGTAGTGCTCCCGGGGCTTCAGCTCTTCCAGCGCCATCGACGCCACCGACGGACACCCGGCGGCATACCAGGCGTCACCGGCTGCCTCACTGGCGCCGTTCGCGGCGAACGAACCGCCGGTACCGGACGGGATCACCCCACGAGTACGGACCAGGGCGGCGCGGCGAGCCTTGTCGGACAGGTCGGCGACCAGGAAGTACAGGCAGTTCGCGCACGACAGGCCCTCATCAGTCCATCGCCACTGGTTTCCGCCGCGATCCGGCCGCACCCCGCACGCCGACCGGCCACATTCGGCGTGCTCGACCAGATGGACGCACGTCGCGCCGGAAGTGCCGACGCGAGCGGGGCGCCGAGATGCTGCGAGGCGGCCCAGCATGTCGCTGGGGACGACCGGCGAGATCTCTCGCAGGCGGGCGTACATCGCGTCGACGGCCTCTTTGCGGCGCGTGGTCATCATCTCGTCGGTGGCAAAGGCGATCTTGCCCCGGCCGACGGCATCCCGGATGACTTTCAGGCAGGCACCGCAATCGACGTCGTCGCTGGTCCAGCGCCACGGTTTCACTACTGGCGGGTAGTTCTGGCGTTCGGTCCTGCCGCCGCACAGCGCGGAGCACGTATCGCCTTCCTGCTCTTCGGCGGGGACGACGTGGACTTTCTCGCTCTTGCCCCGGCCGCTGCGCAGCCGGACCGGCGCGGAGTCGGCCACGGTCACGAGGCGGTGGCGCTCGACCCTCTTGTCGAGGAAGTACATGCCGACATCGGTGAGTGTCATCGAAACGCCCTCCTTCCGAAGGTGATGGTGAGGATGCCGAACGCGACGGCGAGTCCGGCGTAGATCGGGTGCCCGCCGGTCGCGGCGAGCGCGGACAGGAGGGCGAGCACGAGGACGGTGACGGTCGCGTGGCGCCAGAGCAGGCGCCGCGTGATCCTCACTTGACCTGGGGCGAGGCCTTGGCGGCCCGGTTGGTGCCGAGGGCGCTGATGACGAACAGGACGGCCGCGACCAGCCTGTACAGGTCGTGACCGTGGATCACCCAGCCTGCGAAGCAGAGCAGAGCGGCCAGCAGGAACGAGACGGCGGCGAGGCGGTAGAGGGACCGGCGGTGGCGCGGGGAGAAGTTCATTCGGTAATTAAACCACGCTGGGCGCGGCTAGTCAACTAACGGTCGGGCAGCGTCCCACTTCGCCAGCAGCGCCGAACCGGCCTCGGAGAGCTTCGGCTTGCCGAGGCTCAGCCCGTACATCGCACGCTGCGGGAAGACCAGCAGTCCGGCGACTTCGAGGTCGTGCGCGGTGTTGGTGAAGTTCTTGTTGTGGAAGCTCATTTTGCGGTCGAGCCAGCTCGGCTCAAGCGCGCCGTTGCGTTGCAGGGTCGCACCCTCATTGGCGAGTTTGCGGAGCACGAGGTGCCGGTTTTTGGTGTACGCCAGGGATTTGCTCACGACGTGGTCCTTTCTAGGCGACGTTCTGGACGGCGTAGACGGTGGTGACGCGGGCTTGTGCGGCGGCCAGGGTGGGGTAGACGTAGGCGTCGGCGCGGAAGCCGTTGGGCCGGGTGATCTGCCAGCAGTCGCGGCCGATCAGCTTGATCCGCCACTTGGTGGCGTTGACGTAGCTCCCGTCCGGGTCGCGGGTCCACTCGTCTTCCATCGCGTGCCCCTTTCTCCGGGAACCACGTAAGTAAACCACGCTCGCAGCGGCTAGTCAACCTCGGAACCGAGAACGGCCCGACCAGGAGATTCCCGGCCGGGCCGCGCTTCACTCGGGTACTACTTGTTCGGCACCTGGATGTTCAGGCCAGACCCCATTGGAACCGGGATGATCGGCACCTTGCCATCCTTGATGGCCTGGTTGAGCGCCTGCTGCTGCTGGTAGGCCTGGTAGCCCACGATGCCGCCGGGGAAGCTCTGCGCGGCCTGCTTGTCGACGTCGGCGGCCTGACTGCGCAACTCGGCAGCCTGCTTGTCGGTCAGCCCGGACTGCAACGCCGGAGAGATCCCGGGCTTCTGCAAGAGCACCGCGTTGATCGTGAGCATGTCCTCGCCCTGAGTCAGGGTCTTGAGGATGCTCGGCAGCTGGCCGAGCACGTCCTTCTCCCACTGGGCCTTTTTCGCGGTGTTCGTGTAGAGGTCTTCCCAGGTGTACTTGAGCGCCTCGTTGTCCGTGGCCCGGTCGACTGCCGCCCCGAGGTAGTTCCGCAGCAGCGTGTCCCAGCCGTCGTTCATGTTCTGCCCGCCGTCGGTCGGCGCGGCGTTGTACTTGCTGGCGATCAGCTCGTGGAACATCTGCAAATGGCCACCCGGCCAGTCCTTGCCGGTCGAGTCCTTGAAGTCGGCGCAGCTGGTGTTCAGGGTGAACTTGACCGTGCCGGTCACCTGGACTTCCTGCGCGTCGCTCGTGGTCGAGGTCAGCGGCGCCGAGTCGGCGCTCTTGTCGGGGGAGAAGGTGAAATCGCGCTGCCCGGCGGGGTAGTAGTAGTGCACGTCGTTGACATCGTTGAAGGTGTGCTGCCCTTCGCCGATGCACTGCACGAACGCCTTGGAGTCGAACGGGCCGCCGCCGTACTGGAGTGCGACCTCGCTGGCGGTGGTGTTGCCGACCGAGCAGCCGGTGACGACGGTGAGGGTCGCCAATGCCAGTGCGGCGATTCCGACGGTGCGCTTACGGTTCATATGCGGAGTGCCCTTCGCTTCTCTTTGTAATCACGGATAATGGGTCGGAGTGTCCCGATGACAAACATGTCACCGGGGTTGTCGTCGCATTCTTTTTCGATGGAGTAGAGAGCGTCCAGTACAACGTCTCGTTCATCGAGCATCGCGTGATATTCCTTGCGCCGAATACCCGCGTTGCGGGAGATCGCGAGGTATACCAATCCGATGACTAAAGACAGCGCCAGAATGGCGACGAACACGAGTCCGACGGCCTCTTTGGGATTCACGACTTCTCTTTCTGTTGGTGGCGAAAGCCGGTGCGGAACACGGTTATTAAACCATGTCCACACCGGCTAGTCAAACTGACCTAGGCGCCGAAACGGTCCTTGATACTGATCTCCGGCACCATCGCCATCAACCCCTTGACCTGCCAACTGGACAAGTTCACCACCCAGTAGCCCTCATCCTGCATCGACGGCCGGATGAGGAACACCTTGCCGCGTGAGAGTTCCGACAAATGCGACGACGAATCCCACACAGCTTTGATCAACTTCACCAGCCCAGGAGCATCGACAAGCACCGACACCGGCTCAACCTTGACCTTGCGCTTACCAAAAATCATGACGAGTACTTCTTCCTGTCCGCGTCCGTCATCGGGTGTCCGAGCATGGCGAGCTTCCGTTCAGCAGCCAGTCGCCACGCCCCCCGACGTTTGATCGTCCTGTCCATGGCGTCCATGACACCCAGCAGTTCATGCACCGCTTCGATGGTCGGAATCCATGGGTATTTGTCGTCGTAGCCCTTGCCGACCTTTACCCGGGAACCGATCAGCGCACGAATCTCACTCAATCCGACGTTCTCCGGCTCGACCGGACCGGGCTGCTGATTGAAGCTCGTCAGATACCGCTCGACGCGGCGGCAGATGTTCGCCGTCTCAGGCTGCGACTCCCACTGCGGCCGGTCAGTGTGCTTCCGCAGTTCGGCCAGCGCCAGCTGGACACCATTCATGATCCGAGTGACCCGGCACTCCCGGCACCACGTCGGGTGAATCGTCGCGCCATCCGGTCCGGTCCACGTCACGTGACGTGTTTCGGGACCCTCGACGAGGTGTTGCAGTTTCTCGATCGCCTTGAGCAGCCCCGTGATTTCGGCCTGTGAGTCCTTTGTGGACCCCGGCGTCACGGCAAGTTCAGTGCTCGCTGCCTGGATCGACAACCACCGGCGCAGCAACGCCTCCGGATCGGCGTTCGAGTCCAGGTAGTTGCGTGTCGCCTCGGTCAACTCGGCGAAGTTGGCCCGGTTGAGTGCGAGATACACCGTCTCGTCGGCGTCCGGCGCGTTCATCCGTCCACCACGATGTGCGTGACGTCGGTCTTGCGACCGTGGTCGAGCCGGAAGTCGGCGACTTTGTCCTCGCTGCTGGACGCGTAGAGCACGCCTGTGTCCTGGTCGCTCACCACGATCACGACGCACCCGGCGGCGGACGCCAGCGGCGCCGACCACTTCGGGTCCAGCGGCGGCGCGGCCTCGGTCAGCAGGCGCAGGTCGGGGAGCCGGATCGGATCAAGGTCCGGGAGCATCTGCATCGTGCCCGGATCGAGAACCTCCGAGCCGCTGGCGTGCTCCTCGTACTCGTCGAGGTAGGCCGTGAGCCGGTCAGCGGCGCGCTGGCGGTCCGCAGAGCCGGGCGGCGGCGGTTCGCTGCTGGCGATGGACCGGGCCACCTTGGCGAGCAGCTCAGCGGCGGCGGCGAGCTTGCCCGCCTCCGACGGGAAGAACTTCGCCTCGACGGCGTTGCGCAGCGCCAGCGTCGCCACGTCATCGTCGTGCCCGCCGCGCTCGGCGGCCGCCTTCGCGAGGTCGAGCACCTCCGCGCCCGCTTCGGTCAAGGTCATGACTCTCCTTCGGTCGTGGGCCAGTCCGGCCACGGGTCGCTTGCGGATTTCCTGGTGCGGGTGAGGATCTTCCCGCCGGGCAGTTGCGAGAGAGTGAACTCCGCCGACGCCAGCGAGCAGTGCGCGACCGGGTCGACATCGGGGTGCCGCACGGTCCACTGCTGCAACGGTCCGTGTTCGAGCGGCGGGGCGGCGCCGTAGAGCACGCTCACGGCGTGCCGGATCGCCCGATCGTGGTCGCCCCGTGTCCTGTGGGAGTTCTCGAACACCATCGAGTACTCGTCACGCACGATCCGCTCGGCGTCGTGCCGGGCGGGGATCGGTGCCAGCGCGATGGCGTCGGTGGGCAGTTGGGCGAGGATCCGTACGCCGATTCCAGCTTCGTGCCAGGTGAGGTGTCGCGAGTCGAGTCCGTGACGACGGGCCTGCTGGGTGATCAGGCCGTAGGTTTCGGACCACCACAGTGCCGGACGCGGCTGGATGTCGGCGAGAGTGACGCGGTTGCCGCCGCACTGCGGGCAGCATGACCGCTCGGCGAAGTCTGGGGCGTCGAACACGTCGTCGGGTAGGTCGAAAGTGTGCCTGCATGGCCGGAATTGGCAGGACAGACGGATCATCACCACGGATTCAGGCATCGAGTGCCTCGACGGCCATGCGGTAAACGCCGGAGCCGTCGACGTTGTCGACGGTGGGGGCGGACGGCACTGCCCGGTAGCCGAGTTTCGCCAGTGCTTGGCCGATCCGGACGGCGGCCATGCGGATGCCGTTGTCGGACACCAGGGGCAGCGGTTCGGATACGCCGTGCACGGTGACGGTGCTGAAGTCGGTGACCTGGCCTTTGGCGTTGACGGTCACCTCGGCGATGATCAACTTCGATTCGCGCTCGACTTTCATCTCGGCGATCAGCTTCTCTTTGCGCAGGTCCCAGGCGATGTCTTTCGCGTCGGACATGGCCAGCGCGAACAGTTCGAGATCAGCGGGCGGCAGACCGGCGAGCACAGCGCGGACCTTGCCCATGTCCGGCTCACCGTTGCCGGTGCTCGGCGGGTAGACGGCCGCCCAGGCATCGAAGGCGTGACCGGCGGCGGCGGCGACCGGGCCGCCCTCGTCGCCGTGAACGGGTGAGCCGAACGCGGGCAGCCAATTGGCGACTCCGGCGTCGCTGTAGTTCTCGGCGCTGGTGCCGTCCCACGGGTAAGGGTGGTCGGTGCCGTCGTGGACGGCGGCGATCTTGCCGTCGGGGGAGATGCGGACCTTGGGGAAGTGCCTGCTCACTGGTCTAAACCTTTCGCTCGGCGTTCTGCGAGGATCTCGGCAAGTCCGGCGCCCATCTCGGCGTGGTGCTTCTCGGCTGCGAGCTTCTCGGCGGTGTATTCGAGGATGTGCGCGGCGGTGGCCACGGTCTTGAGCTGCCCGGGAGATAGTTCCGAGAGCGCGGCCGCGATGCGGTCGAACTCGCGCTGGTCGGCGCCGATGACGTTCCACCCGGGCGGGTGTTCGCTGCTGGCGACGACCAGTGCAAGTTCGGCGGCTTGGGCGAAGGGCGGGATCTCGACCCATTCCTCGCCGTTGAACACGCTGACGCGCACGGCTTTCAGTCCTTCTGGGCGGCGGCCAGCAGGGCCCGCAGGTCGGTGACGGTCAGTTCGATGAAGGCGTTGTGGCCGGTGTCGACGGGGGCGAACGCGTGCACCGAATCCGGGTCGAGGGTGGTGCCGTGCACGGCCGCGCGCTGCTCGTACTCCTGGACGTAGGCGGTGACCCGGTCGATAGCGTTGGTCAGGGCCAGCTTGGCGGCGCGCTCGGCGGCTTCCTGCGCTTTCGTTTTCAGGTAGAACGCTTTGGCGCCAAGGTCGGGCAGGTCGCGCACGGTGCCGTCGAGGGTGACGAGCGTGCGAGTGAGGTAACCGTCCTCGTCCCTGCGGCTGTCCCAGCGGCCGACGATCTCGGGGTCGCGGCCGGGCAGGCCCTTCGCCTGGACGACGTTGCCGTGTCCATCGCGGTGGATGATGACGACGTCGTCCGCGTCACTGAGCAGACCGGCGGCGATGAGGACTTTGGAGTAGGTGTTGGTGGCGATCCTGAGCACCTTCCGCGCGGTGCCCGCAGCGGTGGGGTTCATGGTCGCGTCGGCGATGGCGCACGCGGCGGCGGCCTTGGACTCGGCGGCCACGAAAACCTGGTGGGAGCCGACGGTCGCGCCGATGCTGGCGTGTCCGACCATGCCGACGATGTCGTGGGAGACGTAGAGGTCGGTGGCGGTGTAGATCTTGAGCGTCGTCATGGCGGGGGCCCTTCGGGTTCGTGTCGTCGTGCGGAACATGGATAGCTAACCACGTTCAGAGCGGCTTGTCAACTACGGATCGTACGGCAAGGGCCGGGCGCCGTCGCGGCCGCCCGGCCCTGATCAGTAAACGGCGTTCACTCGCCGCTGTAGCTGCCCGAATCCGACGAGGAGTCGTAGCTCGGCGACGGGTCGCAACTCGGCCCCGGGTCATAGCTCGGCGGGTCGTACGCCGGGCCGGTGTCCACGGTGCCGCTGCTGTCGGCGAAGCACTGCCCGTCACTGGACGGCGCCGGATCCACCGGCGCGGCAGGCTGCTCCGGCTCCGAGTAGAACGGATCCGTCCACGAACCGACGCCGAACGCCGACGGCTCACCGAACGGGGAGACGCCGAACGGCGAGGCGTACACGTCCAGGCCGCCCAGGCCGTCGTCCTCGTCCCGCAACCGGCGCAGGGTGCGCGGTGTCGGAGCCTGGCGCGCGGGCGGCTCTCCGAGCCGGTGGCGCGGCTGGCGCGGCGACGCGGACTGACGGCCGATCGGTGCCTGGCTTTTGCCGTATCCGCGCGCGCGGACCTCGGTCGGCCGGTCGAACGCGGGGTCGCTCACCGGCGCGTTGTGCGACTCGACCTGCTGGTCGAACGTCCCGATTCTCTTGCGCAGCCAATCCCTGAAACCCATGGCGGGGTCCTCTCTATGGGGAAGCCCCGGCCGGGGCGATCCCGGCCGGGGTGCGTGGGGAAGGTCAGTCCGCGAACTTGGCGCGGAAGACCTCGGTGGTGATCGATTCGTCACGGGCGTACTCCGTGTGCGCCTTGATCGTCGCCTTGAAGGTGATCGTCGCATCCTTTTCAAACCGGACGAGCCGCGAAAGCGTGAGCTTCACGGTGCCCTCGGCGGTCTCGAAGACGACGACCGTGTAGCCATTGAAAGCGTTGCTGTACTGCCCGGTCCATCGGACAGTGCCGGTGAAGTCGCGGCGCTGGCCAACTTCGCCGATCGGGCCCGACGCGACGATCTTCTCCACTTTGGCGGCTTTCCTGACCTCCTCCGACTCGGCGAACGCGCGCTCCCTGGTGATCAACTTTTCGGCGAACGCGATCTGCTTTTCGGTGAGCTTGCCCAGGCGCTCGAAGGTACCGCGCATCTCCCCGACGATGCCCGCGTAGTTGCGGCCCTCGGCGAACATGTCGGCCAGCAGCGGGTGAGCGGCGACCAGGTCGGCCTGGCGCGCGGCGGCGTCCTGGGCGAACGCGGCGGCCTTGCGAGCCCGGCGGGCGGCGGCGAGTTCGCGATTGTGCTTGCGCCGGTTGTGGTCGGCGAGAGTGACCCAGGTGCCGCATTTTCCCTGGCAGTCGAAGCACTGCCCGCCGAAGACGACCATGGGGCCGAAGGCGCCGGTGCCACCGCAGCGGCCGCAGGCCTCGAAGATGACCTCGACGCCGTTGGCGTTGGTGCGGGTTTCCAGGTCCTTCGGGACGGCGGGGGCGGTGATCGTGTCGTTCACGGGGATCTCCTCGGGCTGGTCGCTTGCGGTACCTCTGAAAGATAGCCTCTCTGGCAGCGGCTTGTCAACTATCTGGGCAAAAGAAACCCGGCCCCACCTAACCACGCAGGTCAGAGGGGCCGGGCAAGGTCTCGCTACTCGTCGCCGTGCACCGTGTCGTTGTGGGCATCGGCCTCGCTGGCCGACCGGGAGACGTGGCCACACGCGTTGCAGTGATACTCGGACTTGGCCTGATTTGCCATGGCGGGTAAAGGATCCTCTCGGGTTGGTGCTCTGGTCAGGACTTGGGGTCGAACGCGTACATCAGCGCGTCGGCGCGGTCGTCGACACTGCTGATCTTGATCTTCGGAAGTCGGCGGGGCCGACCGAACTTGCGGACATGCTTGGCGTTGCGCCGGATCGCGCGGCGCCGCTCGCGCAGCTTCGCCGTCCGGGCCGCGCGCAGGTGCGCGTGGTCGGCAGGCGAGTGCTGGCAGTTCGCGTCGCAGTCCAGCAGGGGGCAGCCGACATGCTCGGGGAACGCGTACCGGCACGCCAGGGGCGGCACCGGCCGCACGTAGGCGGGCGGCGGCGGGGTGATCGAGACGGCGAAGTCCCGGAACGTCTCGCCGATCGAGGCCATCAGGGCGGCCAGGTTGCCGAACTGAGTCGTCGACGGCAGGGCGGGCAGGGCGGCGACACCGGGCTTGCGGATGCCCTTGAGCATTCTGCGGAAGTCCTCCGTGTAGCCCCCGGGGTGGGGCAGCAATGCCCGTGCCTCGTCGATGACCATGGCGATCGGCGGCCCCGGAAGCGGGTCGATAATTTCGCCCACTCGGGCGCGCCGGGCGAGATCCTGGAAGTCCAGCCGCTTTCCGGCAGTCGGTTCGTCGACGTCGTTCACGAAAACGATCCCTTCATTTTCGGGGTCCGATCCCGCCGGGTCGAGCGCGATGAACGCCCTACCCAGCGGGATGAGCGGACTTCCTACGATTTTCATGCGGTCGCGTCGGCCGGGATCTCGATCAGCGGCACGTCGGTTCCGCGCCGCTCTTCGTTGCGCGCGATGGCCCACTCGATGATCTTCGCCAGTTCGCGGATGTGCTCCGGCACGCCGGGCAGGCCGTTGCGGGACTGGCGGGCGACCTTGGGCGGGTAGTTCTGGTAGTTGGCCTCCCACCGGCGGACGGTCTGGTCGTGGACCTTGAGCAGCTTGCCGACGGCGCTGGTGGTCACGAGGCCGCGCTCACGCGCCTCCTCGGGAGTGACGAGCGGGAGGTCGACCTTGACGTCCTTGCGGTCGGCGGTGGCGGACATCCGCCGGTAGTACTCGGTCAGCTGTTCGTGGCTCCACAGCGGGTCGCCGCCGACCATGTAGGCGGGCCGGTCGAGCGCGCCGCGCGGGTTGTCGGGTGCGGTGATCTTCTCCCGGGTGAGGGAGTCCTCGATCGTGCGGACGCTCAGGCCGGTCTTGTCGGCAAGCATCCCGATGTGGAGTTGCTCGGCGGCCTTGGCGAGGTTGGTGCTCAGGTCGATGGCGTCTTCTGCCCATCGTGCTCGGCTCTTCATCTGGGTGTTCACTTCCTTTCGTGTGCGCGGGATGCGCCTTACTGGAAAGAATAGCCGATACCGGCGTGGTTAGTCAACTTCGGGTGCGCCGCGTCCCCCGAGGGAGAGTAGGAACGTGGTCGCGGACAACCCGGTGAGGAAGAATTCCTCGGCCTGCGCTCGGTCCAGTTCGACCTCATGGACGCCGTCGGCGGTCTTGAGGGTGATGGTGACCCGCTGCTCGTAGAGATCGCCGGTGGTCGCGCGCACGCTGACCTCCGCCGGGTCCTCAGGGATCTCGTCGCTGGCGAACTCGACGGCGGACGACCAGGTGCGCTTGCCGTTCTCGGGGTCGTAGTCGGGAATGTGGGGAACGTCGTTGAAGATCTTCCACATGGCGGCGGCGATCTCCTGGCCCGGAACGGCGATGGCGATGCGGGTGCTCTTGACGGCCACCTCGTCGGCGACGTCTTTGAGCGCCGCCCGGATGCGGGACTGGATGCCCGTGGCGTAGTCGGTTTCCGTGGTCACTGAGTCTCCTGTGGTCGGTGAGGCTTGCCTCTATACTAGCCGCGCTGGGGCCGGATCACAAAGAGAACCGCAGGTCGAGGGGTCATTTTGATCACCGGGCCCGGACCGGCTACACTCAGTCAGGTTCCGCCTACCCCTCGACCTTTGGAGACAACGACCAGCATGGTTCCTCTCGCACTGATTGCCATCGTCGCGGCGATCATCCTCACCGTCCGCAACAAGGAATGGATCACCGGCGCCGTGGTGTTCGTCGCCGGTATTCTCTGCGCTGCAACGCCCGCCGGTGTGTGGATCACCACCAATCTGAACAAGTTCGTCGGCTGGATTCAGACCTGGGGCATTTTCCACTAGTCCACACACGACAGAAAAGCCCCCGCCGGATTCTTCGGCGGGGGCTTTTCGCGTCCGACTACGCCTTCCGGCGAGGCGCCTTGGTGCCTTCGAGCTTCCGGGCCGATCCAGGACTTCGCGGCTGCGTCTCCCGGAAGTCCCGAACGGTCAACTTCGTGAGTTCCTTGGCCGCGTCGATCGCGTCCTTGATTACCGACATGCTGTGCTCCTTTTTCGTTGGTGTTCAACTATTCTGACTACAGGCGACGCCGCATCTGCTCGTTCTCCACCTCCCGGTGCAACGCATCGGCCGCGTCGCGCAGTTCGGCGAGTTCCCGGTCGTTCGACTCGGCCAGCTGCGCGCGCAAGTCGGTCAGACCGGCGTCCGGGTTGCGCTCGTCTTCGTCGCGCCCGGTCCACGCGGCCATGAAGATCTCGGCCTCGGCGATTCGGGTGCCGTAGCTCTGGCGCACCTGGACGCCGTTCGCGGTCTCGTTCATCACCGGCTCCCGATCTGGGTGCGGTCGACGTTGCGGACGCGGTTGCCGCCGCCGATGTCGGCGTTGCGTCCGGCTTCCTGGCCGGAGATTCTCGCGCTCTGGTGGCCGATCGAGCGCGACTTGAGCGGTTTCCCGAGATTCGGGTGAAGTTCGGCGACACGCAACTCGACTGCCTTGGACCGATCGACCAGTACGAGAGCCGCGCCGCCGCCGCCGCCGCCGGTGTGCTCCCGGTCGTAGGTTTTCACTTCGCTCTCCCGGGCCGACTTGATCCGGAAGTGCACGGTGTTGGCGAAGGCGCTCTGCCAGTCGCGGCGCCACATGGCGACCGAGCTTCCGGACAGGTATTCGGGTACGGCGGCTTTGCGTAGTCCGCTTACCTGCTGCAACAGCAGGGATGTGTAGAGCATGTCGAGAATTTCCAAGTCCGACTCGAACCCGTAGATGATTGTCCGGGTGACCTCGGCGCCTCGGCGGTAGACGATTGAGCGCATCCCCATGGCGTTCGCCGTCCAGCAGAGCAGGTCGCACTTCTGCCGCGTGTAGGGGGCATCGAAGGTGAAATCGCGCTGACCGACGGCCTCTTTGCGCGGGGCGGTGTCGTCGAGCATCTGGCGCTCGATCTGGTGGCGCGCCATGAGCTGGGTCGCGCGGGCGAAGGCGCTGTCGCGCTCTCCCTGGGTGGTGCCCTCGTCTTCGGCGAGTGCGAGCATCTTGCGGACGCGTTCGCGGATCTTGTCGTCCTGGTCGGTCACGGTGTGCCTCTCGGTCGTGCGGAACGTCGTACTAGATAAGTGAACCACTCTCAAAGCGGCTTGTCAATTACGGCTCATGGTGCGCACACTGGTCTTGCCGTTGCTGTAGTACGACCAGAGCTGCACCGCGCCGCGCGTACGAGCCTGCCGCGCGTGCTCCGACACCATCAGGCGGAACGGCCTGGCGCACCCCGAGCAGCGCGGCAGGTGCCGCTGGCGCGGGTCTCCGCCGACATGCTTGTGCCGCTCTTCGATCGTCATGAGCGCCATCGGATCCCTGTCCGGACGGGCCGAGATGAACCGGTTGCACTCGACGCAGCGGGGATGCTTGCGAGGCTTGCCGCCGCCCCGCCGGTCCACGAGGTCGGACGGGACGTTGAACGTGATCCCGGGCGCCTTCGGCTGCTTCGGGACCATAACCGGGATCTCGACGTCGCCGGTGCCCGCGCAGTTCGAGCACATCCGGGTGTAGCCGCAGTCCGCGCAGCCGACGCCGCAGACGCAGTCTCCGGTCTCGCATTCGGGGCAGGGGTAAATCGTCTTGGCGGGCAAGGGTTTCTCCTCTCGGTCCACAAAAGCCGGGCGCGTGTGCGCCCGGCTGGTGTCGCCTAGACGGCGACGGGGTCGTGCTCGTTCTGCGAGCCGCGCCACACCTCGGCGGCCAGCTCGTCGAACGCGTAGCCGATCGCCGTCTCGATGCCCCGGAAGTCGGTGGCGTAGGCGAAGGTGCCGTCGCCGCCGATGACGTCGTGGCCCCGGTACTCGCTGGGGGTGACGGCGACCGTCTTGAGGCGGTTGATCTCTTCGAGGTCGTCGGTCACCTCGACGAGGTGGAAGACCCACACGCCTTCGGTGGGGCGCCACACCTCGACGAACGCGGCGCCCATCCCGAAGTAGGTCTCGATTCCGACTGGGTAGGTCGCGACGTTGGCGACGATCCGGGCGAAAGCGGCGGGGGCGGGGCGCTTGTTCATGGTGACCTCCGGGAGGTGGTGGGTGGGTCGCTTGCGGTACCTCTGAAAGATAGCCGCTATGAGCGCGGCTTGTCAACCCCTAGCCCCGGATGACGATCAGTTCGTCCAGCTCGACGATCTTCGTGGCCAGCGGAGTCCACGCGACCCACGGTTCGGTGGTGACGATGCGGGTCGCGTACTGCTCGATCAGTGCGGCCGCGAACACGGCGTCACGCTTGGCCTCCGGCGCCCGGTCGCGCATCTGCTCCGGGTAACCGTCCAGCTTGACGTTCTGGTGGTAGTGCGCGTCCCGACGGGCCTTGTTCAGACCGGCGACGGTGACGTAGGTGATCGTCGCCTCCGTGTCGCCGATCGCGGTCACGATGCCGTAGCGCCACTTGCCCCGGACATCGACGAGCGCGAGGTCGCCGACGACCGGGTCGGTGATCGGCGCCGGGCCGTAGATCTGCTCCGGCTCGGGGTGCCGGGCGACGAAAGCCAGGCGGCGCAGCAGGTTCGCGTGGTCGATGGCCCGGGTGGTCAGCAGCTCGGTCACGGGGTCTCCTCGGGGTATCGGTGCGGAACATGGATAGCTAACCATGGCCAGCGAGGCTTGTCAACTATCTGTCCACGGGTTGACTAGCCGCGCCGACACTGGTTTACTTACGGTACGAACAAGGAAGGGACGCGCCCATGCGCACCACGCAACGCCCACTCGGAATCGACCTGGAGACCGGGCGAACCGTCCACCGCGACGACACGCCCGGCACCGCGACCCCTGACGAGGTCACCGCTTTGTCCACCTGCGACGGATCCGGCACCTGCCCCGCCGAGCTGCACATCCACGGCTGCCACCGCGACCGGGAGTGACCTGCGATTTCCCGGTCCCGCGTGCTCGTCGGCACGCGGCGCCGGGATCTTTTCTGGCCAGATAGTTGACAAGCCGCTGTCAGCATGGTTAGCTAATGGTGTTCCGCAAGAGAGACACCAGGGAGATCGAGATGCAGCTCACCACCGCCACCCCCGCCGAGATCGACACCGAGATCGCCCGCATCGGCGGAGAGATCGCCTACTGGAGCGCCAACGCTGCCCGCGCCGAGAGGCTCATCGTGAGCCTCGTCAAGGATCTGGAGAAGCTCGGGGAGAACCTCGACGAGGAGACGCTGGTCTACTACCGCGAGAAGAGGGCCGGGGCCAACCGCGACGCCGAGACCGCCTACGCCAAGGCCAACCGCATCCGCACCGAGCAGCTCATGCCGCTCAACGCCGAGTACAACCGTCGCGGCGGCTGGACCCGCTACTACATGGTCGACAACAACAATGGCCACCTGCACACGCACACCGAATGCCGCAACACCTACCCGACCACCGAGTGGTACTGGATGACCGGACTGTCGGGCCTGACCGCCGACGAGGCCGTCGAGCAGGCCGGTGAACTCTCGTGCCTCACCTGCTTCCCCGGCCAGCGCGCCGAAATCGAGGCCGGTCGCCCCTGCCGCGTCGAGACTCCGCGCATGACCAGGACCCGCGAGCAGCGCGAGGCCGACGCCAAGGCGAAGGCGGACAAGCGCGCCGCCGCCGCCGCGAAGGCCATCACCAACCCGGACGGCTCGACGCTGGTCATCCCCGACGGCACGCAGGGACGCACGATCAAGACCGAGATCGCCGCCCAGCGCGCCGCCAGCGAGGCAGCGTTCAGCATCCGCTGGTACAACGACACCGCCCACTACAGCACCGCCCACCCCGCCACTCCGGAGTGGGAAAAGACGATCACCCTCTGCCTGACGGCCCTCGCCCACAAGCGCGGCACGGACGTCGAGGCCGAGCGCGCGGCGCTGGCGAAGCGGGTCGAGACCAAGTTCGTCCGCGAGACGCGCTAACCCCCACAGACGCGGGGGCCGGTTGTCCGGCCCCCGAAATCCCTCGAAGAAAGAAGATCACCATGGCACGCGGCGGCAAGTCCACCAATCCCTCCGGCGACAACAAGGCCACCAAGGCGACCGACAAGGCGGTCGACAGGGCCAGCACGAATACGGATTCCAACAAGGCCCTCCGCGACGCGATCAAGGGCAGGTAGCACCCGCGAGACCCCGGCCTGAAACGGCCGGGGTTTCGTCGCGTCCGGGGTCTACCATCGGCGCATGATCCGTCTGCGCATCCTGCTCGCCGTCGCCGTGCTCGCCGCCGTATCCGGCTGCGCGCAGAACGCCCCTGCGCCGCGCCCAGCGCCGTCGGTGACGCCCTCGCACGCGGATGCGACCGTGGACAACATGACCGAGTTTCTGGACGCCCTGCGGGCCGCCGGTGTCCCGGTGTCGACGAGCGGTGAGGGTGAGCGGTTGACCGGCCGGGGAGTGTGCCAGCAACTTGCCGCCGGTGCGAATCCGGACCAGCTCGCCACCGGCCTTGCGAGCATGGGCGTGTGGTCGCTGGCGCAGGCCACCCAGGTCGTGCAGCTCGCTGACATCCACCTCTGCTAGGGGTTGACAAGCCGCCCGGTACATGGTTTGCTAATCATGTTCCGCAAGCGACCCCGAGGAGATCACGATGAACGCCCAGCTCACCGCCGCCACCGGCATCGTCACTGAGACCGCCACCCTGGTCGACTACGCCTGCGGCCACGGCGCCCAGATCATGGGCTTCCGGGCCGTCGGTGACCTGATCGCCTGCACCCACTGCGGCGGCGCGATCGTCGCGGTCACCGAGGCTTTCACCGTCGAGGTCGCCACCAACGTCACCGTCGACGTCACCCCGTAACCGTTCCGCTCGACCGCCCCGGCCGCCACCGGCCGGGGCGCACTTTCCCGCACGCATACCGAGGAGGTACCGCCATGTCCACGTCCACCCACGAACTGCTCGGCGACGTGCTCGCCGACGTCACCCGCCCCGCCGACTGGCGCTTCGACGCCGCCTGCGCCACCGAGGACCCCGAGCTGTTCTTCCCCGTCGGCATCTCCGGCCCCGCGCTGGCGCAAACCGCGCTGGCCAAGAGCGTCTGCCAGGGCTGCCCGGTGCTCGAAGACTGCCGCAAGTGGGCCCTCGACACCGGCCAGGACGCCGGAGTCTGGGGCGGCATGGACGAGGACGAGCGGCGCGCCCTCAAGCGCAAGCGCACACACCCGTGAGCGCGTTCGTCGTCCACGTCGTGCGCGACAGTGGATCATGCGTCGGGTCCATCACGACCCGGCGCATGATCCACCTCGTCACCTGCGTCCACGCCGGACACGCGAAGCACTCGCTGCCCATCAGCCTGGAAGAGGCGCAGCGGATCACCGGCATCGGCGCCCCCGATCGCCGTACTTCGCAGTGCAAGACGTGCCGTCCGTACGAACTGATCACCCCGGCATTCGGCTACCCGCGCGACCCCCGCTGCACCTGCCTGATGTGGCGCGCGCGCTACGGCTGCCCGGTTCACGGTGCGGCGATCCGCGCGATCGAAAACGCCCACCTCGACCAGCTCGCACAGAGAGGAAACGATGTGCCCTACAAGTCCACCCTGCGGTACTTCCCGCTCACCGAGGACGAGTCCCGCGTCGTGCGCGACGCCGCCGACGAGAAGGGCTGGGTGATCCGGTTCGCCTACCCGCACGACAGGCGCGCGATCGACATCGACGGCCCCGGCGGCCGCTGGGCCGTCGGCCAGCTGATGACCGCCCGCTACGCCGACAAAACGGTGTGGGGCGAAGTCGTCACCGGCCATGTCGGCGCGGGGAAGTACGCCACCGGCGCGTACCAGTTCCGCGACGGGGAGCATTTCGTGTTCCCGGCCAGCGATCCCAACCACCCGTATCCGGTCGCCCCGGGCACCCTCGCCGAAGGTGAGCCGCCGTTCCGCATCAACGTCCTGCGCTAGCAGGATTCCCCGCCCGCCAATCCGAGGAGAGACATGATCCGCCGAACTGTCGCCCTGGCCGCGCTCGCCGGTGCCGCACTGCTCACGCTTACCGCGTGCGACGACGCCACGACCGGCACCATCACCGGCATGAAGTTCGTCGCCCGGCACGACGAGAGCGACTCCAGCCAGTGCGTTTCCTACGGCTCCAACGGTGTGTGCCGCGTGAGCATCCCGGTCTACACGTCCGTCCCGGAATGCTGGCACGTCGAATTCCACAACGCCAAGGACGACAAGGACGGCGACGCCTGCCTGTCCGAACAGGACTACAAGACGTACAAAGTCGGGGACACCTTCCCGCACCTGCGCTGACCGGCGCCCCCAGAGTTCAACCCCTCAACCGAAAGTGAGATCAACATGAGCCAGCGCACCGACGAGAAGGACGCGGCCAACCGTCGCGCCGTCATCGCCAACGAGAACGCCGTACGGAAGGCCGCCCAGCAGTCGGGCGCGTCCGCGCACGTGAAGGAGGTCGCGGACGGGATCAACGAGCGTCGCGAGAGTGGTCGGCGCGGCTGACCGACAGCACGAAAAAGCCCCGACCAGGGCGCACCTGGTCGGGGCTTTTTTCTGCGCCAGCGCGTCCGCTGGCCGCCTGTCAGGTGTAGGTATAGAAGGCCGCCTTGGTGATGTCGCCCGCGTCGTCCTTGACGACCACGGAGACGGCACCGGCCGCGTGCGCGGGGGCGGTGCACGTGATGGTGGTGTTCGAGGTGACCACGAAGTTGGTCGCCGCGACGCCGCCGAACGTGACGCCCGCCGAACCGGCGAGGTTCGTACCGGTGATGACGACGTTCGTGCCACCGGCGGCGAGGCCGGTCGCGGGGGCGATGGCGTCGGCGGTCGCCGTCAGGAAGAGGCCGTCGATGAAGGCCTGCGTGATGCCCGTCTGACCGGCGTAGAACAGCGACCGGTCGCCGTCTTCAAACGCGCCGCCGTCGTAGGTGAAGCGCTGGTCGACGTTGGCGTTCGCGGTGTAGACCGTCTGGGCCGTCTGGGCCGTCATCAGCGCCAGCAGCTGGGTCTTGTTGAGGACGTTGCCGCTGGCGTCCCGAAGTGAGCTCATGGTGCGTTCTCCCTGGTAGTGGCATCCGGATGCCTGGCCAGTATCCAGCCGGGCGGGGGAGTTGGGCGCTCGACGCGCCGGGGTAGTTGACTAGCCGCTCTCAGAATGGTTTACTTAGGTTGTTCCGCATCGACAACCCGAGGAGCCCGCGATGCCCACCTACCTGGTCCACATCACCCAGACCGTGAGCGCGGTCTTGAGGATCGAGGCCGAGTCTCCCGAGGAAGCTCTGGAGGACTTCGAGAACCACGACGACATGCCCGGCCGGATCTGCCACCAGGCCTTCGGTGACGCGCGCGTCGACGAGTCGGGGGAGTGGGAGCCGCAGAGCGTCACCACGCCCGACGACGTCCAGGTGTGGCCGGTGGATTCCCGAATCGAGACGGTCCGCGTGGAAGTTCCCGCGATGATCCTGGCAGGCAGGCGCTCCGCCGAGGAAGCCGACGCTGTGATCCAGCGCTGGGCTGGCATGTACGCCGACTCGCACGACTACCAGACCTGGGTCCGTGTCGACGAGGATGGCCACGTCACTGCTGTCGACTTCTCCCGCCGCATCACCGCAGAGAACGGGTAGGCCCCGCCATGTCCGCACCCGCCGTCAATCGCCCCGTACCCGGCCCGCCACCGGCGCGGCCCGTCCCGAGTCCGCCGCCCCAGCGCGGCCGCATCGCGTGCGGGCACTGCCACGGCAGGCACGCCAGCGTCGACGACGTCCGCGCGTGCTCCCGCAGCTCTGAGTCCACTCGCTGGAACTCGCAACGTCACCAGGGTTGACAAGCCGCGCTCAGCATGGTTAGCTATCCATGTTCCGCACGACGAGCGCAGAGGAGAAACCCGTGGTGCACACCGAGTTCGAAGTTCAGATCACCGGCGAACGCGGCAACGGCAAGGTCGCCAACGTCACCCTGGTCAAGTCGGGCGAGTGGAAGATCCGCGACGCCGCACGGCTGAGCATGTCCGAGGGTTACGTCGTCCTCAACGCCGCAGGCTCCGGCTTCGCCGCCCGGACGTGGGACGGCGAGAAGCAGGACTTCGAGATCATCCAGTTCCGCGAGGCCGTCATCTGGATCATGACCTTCGCGGGCTGACCACCTGACAGGAGAGCCCCCGCCACGGTGGGGGTTTTCTTCTGTCCATGGGTTGACAAGCCGCTGTCATCGCGGTTTACTTATCTCATGACCGCGACAGCAGCCCCCACACGCAAAGCCCCTCTGACAGTCGCCCGACACGGCAACTTCGGTGTCGTCGCCGAGATCGGCGGCCGCTACACCGTCGCCCGCCTCGACGACGGCGACACCGTCGGCCGCTACGACACCTTCGCCGCCGCATGGGACGACGTCTTCGCCTACGTCGACGGCAAGCTGCCCCTCCCGGCGCCGCGCGCCGAGCGACTCGCCACCCTGACCGGCGTGCCCGAGGCCGACCTGCGCATCAGTCTCGCGCACTTCCGCAGGCAGTCCGGCCTCGACGCCCGCCGCGCCGAGCTGGACATCCTCGACACTCTCGCCATCCGCTGACCCATCCCGTTCCGCACACAACCAGGAGGACCCCATGTACCACGTTCTGCGCACCGTTGACAACGACGGCAAGCTGCTCACCGACCTGCCGACCCACGAGCGGATCTTCCTCAACACCGAGGACCACACGGAGGCGGTCACCGAGGCGATGCGTATGCGGACCAGCCTCTACCGGCACCGCAAGACGGGGGAGACCCGCCTGTTCTCGGAACTGGATCTGACCAGCGGCGTCTACCGGGAGAACGACGACGTCTCGAACTGGCGCTTCCTCAAGGCCTCCGAGATGCTCGGGTACCGGGGCTACGCGTTGGTGGTGGAGGACAAGGATCTGCCGCTGTACGAACCGAAAGCCTGACCAGCAGAGACGCCCTCGCCGGAACCCGGCGGGGGCTTTCTTCTGCCCAGGGGTTGACAAGCCGCTCCCGGACAGGCTATCTTTTAGAGGTACCGCAAGCGACCAGCCGAGGAGATCACGATGCACTTCACCCCGCAGACCATCGCCACCGTCATCGGTGACGCACACCTCGTCGACGTCTACACCGTCTGCCACCAGGGCCGCGATGGCGTGGTCATCGAGACCACCATCGGCACCGTCACCGTGTACGGCCGCGAGGTCTTCGGCTTCGCCATGGGCCACATCGGCACCATCACCCCCGCCACTAACCCCGGCCTCGTCCGCCGCTACGCCGTGCGCATCCTCGCCGCCGCCAAGGCCAATCGTGACCGCGACGCTGCCATCCGCGCCGCCGAGGACGCGGCCCGCCCCGCGTTCGTCCTGCCCGAGGGCATGACCTTCCTCGACTACCTGCTCACCCCCGTCACCAACGCCTAGTCGACCGGGGCCCGCCGCCGCGCGGGCCCCACTTCACCCTCTACTTCACACCCCGAGAAAGAGGCCCGTCATGCTCGTCGCCCCCGCCGCCGTCATCGTCGGCGACTTCCTGCACATCCCCGAGAAGAACGCCCACGGCCTGGTCGTCGCCCGCACCAGCGGCACTCAGGTCACCGTGCTCATGAGCAACGGCGAGATCGTCACCCGCACCGGCATGGTCGATGAAGTGTTCATCGCCGAGAAGGTCCCGCAGGACTTCGCCCCCGAGCACCTGGCCGCACGCCAGGCTGAGCGGGAGGGGATGGCGAAAGCCAACGCCGACGCCGCGAAAATGCTCTGGATCGCCGCCGACGCCGCGAAGTACAAGCGAGCTGAGATGGCCGACACCAGTTGCGCACTCGCGAAGATGATCGGAAGTATGCTCTGACCAGCAGAAATGCCCTCGCCGAAACCCGGCGGGGGTTTTCTGCTGCTCGGGGGTTGACAAGCCGCTCCCGAACAGGCTATCTTTTAGAGGTACCGCAAGCGACCCGCCGAACCGAGGAGAACCCCATGAACGCCGCCGAAACCTTCGCCTTCGCCACCGCCTCCCTGGTCGAGGAAAACATCTCCTTCGAGTTGCAGGCGTTCAACGAGTCGTTTTCCCAGTGGGTCCGCATCGGCGGCTTCACCGGCACCACGCTCACCATGGCCAGGCAGCTCTGGCACGACGCGGCGGCCCGCGACCGGCGCCACGTCCGGCTGATCCTGGCCGACGCCCCCGAGGGCGCGAACGTGTTCTACGGCTCGAAGTCGGCCAATCCGGTCCAGGCCGCCGAAGACGCGGCGGCCCTGCCCCGCTAGCCAGGAACGACAAAGCCCCCGCCGGGTGACCGGCGGGGGCTTTTGTGTCTCCACAACCCCGGTGATGTGGCTCTCGCCAGGGACCTTCCGGGGTACTCCGGGATCGAGCCTAGACCAACGCCACAACCGTCGACCAACCGCGCTGCCCCACCTCGAACAGCCACGTCCACGACCCCGGCGCCAGCGTCACGAGCAGGATCACCGTGACGATGTTGAGCAGCACCCGGAACCGCCGCTCGCCGACGTGCTCCGGCCCGTTGCCGGTGCGGAACCGAAGAGCACGCGGCGTGCCGACCAGGTACCAGCGCTGCCCCTTGATCGGGAGCGGCCAGAACAGCGGATCGCCGTACAGGGTGCACGCGTCCCCGAGGTCGTGCGTGATGCAGCCGACCGCGACGCAGATGCCGATGAACACGCCGTTGACCGTGGTCGGCATGAGGAAGTACGCGGCCGCGCTCAGTGCGGCGGCGGCGAACGAAATGCCGATCGGGCCGCGTGGAAGACGCGGCAGAAGACGGTGCCGCCGTCGGCCGTGCCCGTGGTGCCCTGCCGCGCCGCGCAGGGCCAGCGACGCCAGGATGAACAGGGTCACCAGAAGCGCCCATTTGCCGCCGAGAGAGCAAGCCAGGGCCACGAAAACCCCCGCCAGGAGAGCGAAGACGACGGTGTGGCTGAACGTCCGGTGCCCGTCCTTGATGTGCGGCTTGTCCGCGTTCGACCGCGTCCGGTAGTACAGCCATTCGCCGAACCCGTTGAGCACCTCGGCGATGCCGCGCGTGATCGGGCCGAACGTGTGGGCGGCCGTGGCGGACGGGTGGTCGAGATCGGGCAGCAGTGCGGCGCCGCAGGTGAGCACGATGCTGAGCGCGATCATGAACACCGACAGATCCTCGCCGAACGCGCGCGCCACCAGTACGGCGACGCAGGCGGCCGGTACTCCTGACCGGGCGTGGTCGTGTCCCATCATGCGTTGAGTTCCTCCTCGTTCGAGTGCGGGTGTTGACTAACCGGCTATACGTCGGCTAGTCTATCCCTAGTTCCGCAACCGACCAAATCGAACCGAGGAGACCCCGTCATGGCGCTCAACAAAAAGGCGAACGAGAACTACATCGTCTACATCGGCCGCTATTCCGACCGATTCACCCTGGCGACGACGGAGTCATTCGAGACGGCAAAAGAATTGCGCGACGAGCAGAACAACAAGGCAGATCGCCCGTCGGACATGATCGCGGAAATCGAGACCGTTCGCCACTACCCCAAGGGTGCGAAAGTCTCCTGAAACCTCGGCTCCCCACCCGCTGCCTCATTGGCCGGGCGGGGAGCCGACACCACGTTATCCACAGGTTATCCACAGGAAGGCACGACTCTCGCCATGACCGAACCCCAGCACCGACGGGCCATCGAAGCGCGCCGCCGCCGCATCGAACTGACCGGCATCGCCCTCGCCGCCCTCGGCTCCCTCGCCATCGTCGCCACCTTCATCGTCGTATTCGGTCCCTGGTCGCTCAGCCTCTTCGCCGGACTCGCCCTCGTCCTCTGGGGATGGTTCCTCGCCTCCTCCACCGACGAGCCGAGTACCGGGACTAGTCCCGGGACCGGGACCGGGACGTCCTACCGGGACGACCGGGACATCGAGATCGACACCGACAACCCCGATCCCGGTGCGTTCATCCCCGACGCACCCGGGACCTTCACCCCGCCCCCGCAGTCCCGGGACTCCACCCGGGACTAGACCGGGACAAGTCCCGGGACTCGGTCCCGGGACACCGGGACCAGACCGGGACAACCACCGGGACCAGTCCCGGGACATCATGGAATCCCAGCTCAGAGAAGTCCCGGGACCACCGGGACAGGAAGGACCACCCGATGCCCGCACTGACCGGGACACCCGTCATCCGCAACGCCTGGCGTCGCCGGGGCGAGGCGGGACGGATCCGCTACATCGCCAACGGCGGGACCACTGACCGTCACCTCTGGGTTGACGCCGGAGACCCGCTCTACGACGTGCTCGACGAGTTGCTCCGCGACGCCGGGTACCCCGCCGCGAGCTACCCCGGCCGACTTCCCGAGATGCCGCCCGCCGAACCGAGCGACGCCGAGCCGAAGCATGGATTTTCCGACAGCCACGCCGCGTACGTCGTTCGTGGCGTCGCGTGGCGGGCGCGGCACCCGAGACGTCCGCTCCCGGGCACGGAAACGCCCGGCGCTCACAGTGAACAGCCGGGCGCAATGCCTCACGGAGCGTGAGAGTGGACGATCAGATCGTCCACTGTCCCGCGAGCGAGGGGGCTGGGGGAGTTATTACAGGTAAACGATCACTTTCCACTGTCCACTGGACGATGGAAAACGGACATTTCGAGGCCGGTGGACGATCGAGTTTGTCCACTGGACGATTACGCGGGGTGAGCATCGAACTCGCTCACCCCGCGCGGTAGAACCTTCTCCGACTACCCCTTCGGTGCGGTAGTCACCAACGACAGTTTCGGCTTGAGGATCATCCACTTGCCTCGCGTCGTCCGCTTCACGATTCCGTCCTCGGCCATCTGCGCCGCGACCTTGTAGAACCAGCTCGACGAGCGGTCAGCCGCAACCTGAAGATCCTTCGCCTTCGCGCCCTCCGGTCCCGCCGCCTCCAGCGCCCGGATCAACGCGTCCCGGGCCTGCTCCTCGTTCAACCGCTGTCCCGGGACCTCGGCCAACGCCACCCGCCGGTCCCGCTCCAGCCGCTCCCGCTCCTCTTCGGTCAGGTGCGAGTCCCGGGACGCCATGACGTCCTCGATCTCCACCTGCGGGCCCTTGTTCAAGTCGACCCACTCGTCGCCAGTCCCGGCCATCGCGTCGCCCTCCTCATCACCGGCCGGGACAGTCCCGACGTCGGTCCCGGTCGTCCCGGGACTAGTCCCGGTCCCGCCGTCATCAGTCCCGGGACTAGTCCCGGTCCCGGTCCCGCCGTCAGTCCCGGTACTCGTCCCGGTCGGCTCCGGGATGCGCACCATGCGGTTCGCGAAATCCGGGAAGTACAGCTCGATCGCCTCGGCGCTGCGCGCGTCGAGTTCCGGCGTCCGGCCCGCGCGGGCCGCGACGACGGCGGCGACCATGTCGTCGTCGATCCAGTAGACCCGGATCGGCATCGACTCCAGCCGGTCGCCGTCGAGCATGTAGCACGTGCCCTTGCGCTCCGCGTCGATCGCCTCGGCCCGCACGCGGTGCCCCGGCATCACGAAGCTCTCCCCGGCCGAGTCCTGCATCCGGAAGCAGAACCGGTGCCGGACCTGCTGGCGGATCTGCGAAGAACCGATAGCCTCAAGCGTCGGGAATTGCGTAGCGATAACGAAACGGACACCCAGCGCGCGACCCTTTGTCGCGATCAAGGCAAAGGCATCAACCGTCTTGGAATCAGTCGTTCCAAGCAAATCCTTCGCCTCGTCGACGACAATGGAAATGATCGGGCCGTCTTTCTTCGTGTCCCATATCCGGACACCCTTGCCTTCCCGGCGGCCACGCTCCGCGAGGATGTCGCCCCGCGTCTCCAGCAAGCCGCCCGGCGCGGCGAACCCGCGCACCATCTCCACAGCGCTGGGGACCTTGGTGATCACGAACCCCATCGCCCGCTCCCACGGGGTCAACTCGACCTGCTTGAAGTCGAACCCGATCTGGAACACCTCATCCGAGCAGACGTCCGTGGCGACCATGAGGTTGACCAGGCTCGACTTGCCCGACTCCGTGGCTCCCGCGATCAGGGCGTGCCGGACACCGGAGTTGCGCTCGAATCGGCGGATCGTCGCGACGATCCCGTCCTCACGCGGACCGATCGCCAGCGGGTCCGTCGCCTGGACGACCGACGTCGGCGGCGCCCAGTCCTGCGCCAGCGAGTGCGGGTCGTTGGTGATGACCTGGAACTTCACCGAGTTCGTCGACTTGCCGTCGCGCTCCATCCGCATCTGGCCGTGGTCGGCGCCCAGCATGTTCTCGAACTTGCCCTTGTCCCGGATGATGTCGGCGACGTCGTACTCGCCCGGCGCCCACTTGAGCTTGCCGCCGTAGCCGATGGGGGAGATGGTGACACCCGGCGCGGGGATCTTGTCGTAGTTGATCCGCTTGACCAGCTCCGGCCAGTCCTTGAGCGCCTCGGCCATGCGGACCTGGGCACGCTGGCGGTGCGAGGTCCACCAGCCGATGCCCAGCACGAGCGTGGCGGACAGGTTCGCCACGATCAGGGCGGAGAGCAGGCTGGTCGAGTACAGGTGGGCGACGATGATCCAGAGCGCCGACGAGCCGATGACGGTGAAGGCGTAGCCACGGCGCAGGCCGTCCTTCACGCGGGTGTGTGCCCAAGCGCCGAGCGCGAGAGCTACCGCCACGACGGCGATGATCGTTTCGACGTCGCCGAGCAGGGAGGAGAGCCCCGCAAGCGCGGCGGCACCGACCCCGACGTAGAAGGGGCCGAGGCCGAGCCGCTTGCGGTAGAGCACCTCCCACAAGTTGATCTCGGGCTTGGACATGTTGATCTTCCTTTCAGAGTTTGTTACTGGTCAGTTCGCGAGGGTTTTGTCGTTCGGCTTCTCGCCGTTGAGCCGCGCCTTCGCCGCCGCGATGTCGCTGCGCATCTCGTCCTTGATGGTCGCGATGGCCGACGACATGTGCGTCGCCGCGCTCTCCAGGTCCGCCTGGGCACGCGTGTAGTGCTGAAGGTGAGCCGGGTCGAAACCGGCCTGAATCAGCTTGCGCCGGTAGTTCGCGATCGACTCCGAGCCGACGGCGAACGCCTGCTCGAAGCCCAGCGCCGTCGCCTCGATGTGACTCAGCGGCCCGGGACGCTCGGCGTCCAGGGACAGGAACCCGTTATGAACCAGCCGCGCGGACTCGTTATCCATGACTGCCTTCTTTCCGATCTCGGTGATCTTGGCGCGGTGCTTGGCGACCAGGTCGGCCACCGACGTTGCCTTCGGTTTCGAACTGCTCGGCCGGTGCCGACCCGTCGGCGTGTTCGCCACAGGGGTCACCGTCCGCTTGTCCAGGGTCTTCGCGGTCTTCGAGATATGCAGCGTCGGCAGGGCCCGCGCCGCGACCTCGGGAGACTCGCCGTCGTGCTCGGCCAGGTGGTGCCGATTGAGGTGCTCGACCGTCTTGTACCGGCGCCCGCAGCACGTGAAAGTCGACTTCCAGGAGAACTTGCGGGGCGGGATCTCCCCGGAATCGGGCACGTACTCGTCGTCGAACGCCGTTGCGAACGTCCGGCCGTCCTTGAACTTCGCGTGTGCCGCCTTGACGCCGTTGACAGCCTTCGGGGTGCCGACCGCGATGCCGCGAACGGTGCCCTTCGAGGTTCCCTTGGCGATTCGCCACCACAGGCGGTCACCCATGGGCTTGCGGGCCTTGCCGTTCCGCTTGCGCTTGCGGGTACTTCCGCCGTCGTCGGTGACTTTGCGGATCGCCCTGTCAACGGACCGGCGAGACGGGGCTTTCGTCCGCGCCCTCGCCTTCCCGCGAGGCTTCGCCCGCGTCTTCCTGCGCTTCGCCATGACTACCCTCCCTGCCCGGCGGCCTGCCGGGCCTCGTTGAATACCCGCACCTGGCGGCGGGCGTACCCATCCGACATGCGGATGTACTTGCCGACCTCGCGGTCGACTTCCGGCGCCTCGGCGTCCGGATTGACCTGGGTGAGATAGGCCTGGCACGCGTCGCCAGCCTTGAGGATCGTGGGCACCCAGCTCGGCACCTCCATCGGCACCACGTGCGGCGCCATCACCTCAGCCTGCTTCGGTGCCGACGGCTTCGGGCGCGGCGCGGGAACCGGCTTCGGCGCGACCTCGACGGTGTCCGGCTCGGCGGCGGGCCGGTCGGTCCGCTGCTTCGCGGCCTTGCGCACCTCGGCGTCGGCCTGCCCGCGCCACCGGCGCAGGAACTTGAGCAGCTGCTCGACCGAGAGCGCCATCGCCACCGGCGGCCAGCCCGCGATCAGCATGGCCGCACCGGCGCTCACCCACGTGTGCCCGATGTTCGCCCCGACCGACCAGGCGATGCCCAGCGCGGTGATGAAGTACGCCAGCTTGTCGGCCTTGCGACCGGCGCGTGAGTCGGCGTAGAGCACGAGGGTGGCGGCGAGGATCGCGCCATCGACGGACAGGGGGAAGAGCTTCGCGCGCCAGTCCGGTTCGTGGTTCGCCAAGGCCCAATCGTGCATGTGGGAGTAGCTAATTACGAACCCGATGGCGGCGACGGAGAGCACTGCCAGCGCGGCCAGCGCGGTGACCGCGACCAGTTCCCGCTTGCGGAGGTCCACCGGCACCGGCGTCGCCCGCTTGGGGGTCAGCTTGCCCTTGAGCGCGGCGATCGGCTTGCGCCGGACGCGCGGGGTCTTGGGCGGCTTCGGTGTCTTGGGGGCCTTCCAACGTCGGGAGCGCGACGTCTGGGCGATCATGGTCGGCTGGTCTCCTCTGTGTGTCGTACGTAGCGGCCGCGCCAGGTGGTGGCGGGTACATCGGTGCTGGCTTCGATCGTGTTCCACGAGCTTCCGCGTCTGCGGACGTGGACAAGGACTGAGTCGCGGACGACACGCAGGTTCCGTTCGGCCTCGTCCAGGATGGCCAGCTCGGGGAGGAGATCCCCGGGTGTGCCGCTGGCGTCGAGGTCGAGCAGGGCGCGGATCCGCGCGGCCGTGGCCGTGATCTCCGTGCCGAGCGCTGTGTCGTTCATTCACCGGTCCTCAGCTGTGCGTATTTACGCATACCCTAGCGGGGTAGGGGTACCGGAGTCCAGTCGGATACCAAACCCGTCAAGATCAGGGGTTGACAAGCCATTACCAAGTCGGCTAGTTTTTTCCCATCGAGCCGCGCCAGGCAGCTCCGACGAAAGGCGAACCACCCGATGGGCAACAGGGATCACACAGTCACCGTCCGCACCACCGACGGGAAGTCTCGACCCGTGAAGATGACAAAAGACGAGGCACGTCGCGCCGAAGACCTGCCCTTCACCGCGACGGATGTCCAGTCCGTGACGGTCGTCGCACCCCGCTGACAGGCCCCTCGACCCGGCGGCCAATGCCGTCGCGAAACCCAGCTGACGAACGCCGTCGGGTCGAGTTCGTCCAGCTCTCCGCCGCGCGTCTGCGCAAGAACGCACCCCGACGCCGGATACCCTCACGATCAGGCAAAACGTCCAGACGTGAGGGGTGAGGATGGCTCGGCGCACGCTCGCCCCGGCTCTACGACGCGCGATCACCGGCAAGGCGATCGAGACCAAGGGCCTGTCCGGCCGTGCCCGGTCGTTCTTCCGGCAGTACGTCGTCCCAGGTCAGCCCTACAACCAGGCCTGGAACACCGACCGCGCGGTCAAAGAGGGCTTCGAGGTCAACCCGTGGATCTACCGGGCCGTCCACGTCATCGCCTGCGCCGTCATCGCCCGCACCGTGGTCATCCGCGACGGCTCCCCGGACGGCGAACCGATCCTGCCCGAAGCCGACCCCACCGGCCTGCTGCGCCTGATGAACATCCAGGCCAACCGCTGGGAGCGCGCGAAGGTCTTCCAGTACCGCCTCATCGCACAATGGCTCCTGTCCTCACGCGGGGTCTACATCGAGATCGTGCGCAGCCGCAGCGGCCGCGTGGCGATGATGAACTTGATCGACCCGGACATGGTGGAGATCATCCCCACCACTGTCCTGAGCAGGACCGGGCAGAAGTACGTCGACCCGCTCGGCTCGTTCCGCATCACTACGAACGACCAGTCCGGCCCGTACAACTACCTCCCGCGCTACGACCCCAAGGCCGACTTCGCCGACCAGCCGAACTCGGTCCTGTGGGTCCGCTCGCCGCACCCGACGTTGATGTTCCGGGGCATGAGCCCCGCCCAGGCCGCTGGAATGTCGGCCGATCTCGACCGCGCCGCCCGGATGTACAACCGCCGCTTCATGGATCAGGACGGCCGTCCTGGCGGCATCCTCGCCGTCAAGGGCAACGTCTCGCCCGACGTGATCGACATCCTCGAAACCCGCATGAACGGCGGCCCCGCCGGTATCGGCCGCACCACCGCCATCCAGGCCGACGCGATGGAGTATGTCGACACGTCCGGCAACCCACGGGACACCCAGTGGGCCGACACGATGGACCGGATGCGGACCGAGATCGCCATGGTCTTCGGCGTGCCCGAGTCCGTCCTGGGCGACGCGTCCGGCCGGACGTTCGACAACGCCGACGCCGAGTACGAGATCTTCTGGGCGCAGACGATGCTCCCGCTGCTCGAAATGCTCGACGACCAAATGGACATCCTCACCGGAGACTACGACGACACCCTGTTCCTCCGGCACGACGTCTCCGACGTATGGGTCCTCAACCGACACAAGCGCAGTGACATCACCCAAGCCGCCGCCGACTTCGCCGCCGGACTCTGCACCCTCGACGAATACCGCGTCATCGCAGGCAAACCGCCCTTCGATCAGCCGTGGTCCCGCGTCGTCATGCTCCCCGGTGGCAAAGTCCCAGCCGGTGCGGCCGACGACCTCGCCGAAGTCAACAAGCTGCAAATGCTCGGCACCCCGCCGCCCCCGGACCCGGCCGCCGAGGCCGAGGCCGGTGCCCAGCAGGGCAGCATGATGGGCGCCCAGGCCGCAGAGAACGACAACAACGCCCGCTCGCTGCGCTTGGTCGACTCCCGGCCCGGCGCGCTGGAGCAGCGCAGCCTCGAAGAGATGATCGAGCTGGAGGATAGGCAGTCCCGCGCGCGAGCTGAAGTCGGCAGCGCCGACGCCTCGATCTGGCGATGACTTCCCGCCGCTGGCCACGCCGCAACTCACGATTGCCGAGGCCTCGCCCAGCCCCGCCCCCGGGCCCGACCGCCAGCGGCTCGTCAACGCGGTAGACGCCCGCGCCCGGCGCGCCGAGGACGCCCTCACCGCCGTACTCGACAGCTACTTGCAGCGCTCGCTGGCCGTCGTCACCGCCCGCGTCAAGGGCCCCAAGGCGCGCAAGCACACCCGGTGGTGGGACCAGGTCGAGACCAAGGGCGGCGGCACGGCCGTACTCACCCGCGAACTCAAAGCGCTGGACCCGGCCTACGTGGTGCCGGACAAACTCGAAGCGGAGTTGCGCGAGGAGATCCGCCCCGTCGTGCTCCGGATCGCCACCGAGGCGGCGAAAGAGACATCGTCCAACCTGGGTGGCGGCTCCGACCTCACCGCGTTCGACATGGGAGACCTCACCGCAGCCGTCGAGGACGTCATCAGCCGGATCCTCGGGGTCGCCGACGCGCACGCCAAGGTCGTCCGGGCGGCCGTGCTCGACTCCGACAAGACCGCCGAAGACCTCGACGAGGTGCTCGACAACATCAAGGCCGCGCACGACAGGGGGGGCAATTGGCTTCTGATGGCCGGGCGGACACTCGGCAACGCGCTGGTCAACGACGCCGCCCTGCGCACCGCCGTGCGGCTCGGCGTGACCCACACTCAATGGCTCTCAAAGCGGGACGACCGCGTCCGGCACACCCACGTGGTCGCCGACGGGCAGGTGCGGCCGGTGGGGGAGACGTTCACGGTCGGCAAGTTCCAGCTCAAGCACCCCGGCGATCCGGCGGATCTACCCGCGTCGTGGGGCGAGGTCGCGAACTGCTTTGTGCCGGAGACGGAGGTTGCAGGGCCCGACGTCGAAGGTTCATTTCGTGCGCCGTATGTCGGACAGGTCGTGACCCTTCGCACTGCGCAGGGACGCAGCCTCACCGGTACCCCGAATCACCCGGTACTCACCGAACGCGGCTGGGTCACGTTGGGCGAGCTGAATGAGTTCGACTACGTGATCGGCACACGCGTTGGTCACGGCGCTGGTGCGCGGGTTGAGCCAGACGTAGAGGGGAAGCCAGCCACGATCGAGCAGGTCCACGATGCGCTGGCGACGCGCGCGCCGGTTCAGGGGATGCCCGGGGTCGCGGTGAATTTCCACGGCGACCGGCCAGCAGGCCAGGTCGACATTGTAGTGGTGGACAGCGCGTTGCGGATCGGCCGTCACGCCTCGGTCGGCGAGCAGGTCAGCAAGAACGACTTCCCAGGGCGAGGTGAAGCAGTCGAGCGAGGCGCGGGACTGAGCCCGGCGGGTCAGTTCTTCGGTGCTGGCGATTCGTCCGCGACCGGCGATGTGGGCAGCGACAACGAGTGCCTCACGTTCGGCGACATCGAGCCGGGACCAACGCAAAAGCAAGGATTCCGAGCGCCCGCGTGGCTGTATGCCGCTGCGCTCAAGGCGGGTTCGGATGGTGGACCGGTCGACCCCGAGCGCTTCGCTGAGAGCCTTCTCGCTCTCGCCGTTCCGGTAACGAGTGGCGACTTCCTCGGCATCAATCGAGACGCGAAGGGGCAGGATCTTCTGCGATCCGATGCGCATAGGGACTTCGGCTTCACGAAATCTCAGGAAAAGGGTGGTTTGGCTCATGCCGAAATGAGAGGCGACCTCACGGAGAGGCTGGCCGGAGTTGTAGAGCTTGACCGCGTGGTCAAGATCGAGAGGAAGGCGTTTAGGGGCCACGTGTACACGCTCCAGACGACGGCGGGGATGTTCTTAGCGAACAGTATACCTACAAAAAACTGCCGGTGCGGACTGCTGTTCCGCAAGCCGGGCGACGCGGCCCGCAGGATGAACGAGATGGCCGAGTCCGCGCGCACCGACTCCGGCGCTCCCGGCAGGACGCTCGACATGCTCACGGCGGCCGTGGCGAAGTCGGCGGCTCGCTCGATGGGCGAGACCCTTACCCCTACCCCGGATGGGTATGGACTGCCGCCGGTGGCGTCGCTGGTGACGCTCAAGCAGCCGATCATCGCCTACCGCGCGTTGACCGCACCGCTGGCGGCGCTGCCCGGTCAGTCGATCTCGATGCCGGGGACGCCGGTGCTGGGGCTGGCGATTCCGTCGGACGCGGCCGTGGTGCTTACGGTGCTGATTCCGGCGGGGGTGGCGATCGGAGTGGCCGGGGGCGCGATCGTGCTGGCGGCCGGGACGACGTTCGAGCTGCTCGGCGTCGGCGCGGGCACGGTGAGTGCACAGGTGGTGGCATAGGTGCCCCACAACGACGAAACCCCCGCACGGGGTGCGAGGGTTTGGCCGGTTCCGCTTCTTCGACACACGATCGAGAAGAGGCCCTGACCTTAGCGTGCGTATTCGCGCCAGGTCAAACCGGCTGCGCGTGTCAGCCGCCCGCAGGGGCTCTCTCCTGCAACGATGTGCGGCATGGCAGACGAGCAGAACGGCGGCATGATCGCACTCATCCCGCGCGCGGAGGATGCACAGACGTACGCGGTCGACGGCGGCGACGATCCCACCGAGCTGCATGTCACCCTGGCGTTCCTGGGCGACGACGTCAGCGGTATGACGGCATCGCAGCGGAACCTGCTGGCGGCCGAGGTCGCGAACGTGGCGAGTCATTTCGGGCCGATAGACGCCCGGCTGTTCGCCACGGCGACGTTCAACCCGGACGGTTTCGCCGACCGCAAGCCGTGCGCGGTGTACCTGGTCGGCGGCACCGGCCTGCTCACGGCGTTGCAGCAGCATTTCGACCAGTGCTGTGACGAACCGCAGCATGAGCCGTACTTCCCGCACATGACGGCCGGGTTCGGCCTGTCGGCAGACAAGCTCGCCAAGGTGGGGCCGGTGACATTCGACCGGCTGCGCCTGGAGTTCCCCGAGCAGGTGTACGACTTCCCGTTCGGCGCGGCCGACGGTGATGTCGACGACTCCGGGGACGGTGACGGCGAGGACGACGGTGAGACGAAGGGCAAGATGCCCGCCGGTCTGGCCGCGCACTTCGCGAAGAAGGGCCCGAAGAAGGGCGCCAAGGGCGGTCCTCCGCAGGGCGCGACCGACGGCGACACGATCAAGAGCATTGGCGATCTGGCGGCTGCCATCAAGGCGTTCGCGAAGGTCCCGGCCGCCGACAAGGCCGCGCGCAAGACGGTGATCAACGCGGCCGCGAAGCGGCTCAAGGCGACGAACATGCTCCCGAAGGACTGGAACGCGGCGGCGCCGGAGAAGAAGCACGCCGGGCTGACTGAGTTCGAGATCAAAAAGGCCATCGAGCAGAAGATCATGAGCCCGAGCCCGAACGCCGCGAAGCTGCGCGAGTACTGGGCGCACGGCAAGGGTGCGGCGAAGTGGCGGCCGGGCACGCCGGGGGACTTCAAGCGGCTGCGCAGGCATCTCGCCAAGTTCGTCCAGGACCCGCACATCCTCGACGGCCTGACCGCGAACATCCACAAGCTCGCCACCGGCGTGTGGCCGGGGAAGAACGCGCACAAGGCGCTGACGATCTCCGCCGAGGAGTTCAAGGCCGCGATGCTCATGGCGGATCCGGACTCCGACATCGACTCGATCGACGACGACTCGCTGAGCACGTTCCTGGGCTCCGACGACGACTCGGGTGCCGACGACGACGGCAGTGACGACCCGAACGACGAGGACGACGCCTACGAGCAGGCGTTGGTCGATGACGTGGACTGGACGATGGTCGGCGCGGGGGAGTTGCGGCGTGCGGACGACGGGCCGGACGGCGACGACGCGGAGAACTTCGAGGACGACGATGTGGCGACTCCGGCAGTGCCGGGGCCGCGCGCGGAGTTCTCCCTCTGGGACGATTGATTAACCGCCGCTAGCGCGGCTATACTAGACGTTCCATCTTGCGCCCACAGAGGAGACACCCAGTGCACAGGCCGCCCGAGCTGGAGTACAAGACCATCGGCGTGCCGGTGCTCGAATACAAGTCGACCACCACCATCACCACCCCCGAAACGCCCGCAATCACCATCGAGACCGACGAGAACGGCGACACCGTCGGCGTGGTCGAGGCGTTCGTCGCCGTCACCGGCACCCGCGACGAGGTCGGCGACGTCATCGTCCCGGGCGCTTTCACCCGCACCCTCAAGGCTCTTGAGCCGAAGATGGCACTCGGCCACGACTGGAACCGGCCGATCGGGATGCCCGAGGTCGGCATCGAACTCATGCCCGGCGACCCCCGGCTGCCCGAGCAGATCTGGACCGGCACCGGCTACGAGCCGTGGCCGAAAGAGGCCGGGGCGCTGTACACGAAGAACCGCTACATTCTCGGCACCCAAGACGGCCGCGACGCCTACGAGCACGCCAAGTTCTACGGCCCGAAGACGGCCTACTCGATCGGCTACGTCGTCAAGCAGAAGCGCATCGGGCTCGACGAGAAGCGCCGCAAGACCCGCTACATCCACGACCTCGACCTCTACGAGTACGGGCCCGTCCTGCACGGCGCGCACAACGCCGCCCGCCAGCACTCCGTGAAGTCCGGAGAGCCCGACGCGATCGAGGAGAAAACCCGCACCGTCAAGGACTCGACGTATTGGGGCTACCCGACCGGCACCCCCATCACGGCGAACATGCGCCCGAAGGGGCCGACCGCGCGCAAACTGCGAGCAGA